AAGCGAACATTGCCTTTTATGTATCCTTTTGAATTGTCGATACGGTCAAGTGAAGCGCGATAAACAGACCTGTCTTTTCTCACGGAAGATCCTTCCGGCAATAAAAGCTTCCACCCAGTAATCGGACATATTCCTCCCTGTTTCTCCCAAAGATATTTTAGATATTTTAAATCAACATCACTTTTGCCTTTTAGATATTCCCTTCTTTTTATCGCCCTTAAGAAGTACCTAAAAGGAGTATATTCATCTGGTTTTCTTGTCGTTAAATTCTCTGCCTTACCTACTCCGAGATGTTCTCCCAAGCTTTTTTGATTTGCTTTTCCAGAACATGTTCGCGAACAATAACTTGGCCTTCCAAATTTTTGACTTCTATTATATTCTTTCTTGTCTCTTGAAAATTGTTTATTGCACACAGTGCAAACTAAATTGACTTTGGGCATCTCCACCTCCCTTATCTATATTAAATAGTATCTAAAAGGTGGAAACGCCCAAAGTTTTGGGTGGATTTGGAGGCGAGGAGAATCGAACTCCTGTCCAGAACATCTCAAATAATACGTCGTTCACAAGGTTAGTCTTGTTCTAGCACAAGACGACTATTAAGTATCAAATATATAGTCAAATAAATTAACAAATCCAGATGTTCGGTTAGGAAGGTATCTGGAAAACCTCCTCAAGTTTTATGCGGCAAGCGCATAATCCTCGAAAATTTCAACGTCATCGTTGGCATTTATAGTTTTGAGTGTTTTTACTGTGACCTCACTCACACAGCCTTGCACGTATTATCATCCTTACCCTGTCGATACCTTTACACCCCCATTCAAATATGATTCCAGTACTAAGATGCACTGAAATCAACCAGCGTAACAGTCTTTGTAACTCCGCCGGCCGTAATCTTCATTAGAATGTCTCCATCATCCCCAGTACCATTGCCGTTAGACATCCACAAGACAGACTGACCTTCTGATGGGTCTGATGGGTCAGAAGATTTCTCACCTAATGTGAGAGCACCATTGATATGAAGTTCCGTTGCAGGAGTACCCACTCCATTAATGCCCAGCCTGTTGTTGGATGCATCAAATTTCATTCCGGGATTTCCTGCATTGGATCCGTTACCCTTGACAACAAAGTCTATGTTGTTGCTTCCATCGTTGATAGTAACCTCATGAGGGGCGGATGATTTTTCCTCTAGAGTAACCATGGCTTTACCACCTGCCTTGAGGATTATTTTATCATCAGCAAAATTTATTAATGTATTAGCATCACCGTTGTGATAAATGTATTGGTCGACCCCTATATTTCCAGCTACGTCAAGAGTGTAATCCGGAGAGTCTGTTCCGATTCCTACTTTACCAGTTTCGTCAACGATCATTCTCTGCGTTCCAGCAGTATCGAACCTAATTTTGTCTTCATCGTTAGACTCTTCAACAGTAACCTTCGTATCGCCGTCCAAGTCTCTTATCTTAGTGACAACCAGGGTGTTTTCGTCCACATCATCGCCAGTGATGGTGTCATCTTTTATTTGGCCCCCTCTTATTTGTACTGTCATCTTTTACCTTTTTGTACGTTATTGTGTTGAAAATCCAAAAAGTTTCAGCAACAACCTGTTTCACAGGAACAGCAGCCGCAGCAACAGCAGCAGTGTTTTGGATCAAATAGTGTAACTAATTTATGTAAAAATTTCTTCATGGTTTCTCTCCTTGTGTCAAATTGTTTTTAAGATTTCATATCTCTTGTATCTAGCATTCTTGCTGTAAATTCTCCTGGCGACAAAGGCTCCCTATCACTAACAGGCGAATCATAACCAGATTTGCTGGCTAACATTTGAAGAATTTCTTCAAGTTCTTCCATTTCCAGTTCCACTAGTTTATCAATATCTCCATAAGTGTCGCGACTGCCAGCTATATCTTTTGATAATTCCCTAATGTCATCAATAATTTCTTCTCTCTTGACTGATTCATTGAGAAAGTATCTTGGATTTACATGTTTCTTTTTATTTTTATAAACTTTTGGCATTGTCTCATAATCTCCTACTGATATTCTGAATCTTTGTGAACCCACTGGCCTTGACCCATATCTGCACGATACCCTAGGGTTTTTCTTAGCCATGAATAAAGTTGCTGCTCATCTGGTGGTAAAAAGATTTTGTCACCTTCTCCTCTTTCTTTTGCCATCTTGGCACCTTTCTCTAAAAGCACTTTTAGCAACATAGAGTAGTCGTTCTTCTCTCCAGAGAAGTCAGAAGGGTGCCAGTTGTTCCAACCATGTTGTGGATCGTTGAGAACCTTTTCTAGAACATCTCTCAAATCTTCTGGTCTTGATCCATATAATGAGTCTTTTGCGGCGCCTGAATACATACCCTGACCTGTGAGCCGGTCAATCATCTTATCTATACCACGAGTGTGAGCACTAGCGCTTCCTTGTTCTTGCGACTGTTCTGATTCTAGTTCATCAGCCATTCTTCTCAAACCGTCAGGACTTAGTTGACCATCATCATTAGCATCTAAATCATATCCTTCTTCAAGATCCAGATCTCTATTGGTTGTTTCATTCAAAAAATATCTTGGATCAATTCTTTTTCTATTTTGTTTATGAAATTTTGGCATTACTGATTCTCCTCTTCTTGATCAACACCAGCTGTATCTAATATGTCTGTTTCATTTCCAGTGCAGACTGCGTCTAGAGCCACTTTCATTCCATCCTCCACCTCTTCTTTTCCAAACGCTTCCACAACTGTTACTAAATCTTTTACCACTTCTCTGAAGCTATTATCCAAACCCTTTAAAGCCAACAGATCATCTATATCATTTTCCTCATCACCCATTTGGTCTATTACGAACTCCAGATCGGCCCGGGCCCCGCAAATTTTATCTTTATTCCTCATCAAAAGTTCAGGCAAGGTTTCTAGATTTGTACCCATCTCAGGCATTGGTGACTCTTGCTGTTCTTTTACAAAACTCCTCCAGCTTTCCATAATAAGTTTCATATTTTAGTCTCCCGTAAAAACTTTATTCTTCTTAATTAGTCTAAAAGTATCCTTAACACTAGAAACGTTATACCATTCAAATGCTAGATCACTTTTTTTCAACTCTCTTATAATTCCATAATCATTTCCACCTGGGGTGCACCGATCTCCGACGAATACTATTTTTTCTGCTCCTGATGAGCGAAGGAAAGATACCACCTGCCCTTTATCTCTTCCTTTTGGAATTATATCAATTGAGATTGATCCTCCAATTGTGGCTTCCAAGTCAGGGTAATCTTTATTTATTTTTTCAGCTATTACTAATCTTTCTTGGTTTTCTTGATCAAACTGTCTATATTCTTGTCTCTGCTTGTGAGAAGCATTTCTTCCTATAGTTGAAAAATTCAACATACCTGCACGAACTTCAAAATGATTCCCTGTTCTGTATGGGAACTTGCTTTTATTCATAAAGTCTTCTAATAATATATTCAAGTCTTCTGGTACTATAAAATTCACTCTTCTAATCAGACGCCCGCAGCTTTTGTAGGTTGTGTTGCCTAAACAACAGAATAGCAGGTTGAAATTATCTAAAACTTCTTGATCGATTTGTTCTTTGACTTTTACAAAATCAGAACCCGTGCAAATAAAACATTGTTTATCTTTTGACCATTCTAAAAATATTTTCTTGTTTTTTTCTAACATTTTCTGTCTTGGTTCGCACAGAGTGCCGTCGACATCAAATATGTAACAAATTTTATTTGGCTCTATTGTAATCATCTTCTAATCTCACTACATCTTCAATTTCTGGAGTGCTCACCTCACACAGTAGAACATCTGTTTCTATTGCACAAAACCTATGAACCAGACCTGGATAGATATGAAAATTTTCGTTCTTTTCTAATTTTGTTGTTTCAACGTTGCTTTCGCTACCAATCTCTAAAGTTAGTATACCAGATTCCACTATTATTGTTTCATCCTTCTTTTCATGAAATTGCCTAGAAAGTCTATGTCCCTTTTTTATAAAAAGCTTTTTTCCTACATATTTTTCTGTCTTGGCCCAGATTATTTCATGGCCCCACGGTTTTTCTATTTTTATTTTACTGCTTTTCATTATTGCTTCTCGTAAATTCAATATCAAATCTTTTTATCATATTGTTTAAATTTTGCTTTGAGGTGCCTAACACTACGGACGCGTCTCTTTTGTTTTTGGTTACAGATAAAGCATATCGAACAAAGGCTTCAGTACATATTTCAGGAAAATATTTCAATATTGAGAAGCCTAACAATTTGCCTTTTAGTGATATAGACAAGCTATCTAATTTTAGATATATAAGATCCTCTAATGTTAGATGTTTTATTTTATTTATAAAATCTTTATCTATTTTATTTTTTTCTAGAAGCTCTTTTCTATAATTATAATTTTGATTATTTGATTTATATTTTGTTTTTCTCAATGAATTATTGAACAACATTGTATTTCCTAACTGCCGAACCCAACCACCTCAACTAAAATAGCATATTCAAATTTATAAATCAAGGTTTTTTTTAGATTGCGTCTAGGCCGGCCTCTTCATCGGGGCTTTTTGCTTGCTCGTACTCATCGTTTGTTGGCTCTTCTGGTGGGATAGCTGATGTCTCATTGTCCCATTTATCAAAATAAAGTTTTATGTTTGCTATAAGATAGTCGTAAAACATCTCTTGATCTTCTGGGTTATCCAACTCACCATAATAATCTATAATAGACTTTTCAATAGTTGGGTAGACTCTTTCTGCTTTGTTGCGACCGGTCGTGTCAGCGCCAGAGATTGGCTTCATCTTCTCTTCTTCTGGGTCTGGCTCTTTAGGTTCATCTTTTTCAGATCCATCTCCAGCATCAATAAACTTTTCTTCATCGCCAGGCAGGGTCTCATCATTTACGCCCTCAACATCGATACCAACCTGTTCTGCCAAACTATCTTTAGGTTTAGTATCATTCAATTTTACGGGGGCTAGAGTGTCCTGTATCCACTTTACAATATGTGCACGAAAAGATCTTTTTTGGTCTTCATTTGTTGTCAGTGTCTTGTAAACTTCTCTCAATGTTGAAAGAACGTTCGTGTTCTTAAGAAGATCTTTCAAGGTGTTAATACCAGTGCTGTCAGAAGAATCTACGGATGGGCCTTCTGCTGCTTGTTCTAGTATTATGTCTCTCAAAGATACTCTAAGCTGATGCTCTTGAATTATGTACTCGATAAGATCTTGTCTTTCTTTTTTCTTATTTTGTATAAATTCTTTAATTCCTATACGAATTGTTTTTCTTAGTATTTTTTCTTGTTCTTTCAAGTCCTCTTCTCCTATGTCAGCAGGTTCCGCTATAATAGGGCCCGCAAAACCACCTTTCTTTTTTCTTGGAGGGCCCCCAACGGTACCAGCAAATCCAGCCACTGCACCCCCAGCCACTGCACTTGCTTCTTCGACTTCTTCTTCTGCTAAGAAAGCATTAGATATATCTTTTGGTCTACCTTTGTGAAACCCACCACCATGTTTGGTCAGATCTTGTCGACCCATATCTAAATAGGTTTTGTGAGCCTTTGAAAGCCTTTTTCTCATTCTTCTTTGAAATTTACCTTTTGAAGGGCCTGCTTTTGGAGCAGTTTGTTTGCGAAAGCTCTTTACAACCTCTCTTATCATCTCTTGTAGACCCTCTGCATCAATTTCTGGTTCCTGCACTTGATCTTCTTCTGGACGAGAAGCGTCAGCAGGGTTTAAACTTAAAATTCCCATTATAGCTAAAACATCTTCTGGCCTAGCTACAAAATCTTTTAGAAATTCTAATCCAATTGGGTCAATAGTTGCTAGATCAATGAAATCTCTCATGTCTGAAGCGTGATACAGAGCCGCATCGCTCGGCCGGCCCTTACCCTTGTTTAGTGTCTGTTCAATAGTTGGATTGTCCGCGAGCAACGAAAGATACTCTGTAGAGTGTTGAAAAGGCCCAACTGCTTTGGTTTCAATAGTTAGGTCAGGTCGCTTCTCTTTGCTTTTTGCTAATACTTTTGGACCGTACCTACTAGCATCATCACCTTTCTGCCCAACACCCAAAATTACAGTAGACCCTTCAGGTGCTGAATATACATTTTCTGAATCCGCTGGATGTTGTATAAAATTGATTGCGGTCATCATAGATGAGGCTACTCCCGGAGGACCAATCATAACTTCGGCTTTGTCTTTTATAGACGATTTGTCTATCATCACTTGCCAACATTGCACCGCCTGTTCAGCGCTGATTGAGCTGCCAGACTTCATCGCCCGTCCTGAAAGTTGTGGAGCTGAGACGAAAATATAAATTATATCGGCGCCTTCAGCCAGTGCTTCTGCAGCCAGCAAATGTCCCTTATGCGGCGGTTTGAAAGACCCCGGAAATAGAGCTACAGTAGGGGGCCCAGAATCGCCCTCTAAAGGACTTTGTTGCTTATCTTGAGGCTCTATAGGTCCGAAGCGTTGAAAGCGTTCCATACCCAAAGTTTGGTTGGTTGGAGCAAAGTTTCCTGTAAACTTGTAGGTGACACCGTTATAGTCAAACACAAATCCCTCTGATGGGGTGTTTATATTTTTGACATCTTTCAATTTTATGAGTTGCTTTTCAAGCTCTTGTTTGGCTCTTTCATTTGACGAATCTTGTATATTGTTGATTGTATCTTTTACTTGATCCTGTAAGAATCTTATTTGTTTTGCGTTATCTTGTATAAAGGAGCTAGCAACGCCGTCTACCATTGCAACAGAAAAATCATGGAGCACCCTTTGCAAGTCAAGGGTGTAAGAAGCATATCGAAAGTTTTTTATCCAATTTCCCAATTCAGACTTCAAGTCAGTTGGCATACCTCTCGTAATGTCAGTAATACTGGGAACTTTTCCGTCTACTCCCGGCATCTTCATCACTCTTCGAAGTACTTTGCGATTTAGATCATCATCAAGACCAAACTCTTCTATTTGCGGAACAGTCTGAGCTATAACATAATCGTTTACAGTATTGCTGTCGTTAGTGCCTATATCTTGCATTAGATTGTTAACAGAATCTAGCGTGTCTCGAAGAATTGATTTGTTTTTTAGACCAGGCAATTTTACAACAGGATTAGTCTCAACAGAAAATATTGATACGTCATCAGTATCTTTTCCAACTAGATTTCTCTCTAAAGACTCAAAATTTTCAGTTGGATCGTATTCTAGTTTCTTGCCAGTTTCTTGATCAAATTTAGCATGGCCAACTCTGTGAATAAGGATAGTCTTTTTATCATATGGTATAACATTTGTAGTACCAAAGCCCCTAGGGTCACCCTCTTCTAAATCAGGGGTACCAGGATTCATTATTTCTGTGTTGAAATAGATATCAGTGTTTGGTCCAAAAATTCTTTCTTGTTCTTCTCTTTCTAGGTCTTTGACTGCGTTCTCAAAAGATTCTAGTGCTTCAACAAAGCTGTGCCTCAATGCTTGGCTTGGGTGGTTCGCAAAGAAAGAATCAAGCTCCTCTACATCAAGCCCACCCAGTTTTATTTGGCCCTTATTTCGTGCAGCCTTAGCTCTGCCGGTCAAAACATCAAAGGAGAGAAAGATGTTTTGACCATCAGTTTTTTCGGTTCCACGAAGCTTGCCATCGGCAGCTGCCTGAAGTAGTTGCTTGAGTTCGCCAAAAGTCATTTCCCCATTATCATAGATATGGTTCATGTGACCTGCGACAGCACCCTCTAAAAGAAGATCCTTAGACACAATACTAAATCCTTATTTTATCCAGAGTTTCTTTAGTGTATCAAAGATTTGGTTGTTTCTATTGTTAAATCTTGATTCGTAAAGCTCTTGCTCTTTTTCTGGAGTGTAAACCTTTGACTCATTTGCAGGATCATCAGGATCCGCCCACTTTGGCTTTCCATCCTTATCTCCATCAAGAGAGTCATCATTTGCAAACTGCTTTTCGTCTACTTTTTGAGTGCACTTGCAGTCTTTTGCTCCAGTTTCCCCTCTCTTGCATGCTGGACAATCGCAGTCTGCACCTTTTGGGCATTTCTTGCCTTCTTCAATTTCTTCATTTTCTTTGATTTTGACTGATAAGTTATCAGGATGTGGCTTACCTGATCCAGGGCAACCTTGCTCAGGTGTTAACCCACAGCAAGAGCTTTCCTTTTCGTCTAATACTTTTTTGTCATCTTTTTTGTGACTTCCGCATCCGGTTTCGTCGAGGGTCATGGCCGCTGCGGCCGCCCCAGCCGCCCCAGCCGCAGCCGAGGCCTCGGCGTACGCCTCTTCGGTGATACAACTCCCATTAAACATCTTGCCTTGTGTACCATTCTGCAGAGTGCATACCTTACCATTCTTCGTCCGTTTGGCGTCAAATTTACTAACCTTGTCTGAAACCCTGTTTTGCTCGCTTATCTCTTTTCTTACCATTTCTTCTAGTGTTGGTAAGGGCCTATATAGGGCCTGCATTGCTGGATCGTCTTCAACAGCAGACAGAGCCTTTAGTGCACCAGATCTTCTTGCTTTGTCTACGATTGCGCGATCTTGCGCTGGAAGCTTTGGATCCAGCTTTTTCGCTTTCTTTGCAAACTTGGTGGTAAAACTCTTTCCCTTATAGACAAAAATAGGCATGCGATTTCTGGTGGCTTCTCGATAAGCAATTCCTCTAGATTTTGCTTTACTAAAATCTGGAGCTTTTCTTCCCCTATAGTCTTTGCCCATGCTCCACTTCTTGCCCATTGCAAAAGCTTCTTCGCGCTGACTCAAGGCCGCCCCAACATCCTTCATCATGGCGCGCCCTTGTCGTTGCTGATCAAGCTCGACATTCGTTTGATTTCTTTGTCTCATGATCTCCGCATCCTCATCCGCACCGGTCCGCTGGCCAGCTGCTGTTCTGGGGGATCTTGCTAGATCTAAGCCTGTTTTCATGCCCCTGGCCTCTCCAGTCTCTCCGTCCGGGCCCTGTTTATCGACAAACTTCTGAATACTTGAACCCAGGGCGCGCTCATCGTCGGCCGGCGCGTTTTGGAACACTTGAGATAATATCTCTTCTTCATATCCATCTCCACCCAGCCCCAATTCCTGATTTCTTCGAGCAATCATACGAGCGCGCTCGCGCGATGTCATCTGCTCATTTACTCTTTTTCTTTTTTTCAAAAGTTTTCCAATGAGATTTTTCAACTCATTTTTTGATATTTTTATAGCCATTTTTTTACTCTCCTTTAAAAACTTGACTTCTTCTAATTGTTTTTTACATTTATCTTCCCAATCACGAAAGCACATATTACCCTGTTCATAAGCTTGTCTTTCCATATCTCTCATGTGGGAGTCTTCTTGCGCATATCCGGGCCCTAGAGAACCACACTTTTCCGGCGCTAAATCTCCTCTAAGATTCTGAGTATGATGCACTAATTCGTGAGCGATAGATCTAAGTATATCTTTCGGGTGTCTATCTGAAACAAAAATGGTAACACTTTCTCTTTCCGGATCGTAATATGCTGTTTTGCCTAATATATTTTTTGAGTTCTCAGCATCCTGCTTTAGAAAAAGCCTTGGTGGATGAGAAAACCCCATACGCTTTTGCGCGAAACCCATAAGATTTTTTATTAGTGTCTGCAGATCTTGCACTTATAACCCTCTAAAAAAGAAAAATAACTATAAATAAATAGTTTTATAGCTTTTGTTCGCCGATAAAAGTTTGATAATGCCCTGAGATGGGCTGCAACCGAATATTTGCAGGCCCACGCAAGCCCACTCTAAATGGTCCAACACCCGGGTCATGATAAAAACTAGTAGATGTTATAGTGTCCGCGCCACTGGTAAAACTAACAGGAACGTTTACGCTGGTTGTGCTATTCCAGTGGACTGAATTATCAACAGATAAACCCTTGTTTCCAACTGTACCAGCAGTATCTTGGGTAAGCAAAATCTTACCACTACTAGGTGTGGCTGCAGTAATCCCAAAGCCTGATTGTGCATTGATTGTATTTTTTAGAGCAACTGCAGTGCCGGCGCCACCACCACCAGCAGCAGTAATTCCTGTGACTGCTATCCTACCAACACCACTGGTACCATCTGCATTATCATCAATCTCAAAAGTTTTTGAAGTCCCAGCTGCATTGACAATGGTGATATGCGAGCCTTCGTTTGGCTTGCTAGAAAAAGTAAAAGTAGCCGTCGCCTGAACAGCAGATACATATGTTACTTTTTCTCTTTGCGCAAGAGAGGCAGAGTGATTTGTTATAGAGTAATCTTCCGTAATGCTAATTGACATCTATGTTTTCCCCTATCGTTCCCGGGCTACCTTCAATTACTCTTATATATTTAGCAGCGGCCGCGTTTGCTTTTCTTACTGCCCTCTTGAACCATGTAGAGACAAGCATGTCGCGCGCACCACCACCACCAGCAATTGCAGCATGTAGGTATATACCTTGTTCTAGAGTCGTTGGATTGTATGCGTCAAATCCAAATTGCGACTCCATGTTTCTTCTTCTCCTGTCGCTTCTGAGAACATTGCGGATAAAACCCGCGCTCATCATGGCGCCCACAGTCGGCTCTCTATATAGTAGGCCCGGGTCTTCTAAAATTTTAGCTACTGGTAAGCCTGCACGATCGGAAGTACTTGCATAGTTTTGCGCAAAGGTATTTTGTATCGGGCCGCGGCCTCTATACTTGTAGCCTGGAAGATTAGCATCAAAAAGAGCAGGATTTATTTGGCCGGCCGTACTTGAGTCTCCGTTAACGATTACTGGCATAGTGATCTGTTTGATCCCGTACTTTGGAACATTCTGGTAAGGAGAATAACCATAAGCTATGTTGAACATTGCAATGCCGGCTTTTTTGCCAGATTTATCTGATGAAAGCTGCGCCCATTCACTTTCAAAGGGCTCTCTCCCAAGTTGTCCCCGGAAGATCCTTGCAATCCGATTACCTACAGTTTGTCGTTTTGCAGTGGCTTGGTTCTTGATTTCTCCGGTTTTTCTATTCTTTATATATCCATGTACCAAAAAGTCATAGCCATACCACGAACTTTCCTCTATTCCCTCGAAACCAGACTCTTTGCCCATTACTGCAAGAGCGCCTGCCAAAGAATATTTATTAGTTATACCTAAATTATAGAGCTGGTTTATAAACTTTTCTGCTGTGTCTTTTTTTGTTCCTTCGAGATTGTGCTGAATTCCAAACTTTTCTAAACTCACCACCTCACCTGATAGGTCTCCGCCTAAATCTGAAAGGCTATATCTTTGGCCAGAGTATTCTAAACTGCCGCTTGCATCGCTAAAATCCATATTTCCAAAGCTCCTTAAGAATTCTTGTAAACCACGGGGCTTACCTAAAACATCTAACTCTTGATCGGCCTGTTCCCTGAATACGTCTATATCCATAGGGTTCCATCCGAAAGGATCTTCCATAAACAATTTTACCATATATATAGCGTATAGAAGACTGCTCACTTGGCCATCGTCAGGCACGAGGCCCACCTTGTCAACAACAGACTTTGCTGTCTCTTCTATGCTGCTCTCAGTCGATTGATCTGAATTCATTGAAAAGGACCCTAAAATCTCTAGCAAAGGAAATTGCGTTTCTACATTCTCTCTGCGTATCCCTGGCCGCCTTCCTGGCCTCTGGATCCGCGGCTTCTTCTTCGGCTTCTTCTTCGCGGCGTTTGCTACTGCCTTTGGGTTTTTGGCTGCAGCTCGTGCAGCTTTCCTACCAGCTAGTTTGTTTTTTACAGCCCAGCCTAGGGCGCCCGCGCCCGCCGCCAGTGCGGTAAATAAACCACTCAGCGCTGCCCCGCCAACTCTTTGAAGAAGATTGAGAAGAAGGTCTCCACCAGTATCTATATTAGTTTTGGCAATGTCATACGCCAAGTAGGGCGCGAGACCTCTTATAAAGTCCATTCCTCTTACAGACCCATCTTTCGATATGTGCGAGTGATTTTTGTCCCAGAGTTTTTGGATATCTTTGACACAGTCTTTTATTATTTCTTTTCCGTCGTCAGTCAATTTCAGGTTATTATTACAACTTGCGTCGCAGCCGGCCGCTTTGAGGTCTGATTGTGTGACCTTATAGTTACGAATCTTCTTTAGGCCTCCGTCCTTCTCTTTTTCAAACTTCTTGTATATATGCTTTGTTAGCTTTTCGTAACACGTCAATACGGACTTTGCATAGTCTTTTTCAACTGCAGTTTCAGGCGTGCCAAAGACTTCATCCCACAGTCCACTCAAGGCATTGATGCAGCCTTGCCCGCCGGCGATGACACCGCTAAGGAAGCCGTACGCAGGATTTTCAGCTGCTGGCGCGTCAGAGGCCCCTTTATAGCATGCATACGCCGCTCCAAACGCAACGACCCCTCCTGCAGCTTTTGTAATTCGACCAGCTGCTGCAGCACGATCAGCGAATGTCTTTTTTGGCTTGGGAGTTTTAGGTTTCTTGGGGTCTAGCCTTGTCTTTCTCTTGGTGACCTTAGCCGGCTTCGTCTTGCTCTTTCGCGTGAACGTTCTCTTGTTGCTTCCTGTTTTTCCAGTCGTAGACGTTCTCTTTTTGAATGTTCTCGGCTTTTTGCCTGGCCTGCGCGGAATGCGCAGCTGTTCAGAGAGCAAAGATTCTATGAAGTCTTCATACGCGTTGGTGTCGCCCTCATTCTGATCCTGCTGTTCGAGCATTCGAACTATATCGGGAAGTTTATCTTCATCTTCTTCTGGCTCTGCAAGAAAACCTTTCGGACGATTCCAGTATTTATTGTTATCACTCATAATAGTAATTAGGCTAGATGTATTCTTTGTCTCCAGAAAAATACGTTTCTAGATCTTCGTTTACATCCATTTGTAATTTGGTTTGAATCCAGAATTCCATATCATTTCTGGTTTCAAATTCTAGCATGTGCGGACCATGATAGGCCTTCCACACACCAACTTCATCAAGTATATCCATTTTATTGATTACTAGCTTATCTATGCCATTTATTCTTGCAGCCATCCTTAACATATCAAAATCCATCCAATTTATTTGCCTGGATCTGCCAGTTGTGGCGCCATATTCTTTGCCTAAATCTCTTATTGTTTCAAAGACATCATCCGGACCTTCAAAGTCCTTTGCGCCAACATAAGTTTCGTAAATTTTTGCAACGCCCCACACATCTCTTATAGATTTAGGTGGAACTCCGTTCAATATTGCAGATCCCACAGTGCAATGAGAAGAAGTAACGTACGGATAATCGCCCCAATCGATATCTAGGCCAAATCCTTGCGCTCCTTCAAAAAGGATCTCTAATTCATCGAATTCTTCATTTTCATGAAGCTCATGGTACAGGCTAACTATATATTTACTCAATCTAGGGTCTTCTAGGGCCCTAACGCCCCTTCTACCGTACTTATCGCGGTAGGCCGGCCCATTACCCCTCTTTGTGGTGCCAATGTCCTCATCCTTTGAATCTTCGGCTTTGTGAAAATCTGTTATTATATGTGCATTGGATGCAACCCTCACCAAGCTGCCGGCTGGCACACCGGATTTCTCAAGTTCTTCTATTTCTTTTAGGAAAGTGTCGACATGTATGACACATCCAGGTCCAATAATCGATTTTATGCCAAAAAAAACACCACAAGGGATGTGGTGGGTTACAAACTTTACACCGTCATGATAGATGGTGTGACCAGCGTTGCATCCGCCGTTATATCTTATGACATGTGTATAATCGTTTTGCCTACATAAGGCGTGGGCGATTTTACCCTTACCGCAATCTCCATATTGAAGATCAACCACAACATCCGCTATCATATCGCATCCTTTTGTTATTTGTCTTTTGTTTTGTAAGAATTTAAGATTCTTTTTCCTAATTTTGGGTTTCTTATGTTAGAAATAAGTAAACTTTCTATTTTTGACTGCTTTTCTTCTATTCTGTTTTGCCTGGATAACAAAAATCCACAAAGCAGTAAGTTTATAAAAATAAATATTAGATCAATGTATTCATGCATCCTGTTTTTCCGTGTCTCCCCATGGAGCGTCTGCCTCTAGGTCCAATAGAGACTCTATTCCTCCGCCGTCGCCATATTCTAGATAATCTGAGTCCATGTTGCTATCTTTTTCTATAAAGTAATCTTTTATGTAGGCTTCATTTAGAGACATCTTTTTGTCATATGATGATATCTTTAAATTTGATAACTTTTCAAGGTATTTTGAATTTCTCAGCATCTTGAAGGCCAAGTTTTCTGGAGAGTATATACCTTCCTCTTCTAGTCCTGCTTTTCTCATTCGCGAGACCTTCTTTTTTACTTTATTAGATAAATTGTAGGCTTCTTCATATTTGCCTTCTTCAAAAAGCTGCTCTGCGTGATCAATTGTTTTTGCGATCATCTCGGCTTTCTTTTCTGTTGTATAGAGATCATAGAAAGATTCCATTTGATTGGGCTCCTTAACCCAGGTCTTCTTAGTAAGTGACCACACGCCGTCAGACTCGTGAGTTTCGTTTGTATCCTGGAAGTATATCTCTACTTCATGCCCTCTTATAAAGATATCATGCGTCTTATTCCAGTTTATTCTACTCTGATCCAGTGCGCGCTTCACTAATTCAAAATCATTGCTTATCTTCGAGAAGTCAATTAGGATGTGGAGATCAATATCAGAGTCTTTATGCCAGCTCAAGCTAGCAATTGAACCTGTAATAGTGATATCATCATAAGGAACTCCCAAATCCATTGAATCATACACATCTTTAGCTATTTTTAGTAATGTTTCTTCTACTTCAGGCAGTAAGACCTTCTCATCCCAGAAGTCCCTATGAAGGTAAGGCTTCATTTTTATAAAATTACTATCAAAATTATAGCCTTTATCTACTTTTACTTTCATTTTTACTCACCTTATTTAGGATTTTTATTGCTATATTCTCGAATTTTTTGCTTTTATTTAGCTTATTTTTGCCTATAAAAGCAAATTCTGTGTGTTCTTTACTTAGAGTTATCTTTTGTTTCTTGTATTTTGCATAAAAAAAGTACTTATTTTCCTGTTTTTTGTAAAATTTTGCTTTTTTTATTGTTATCCCGGTCTCTTCCTCTATTTCTCGGGCTAAACCTGCTAGCATTGACTCTCCAACATGCACATGCCCCCCCGGGAGGTCATATTCGCCTGGGTATTTGTTGTGATTTTCTGATCTTTTTAGCATTAGTACTCTTTTTTTGTCATCATACAACACTATCTTTGCCACAAACTTAGAATCTTTGCTTATTTTTACTTTTATCATACTGTAAATAGTGTTTTTTATCTTAAGTTTTCGATATTATCAGTTAGCAGCTTGCCCTCTTGGTATATCTGGATATAGGGGTGTTCTTCATGGGCAGATACAACATCGGATATGTAAAAACAGTCTCGTACATCTTCAACAACTATTGTCAACACCTTATTATTATAAAATGCAGCGGTATTTAGTACAAATCCAGCCTTTTCTAACAATTTTATATGGTTTCTGGCATCCCAAACGGCCACAACGTTCTCTGCAGGGTGTAAAGTCTCAATCCACAAGTCTAAAAGATCCTGATAGGACACACTGTACATACTTGGCTTCAAAACTCGTCTAGTAGCAGTCATTTGGAGTGCCTATCTGCAACAGACTGGCTTGCCCATGCATCTGGCTTTAGGACACACCCAAAACCATAGCCTTGTACGTAGCCTTTGAGCATTTCTGACAGTTTTGAGGTGCCATTCTTGGCCGAAAGAGGAGAAACGTCTAAGTGAAGTTCTATCGAGTTTGAAGAAACATTGTAGTTTTTTGTAATATACTCTGCAAGCTCTATAGAACGCCTAACTTCTTCAGTAATTCTTACTGGCATCGCTGAAAACGCATTATAAGCTTCATTTTCTTTATAAAAAAAGTATTTTCCACCTTTTCTATCGGAAAGTAGGCACACGGTTGTCACAAAACATACTTTCTTTTTTGTCATATGAGAATCAGACCCGATAAATATTTTTTTGTCTTTATTTTTTAGATGATCTGAAATTTTTCTTAGGACTTCTTGTAAAGTTAGTGAATTTCCGGAACCCGTTGACCACTTCTTATTGTCAAGGGTGGACATTTTACACCAGATTATCTTGATTTTGTAGATCTTGCATTTTTTTTAGGATTTCTGACCCTAAAGACTGGTTTTGTCCTGCTGCGTCTAGAATGTCTTCAAACAACTCAAGATCTTTCACTAAAATTTTTGCCAACTCTATTGCTTGTTGGCGGCTTTGGTCCCGAACTAGGTGTAAACAAAAGCTTTTCCATTCTTCTTCATAGTCGGCTTTAGGCTCCTCATCGTCACCGGGCATGTGAGAGTAGGGGTATTTTCCGTAAACCTTGTCTATAAACGCTTCTTTTACTAAATTTTTGATTTCTTTTCTATTCAACGTCTAAAATCTCCTTATAATAAAAGATTACAACAAAATAATTAGTTTTTTTACTAAAATATTACCTCAATGTCGGATCGTTTGCTGTATTTTTTAATTTTGGTAGCAAATTTTTCTTCAATTTCAACAATCTTTCAAATCTTACTTTTTGTTTTGCGTCAGTATATAACATTTGTGGTTTCTTGTACTGGCCATTTATTAAAAGATCATCAAAATTGTAAAATTTTATTTTTGCAGAGTCGAGTTTAGTTGATTTTTCTTGAATTTTAAGATATTTTTGTAAGACAGTTTTGTCAAAATGTGGATAGTCTTGAAACTTTTTCGTTTTTATGCTGCTCCCGCACCCAACGAATACAAAAAGTGCTAGAAAGCACAATATATTTTTCATTTTACTAAACTTTTGCTCCTTCTTTTTGAGTCTCTAACCATACTTTGTGAGTATCACTATCATATATTCCAGTAATTGGCTTCCTGACGCCCATCTCTTTTAGTTTTTCTTGATTCTTTTTTTGAAAATCTGAAATTGCATAATATAAGTCTGGTGTATAAGCTCCTGTTGGTCTGGATCCCGTGTTTTTTGGAAAATAATCTTTCATATTTTTACTAATCTGCATCATTGTCAGTTTTGTTTTTCTTGCAGCTAGCCTTTGCTTTCTTTCCAGACCATGGCCTTTGATTTTACGAAGTATAACCCTTCGGGCCGCGGCTATGGCCTTAGCACCGCCAACCATTCCGGCTGCTCCAAGCGCTGCTAATGCCGCTGCAGTTTTCTTATCAGTGGAAAGGTTCTTGACCCCGGTCTCTTCTTCAGGTTTTAAGCTAACCGGGTTTTCAGCTTCCTCTTCTGCAGGTCTCTGACCTTCTAGAGCAGCAACCATGTCATCTAATTTATTTTCAGAAAACAAATCTACGTTCTGAACTGCTTTATTGAATGCAATCTCGGACATGTCCAGCCCTTCCTTATTGAATGAAAGGTGAGGAAAATCTCTTTCCATATCTTTTTGTGCTTGAGTTGTGCCTAAAACATCTGCTATCATATCGAACTCTGCTTGTATTGCCGGAAAACTTATTGATAAGCTAGCAAAGCTTTCCTTCACCTCACTACAGTCAGGACCGTCTGCTTGAACACCTTTATCTCTTCTTATGTAGGGCTTTTCTCCTTTATTTTTATCACACCATCTATTTTGTACTGGTATTGGCCAAATATCCCAAGCATCAGCTTCATAATTCTTACCAACTGGAGCATAATACCTCTTGTTCGCCGCACGAATAGCGTCAAGCTCTTTTTCAAACTTTTGACGATGAGGGTTAGCTACGGCTAATCCCCCTCGGACCCCAAAAATATCTTTCTCGACTATTAGCCATTCTAATGCAACATCAAGAACAATCGGGCCCACAATTCCAATTACTAAGGGTCCAAGGAATCCGGCTCCTAGACCCAACATCGTCGCAGTCCCACCTAAGAATCCTCTGAAGCCTGCGGACATTGCACCTTTGACTAATACGTTTTTGACACCATTCTTGGCCATATAGCCTACTGCCGCCGCGGCCAATCTTTTTCCTTGTCTTGAACCCGCCTCTTTTATAAATTTTGGAGCTAAAAGAGAATAGGTATCTTTCGCTATGTCCGCATAGAACATTGCATTATACACATCGTACTGAAGGTCAATAACAGATTCTGAAAATCCAGAACCTGTGATACCTGTTGCATTTCTATCGGTTTTGAATTTTATTCTTTCCCTTTCCAAATCTTCAAGTTCTTTAGCGGAAAGGCCTGCCTCTTCAGCTGAAAAGGCCTGCCCTTTATCATCGACAAACTCAGTGTCAAGTTCTTTCTTTTGTTGGGTTCTCCAATCTTCGGGTTTGGGTTTAGGGTCCTTTTTCGGATCTGCTTGTTCAAGAAGGTTGTTATAAATCTTTCTTTCAATTTCGAGTTGTTCTCGAATAAATTTATAAAACTTATGCTTTTGTTCTTTTGTTAGTACAGACATATTAGTCTCCTATTTCTCTTTTTTCTTTTTAGTTAATTCTTTAAATATCGCATCTTCTTTTTTATACTCTGCATCTGCAGCCTGCCAAGCCATGGCTATTTTTCCGATTTCTGCTTCAGGTTTTTTAGCTTTTTGTGCAGCTCGATACTTTTTCAGCAAATCATTTTTTTTCCCTGCCGCGGCCCTTCTCTTGGCTGTGACATCTAAGTAGGCCGGCGCGCCCACTTTACCAGCCAACTGAGCGTTACCACTCTGTTGAGCTAGCCTACTTTTTTCAGCCTTAGCCATGGCATCTTTGTTTTTGTCCAGGACTTTTTGAACCGGGTCTTCTTCTGTGTTCATTGGAACACCCAGTGCTTTTCTTAGTTTTTCTTTATCAGCATCAGGAATTCTTGACTCTCCATCAATCCATTGCATGAAAGTCTCACCCTCTTTTGTCCCATAAGCTTTGTTTATTCTCTGCAGTACCATTTCACCACCGTCTGTGCCATATAAAAGCTTTTTGAGGATCTTGCCAGCCTTACCTGAGCCTATACCCTTCATTTCTTTATAAAAGCCTGCAGCGTACGCAGCGATCAACTTGTCCGAAAAGCCAGAAAATCCCTCGCCTTTTTTACCTGTCTGATCAGTTGACTTTCGGGCATTCTCAACAGCTCGGTTGTAAAGGCGCATTGTAATTTGTTGGTCAGCCCCTTGAGGCATTGATCTAACAAGTTTCAAGATCTTCCCGTACCACGACATATCGTTTTTGGCCTTTTGAAACATAAGTCTACAGCCATGTAATATGCTTTTACTAGGGCACTGAAATACTCATCACGTTTTCGTGTCGATCTTGCATTAGCCGTCTCTCTTGCCGGGTCGAATTTCTGCTTTGTGTCAGCCGCGGCACTAGCTATATCCTGCATCAGTGGCGTATTTTGTTCATTCGTTGCCTTTATAGCAGCCAATTCTCTCTCATCTGCCTCGGGGCTCTTCTCAAGATCCCAGACCTCTTGCCGCTCTGCGTCTGTTGCTTTTGTATACTTTTTGCGCTCTTTACTTAGTTGCACATAGATCTTATAAAATTGCTTAGGATTATCCATAACCATCTTCATATAAGCCTGCAGGCGCGCCTTACCAGGCTTTGCCCCACCAATCTTATCGAGAGCATCCAGCACTGATTTGTCATCAGAAACTGTCATACCTTTCTGGTCTCCAAGTTTTCTTAGTTTAGGGAAAACTTTTGTCATGACACCGAAAGTGTTTGGGCCAACTAGGCCATCAATCTTGGCCCCACCCTTTGGATTGAACTTGCTCTTCTGTCCAAGCTGCTTTCTGTATTCTTTTTGGAATTTCATAATAGCTCGCATTGTTAGCCTATTGTAGTCACCTAGTCCACCTTTCTTTTTTAGGGCGGCCTCAAATTTTGGATATTTTTTTGCCAAAGCAAACTGTATATCCGTCATAGTAATCTCTTCGCCGCTGCCTCTATTTATGCTTTTGAGCAACACCTGTTGTCTCTGAATTCTTCCTTTGAATCCGCGAGCATACTTTCTTCTCTTCTTCCCTCTTTTTTGCTCAAACAAAATATTATCGATTTCTTGGTTGATAATGTTTATAAGATTGTTCACTTGTTTGCTTTCTTTTGTAACTGAGTGTTCGCCGGCTTGCTTAAGCAAGTAGAGCTTGTGGGCCATATCACTGGTGCCGGGGTATTTTCCAATATGATTGTAGTCGATATAAGGCTCATCCCTACCAGGTACAGCGTATAGCCAGTATTTCTTGCCCATTGAATCGAATTTTTTAAAGGTACCTTCTACTTCGTTCTTTCTGATCTTATCAATCATTGGCTGCATAGCCTTTTTGTTTGCCTTATAATCTATCTCTGCTTTCTTATAATTGGCACTCGCTTGGACCATTGCTCTTGCTTGATCGACAGGGTTATCTGAAACTTTTGCTTTAGCATCCTGAAAGAATATCCCAACTTTCGCTTTGCGTGAGGCTTCGTGTGTTTTTTCTCCGTATAAACCATCAACAGAAGATCTTTTAGTGTCAGGGTCTATTTTTGGTAAAGCGTTCATGGTAACCAATTGTTTTTGCAATTGCTTAATGGCAGTCTTTGTTTCACCGCCGACCTTACCATCAGGCTCTCCAGCCTTGTTGAATGTTAATTCAGATTTTAGAAAGTATTGTTTTAGGCCGGCCTGAAGGTCTTTGATTGTCTTAGGTCCATCCTTTAGCCCTTGGAGCAACTTTTGCTGGTAACGGGTATTGCCCCCCACGCCGCGGCCCCCGGAACTTCTGCGGCTGCCTGAACGGCCTCCAGATCTGGATCCACTGCGAGATCTCCCTGTAGCGGACTTCTTGCCACCGGATGTGACCTGTGGCCACACCTCTTCTTCTAACTTTGTAATGTAAGTCATAAGGTATCGAAATACCGTAGGTCTGTCCATTGGATCCAGATTGGCCTTACCCCTGTTAAACTCCTTATTAGCTGCCAGTACCGATTTCGGGATCCCATAAGATCTCATTGCTTTAAAGAGTTGATTGTGCCTTGCATCAAGCGCTTTCAGTTTTTCATCCTTGCACACTTCTTTGCCAAATGGTGTGTCCTTCGACCCACCTTTACATTGAAATGTAAGATTGACAAGTTCGCTGCCAGTAGGCTTGGGAGGCAAGGGCACTTTCTCACCTTTGCTGCTGCCAAGCCCAAGTGCACTCCCCATTCTTTTGAAAGCGCTTTTTGCTGTGCTCCCAAACGCTTTTAAGGATAATCCGGAATATCCCCTTGCTTTTGCATCGCCAGCCACCGGCAGGTCAGTATAAGCACTCTCTACATCGATTTTTTTTCTTTTGGCTAAGTTATTAAAAAATTCGATTCTCTGGTCTAAAAGTTCTTCTTGTTTGGCCACATTATCACCGGCCTTTTTGCGCTGCTGCAGGTATGCTCTAATATTGGCCCGTAAGTCATCCTGTGTATTGATATCTTTTTGCTCGTTGATTGAAGTCCTATGTTCTTCTAAAGTTTTAGGAAGCTGGTTGAGGATTTTCTTATATAAGCTGCGATTTAGTTCTTCCTTTGCCCACAGTGTGTTATTACTGCAAAAGGCTTTTTCGTGACCTTTCTTCGGATTACTCGGGCACCAAAATGGTTTCTTTGTAAAACCCTTTAGCTGATCCATTGGCAAGCGTGTAACGGTGTCGTTAGGTGCCTCTTCTTGCGGTGCTTTCTTGGGCTCTGTACCCGTACCCTTTACTATGGCTGATGTAACTTCTGGTGGTAGATCTGTGCCCTTTGTACCAGGTGCTTTTGCAGCCGGCGCATTCAACGCGTTCCAAGTGTCTTGCTTGAGACTAACTGGACTCCTAAGGGAGTCCCAGAGCGCTTTCAATATAATTCTGCGGCCGTTGTTTGCTCGGTTTGGCATCCGGTCATCGCCTAAAGATCCAGCAATTGCTGGCCAGAAGGCCTGGTTAAATACTTGCTTTGGCATGCCAGCTTTTAGAAAAGCTTCCTTGTCTAAAGCATATAGCTTTTTATCGCCTTGCTCTTGGACTGCCGCTGCAGCGATGGTGAGGAGACTGTTGAAGAATTTATGCCAAAAGTTGATGTTCAAGGCACGTTTTTCCACCTTGGAGCGATATCTTGAGAACTTGTATTGGCCGTTATTATTTTTTCTAAGATAGCGTAGCACTGTCTGCGTGCTGCCGGTGTTGCCGGGGCCACTCGGTTTGGCGATCATGCTCGCAAGTTTATCATATCTGTCGCCCTGACCCGGTTTTGCAACAGTTACCTCATCAGGCTTTTCGAGCCACAAGCCGGTTTCTTTCCAAAATCCATTCGCCGCGAAGAATTTTTCTTCAATCTTTGCGACGAAATTTCTTTTCATTTTGTGAATTATGAGTGCACTTATCCTCGAGTATCCTTCTTTTTGGCTATATTTTTCTATATGCTCAAAATCTCCTTCAAGCTGTTGTGCAATAGTAAGAGGAGCTAGCCTCAGGGGATCTGTATAAAAAAGATAGGTTTTACCAAGAGTTTTGAATAATTTTGAAATTTGAAGATTATTATTCGGGTCGAATCTGGCGTTTTTATGAAAAATATCTTCGGCGCCTGCAGACTTCAATGCGTCAAGATGGTGATCAACTATCTTCACTGGTTCCTCGCCCGGATTTTCTTTCAGCAGGATTTTGTCTATTTCTTCTAAAATTACTGATTCTATATAGGTGTTGGATTTTGGTGCGGACATGTGGGGTCTCCCTACTTACAAAACATTATTATACAATAAATAGTAGAAAGTTTTTAACAAAGCCAAGGTTTATTAGAGCAGTTTCCCGTGGTTAAGTCTAGATAATATTCCTTTGGCTGCATTGGCCATGATACTCTCTCTCATTCCCATTCCATTTGGCACTTTCCCACCGTGGGTTACAATTTCCCATAATTTTCTTTGAATCTTCTTTTGGTGAACGCGGTCTTGGGTTATTTGTTGTGTAATCTCTCGAATCTTTGCTTTGAGTTTGTCGCGATGAATAAACGTATCTTTTTCAAATAAAGATTCGGCCATGCTTTTGCTTTCTATCTCTTCAGAATCAGAATAATTTATAGCAAAGGATTCCCCTTCTTCAGTTGATTTTAGAATAGGAGGAGCATCTCCAGGGTAGGAAGCCGTCTTGAGCATTTCTGGGTTTCTTATTTCAAGATCCTCACAAGTAGGGCCTTGTGATGGAAAATTGCCATCTTTTAGTTTTGGCTGCCTATTGTTCTGTTGGCAGAAGGCAATTTGTATATCTTCTGGCCATATCTCCCATTCAGAGGCATAATATATGCCATCATAATCTTTGCGAGCCATGGTTTGCATTCTTTGTCCAGGGCTCCTTGCAGGGTTAGAGGTTGCCTTTGCAGGATTTGTCCAAGCTAAGAAAAAATCACCTCTTGAATCGAATATATCAACTCCGCCGTACTTACCACTCGATGTAAATGGCTTAATGATGGAGTCCCATATAGTCCAACCAATCCACGCCCATGGAACAAATTTCATCAAATGTTTAGCAAAAAACCTTGCTCCAGCCTCTCGAAAAACTGTCAAAAAGGCCCGGGTACCAATTCTTTCTAGAACTTTTGCTGCAGCATTATATAATTTAGATACTATTGCGCCGATCGATTGCTTTTTTGCAGGTGAATTCAAAATTCGAGCGACTACAGACTTCTTTGCGTTATCTGATGCTGCCTTACGAAAAGCGACGTTGTAAAATACTTCATTTTTTAGGGTATGTTCGAGAAAAGAGGCAATTTGTTTCCACATTTTCACAACAAGTGGGGCAGCCATCGCTGCCACTTTAGCTTGATTTTGATTTTCGAGCCCGCGCCCAACGCCAACGGCCGTCTTTTCAGCCCTTACCGCTGCCTCTGGTGCCGACTTCATAAGTTTAGACACCAAACTTAGCTTCCGCTCTTGCATCAGATTCTGTTCTATATAATTATTCAAAAATGATGTATTGCTCATATCTTTCTTCTTCCTAATTTCCATCATATTAAATAGAGGCAAATCAACAGAATCTCCAGCACGGATATCATTTTTGGCAAACCACCCCTTGTTTGCCTCAAGAGCGTATTGACAGGGGGTGGCTGATTGGGCGCCATTTCCTTCTCCTGGTTCCATATCTTCTATTTGAGATATCTTGCCGTCAGAGGAGATAAATGCTATAGAGAGAGGAATATAAGTGTCCTTCATCCAATAACTCATCTTTTGTGGCTTCTCATAGCAAAACAACATGCCTTGATCTTGGGGAAGGTGGTCTCTAAATGAAAGCCCTTTTAGATGATCGAGATGAGTTTTCGCCAATTCGACGTTAATTTTTTTATTTTTTATTTTTATCGGCAGCATTTTTTTCTTCGGTATTTTTTTTCTACAGTAAAGGTGTAATAACCTAATACCTTACTAATAAATAGACAACAATAGCTCCAGGACCCACTCTACTATCAACAACATTGCCATTCTTATCTAAATGTAGCATGGTAGGGACTTGCTTTATACCTGCTACTGAGGCTAGTCTCTGCACCCAAGGCTCGTCAATGTTTAGATAATAAACCTTTGTTTTGAGTTTAGCTCTCTGAAGGGCCCCACGGGTTAGGGTGCATCCATCACACCAGTCAGCTGAAAAAATCACCACAAAAGGCTTTCCTCGATCTATAAGAGCTCTTATTTGGTATTCGCCAATATACTTAGAGTTCTTTCGATAGACTTCCTTGCCTTCATAGTGGACAACGACTTGAGTATTGCCGGTCTGAGTTGGTGGTCCAGCGGCGCAAGAGAGCATGAATAAGGAAAGCAGAGAAAATATTAGTGATCGCATATTCCAAGCTCTTCAAATCGACACTTAAGGTCTTCTAAATATTCAGTCAAACTAGCCGTTATTTTTTTGTCCAAATCATCAAGATGCTCTTTATCGAGAATATCGACCATTTCTCGACGGTTTTTGGCAGCTTCCCATGGGGTAAGCTTGCCTTTATCTAAATCTACACATATTATGCACATATTACTTCCTTATGCCGGCGCAATCATTTTACGAATGTCTTGGGCCATACCAAGGTATGGCCCAAAAGTATAATTGCCGCCCCCATCTTGGGGGTGAGCATCGCCATAGGCCTTGCCCAACTCACCCAGCATAACTATAACCCTTTCGGCCAGTTCATGATATCTTTGGACCGATTCAATGTCACCTTCTGTGCCGCCCATTATTTGCTCTTGCAAAGCTTTTTGCAATTCTTCCTTTATAATTTGTTGTAGATATTTTTTTGAAATCTTCATATGATTCTCCTTCTACTTTTTATGATTTATGATCAACCGGGCGCCTTGTTGACAAGCTCTCCAAGCTGACTCGCGAGGGTTTCAACCTGGCGGCCGATCAGGCCCTCACCAACCGCAGGGCCTGCACCGGTGTCAGGGCTCACTATCTCCTCGTAGTCAACAAGACTAGCACCAATCTGGCTCAACTCACGGACTATCTGTGCAAGTCGATTGACCAGGCGGCCGCGGTTTGGCTGTTTGATTGGGTACCCCGTCGAGCCCACAGTGCGTTTGTTCGTTTTGCGCCTTCGAAGCGCGCTGCGCGCCGAGAAAGACGGCTGCTCTTGCAAAGTTTTTTGCAATTCTTCCTTTATAAGCCTTTGCAATTTTTTCTTGGAAATTTTCATGTTGTCTTTTTCTCCTGTTTCTTCAAGCCGCGGCATAAGCTCTGCCGCTGCATCTACTTTGTTCATTGTATTGTTTTTTAGCTTTTTTAGCTCTTGATCTAAGTATTGTACTTTTACATCTAATTTCATAAGGCGACTGAGCGCCGCGCGACTTCCATTTGGATTTTTCTTGCTCAAGAGGTTTGTATACGCGAGTTCGCTGGTTGTCCCCGATTCATTACTGATGTTAACATCGCTTACTTCTTCTTTTATGATCTCCAATATTTTTTTTTTGGAAATTTTCATGCTGTCTTGCTTCTCCTCTTTTATGCTTTATGGGCCCTTTCTTTTTGCGACTAGAGTCTTCACGTCCACAGTGAATGCACCAGTACCTTGTGTTTTTGTTATGATCTTGTCTGTGTACTGCTGAGTATATTGGGGCAGCGTTAGGTTTGCCTTTTCGGCGGCTTTTCTCCTAGCACCTTGGAGTGGGTCATCTCCACGAAGAAGTCCTTGCCTTGAAAGAACAACCTCAATCTTTTTTGGTCTAGAAGACTCTCGATCCTGCGCGCTCATAGCGGCTTGATCCATGTCAGCCTGTGTTGGAACATCCCCAACCCGGCTCCGAGCTGCAGCATCTTCCTTCTCTTGACTGGTCTTAACATCTTTTACATAGTTTAGGAACCCTGATCGCTCGTTCTCATATGAATATAGAAAGGAGTTTGCTAGTCTTTTTCTGTTTCCAGTTACTACCAACCCTGACTTCCCAGCTAAAAAGTCTGCTATAGCCTGATGATCATCACTATTAGAGAACCCAAGCTTTTCTCTGTTCTTGTACACAAGCTGCACAGCTTGTGGGTACTTTGTTAGCCATTCCATCGCTGCAGGCGACTTTCCTTGCTCTAGAATTGCAGCCTGTACTTCTTCTTTTATCACTTCTTGTAAATATTTTTTTGAAATTTTCATGAGTGTCTTACTTCCTTTATTGTTTATCCTTCTCTCAAAGCTTCGAACTCATCTCTGAAAGCTTTTAGGAGTTGCCAGGTGGCTTTTTCTGACGTCATTCCCAGCCAGACAGACCAATTGGTCTGTGCTTCGGGTCCTTGTGGCTGCAAATGCCACTCTTCCCAGTCTTGCACCCACCGTTGAAGGCTAGCATCATTAGGAAGAACGCCCGATACAATCTTCTTTGCTCCTCCAAACAGTCTCTCAATTTTTTTCCGATGGAAATTAGGGTTTAGGGCCCTGTTATCTGAATGGCCACTGAAGTCGTTAAAAACGCTTCGAAACGCAGCGTTAAGTTTGTGGGCCTTCGAGCTGATTTTCCCCCGTACGGCGCGCGGCATGTCGTATCTCGACACTTCCTCTTTTATAATTTTTTGTAAATATTTTTTAGAAATTTTCATGGGGTACCTCGTAACTGTTTACCTAATAAATAGTGTAGTATAGTAAGTAGTACCAAAATCTCGAAATTTTCCGTGTGTGTAGCGCGTGTATCAGGGCGCACATCACCCTACATGTACGTATGGGACTTACATTCGGCTACACTGTAGGGGGGCGGGGGGGGAGGTAGCACCCTGTCGCACATGTAAGTCTGTTGTTTATATTTGTTTACCTTTGCCTACATTGTAAGTTATGTGTACACCTTTGTCTACTAGTAGCACCTATTAGCACACTATAATACATTGGCACCTATGTCGTTAGGTGTAGGTAGATGTAGTACAAAATAAAATAAAAATAAAATGAAAAAAAAAGAAAAAAAAAGAAAAAAAGTTGAGATACATGTAGGCATGTGTAGGTATAGCGTCCACCTTTACCTACGTTTCATGACGTGTAGGTATTCTAAGTATTTAGAATCATTAGGGTTTTCACGGTCACGTTTTGATTTCTATGGTCGAACGGATTTCCTCAATGATTTCAAGGACATGCAACAAGAAAGTGGACTGTTCGCGGATCTTATGGTATAATATATACATATCAAGGGGCGAGAGAAATGGTTTTCTCGCCGCCGATTTACTAGGGCGCTGGATTCAGGCCCACAATACAGGAGTGTCTATCATGGCATTGAAGCGACAAAAGAATAATATTATTAACTTGGCAATGATGGTTACGACCGAGGATAATAAGGCCGGGGTCACAATCGACCAGACCATTCTCAATGGCAAGTCTGCAACCGTATCGGTGAGGCTGATCAATGGCGGCCGCAAGTCTGCCGCTGTCAAGCTGGATCGAGGCGCTATCCTCGACCTCGCTGAAGCACTAGGTGAAGTCCTAAAGACCGATGGGGACTTCTAGTCCCTAGGCCTACGGGCCCGTTAACAAAACAGGAAGCCGGGCGGACTCTGATCCGTTGGATTATTTTAGCCACACGCGACCGAAAAAGGATAGAACGTGGATTTTATTATTGTACCCTTACTTATACTTTATATAACTGAATATATGCCAGTCTCGTACGATTGGTCATGCTTAGAAGATTAGGATCTTATATATGTCACGCGTCACGACACGTACCAGAAAACCTTGTGTTAACCGTTCATGGGCCAAAACCAAAAAGAAGGGATAACCCGGTGAACTGGATATTTCTTATTATAGCAGCCCTTGCCGTCGGTTGTGGTCATGAGCTAGATGACCCTAGCCGATGCTGGGCTAGTAGTCCTGGATATATCAAGACGGAATTCGTCTGCTTTGATTATTCAGTCGAGCATAGGCTATGCCCCAGTCATGAGGATAGCTCAGATTGTGTTCAGTCTTATGATATACCTGAAGCCCATTTGACCCATTGCCGGTCATATAACTATTGCGAGTAAGCTATGAATGATTTAGAGCGAGGGTTCACCGTTGGTGTAGTCCTGTGCTTATTAGTCTATATCGTCCTACCTTTTTAATCAGGGCCCTTCAAAGGGCCTTTTCATTTACCTTCTCCGCCTACATTTCCCTACATGTCCTACATCCACCCACAGGTAAGAGTTTGTAAGAAGGGTAGGCAGCTGGTTTTCACCTCGGACCTACACTCGACTACCTTATCTTACCTGTGGGTATACCTACTACCTTGCCCTACTCTGCAAGGCCGTTAGAAAATGCACACTTGCTAGGCTAAGATCACGCAAGTATAATACATATGGATCATATCACCGGACCAAGTCATATATCCTTCTCGAATAAGCGGAATAATATCAAGTAGATAGCCGCATGACATAGTGTGCTTTTCCTAACTGTTAGCTTTTTTACATTGACAATACGTTGTGTATGTACTAAGTCTAACCCCACTCAATAGCATTTTCTCCCACCGTATAACACTTTTTTGCATTATGGGTGTTAGGTAAGAGAGCATTTTTTTAGGGGCTACGACTTTTTTGCTAACCTTTCTTCTTTGTTTTATACCAACTGCTACTTACGGTCTTCTTCTTCCTAGCCATTGGGTGCACCAAGAACAACCTTAAGGTAATGACCCTTTCTAATAGTCACTGTGTGATACTCCTTCACCGATTAGTTTTACCTCTCCCTGTAAGTCAGTAGTGTGCACCCAGTGCTGTCTACCGTTCTCCCATTGAACAAGTGTTTCATTGCCACCACGACGTTGCTGAATAGCTACACCATTCTTATTGTTGTGAACTGTCTCTACTTTACTCTGAACAAACATATTTACTTTCTATCCTCCGAGTACTTTCTGTTTAGCTTGGCCTTGGTCAAGCGGCTTGTGGCTCTGTTAGCCAAATAACTTATCTCTCTTGTTCTCCGCAACGGTTGGATGCTAAACAAGTGTCTATGCCTCCTCGGATGCTAGGATCTCATTGACCGCCGTCAGCAGGTCGCGCAAGGCTGGCTTGTCCAACTTGATGGCGGCTGTCTTCTTAGACCCGTTGATAAGGCGAATGGACACACCTTCCGATTGGCCATTGACAAGCGTCTGATCGATCATCACGCCGCCAGAACGAACCTTCTTATCGTTCGATGGTGCATTCATAATGGTGAAACCAAGGTTTTGGATATTGCTTACTACGCGCTTCATGTTTGAACCCTTTCAAGGTTACTCGTTTATTGGAATAAAGGGCCTTCCCTCATTCTCAATATATATATTATACCCTAAATCTTGGGGTATGTCAAGAAAAAAGTGACCTAAATCACAAAATAAATTCAACCAAACAGGCCGACAACTCTGGTGCCAATGTCCATGATTCCAGTGATACCAATAGCATCACCCAACACGAAACCTACTGCAACTAACACAAACTCTCTCATTATAGTCCTTTACTGAAAAAAAATACCGGCGATTAGCATCGTCAAAGCTCCGCGATTGCCCAAAGTGCAATCCAAATACTGATGATTACTAGAACCAATCTATCGCTCTCGACTTAGGTCGAATGAAGAACTCGAATGGGCCCATGTGCAAGATGCTGTAGGGCGTTGTCGTGTCACTCGACAAAACCAGACTATACTTCCTATAGGAACAACCCCATTCCCGAGATTGACCCAAAAACACGAGGTATGGAAATGTCATCATTAGTTTACCCTTCAATGTTCTCCACAACTTCATCGCTTCAATCCAAACTTCTTGAGTAAGTCATTGGCTTGGTCGAAAGTCATACCAACATCTTCGAAGGCCTTTACCTGCTTAGGTGCTGGGCGTTGTGCGGCTTGTCTACGCAACTTGCGTGGGGATTTGCCCGCTACAATGTCCGCTTGTGTAGTAACAAGCGTATTGGTTGGCATCATATCCACGTTCAGCTTTGCTAAAATAGCCTTATGTGCTTCATTCTTATTGTCAGCCATGACAAAACCAGACCATGCAGTCGGCATTCCTAATTCAACATCGCGCTCTAACTTGAACAACCACTTCATAATGAGATCCTTTCGTTTTGGTTAATCCCTCATTGTTTGTATATACATTCTATCAAGGTTTTAACCAAAAGTCAAGAACTTTCTTCACTAAGAGTACATTTTTTTTTCATCATATTTCTCGAAGAAAGTGTCGTTCTTGTATACAATGGAATACAAGTTTTTAAGATCTAATGGAATTTCTACTTTGTTGAGATTGGTCGTTCCACCCCGGAGTTGCTGCCTGACAAAACCCTCCGTTAATTGGCTGATTACCTCATTTGTCTTCGGCTTTATGATAAGTATACACTGTTCTTTGTAAAACAAGCCAAAATAGTGATCTATGCCACTATATGAATCTATAGCTTCTTGTGTATAGGCCCCGTTGTATATTCCTCGGACCTTGAATGTCGCAGTCCTAGCTCTGCCACTCTTGGTTGGTCTCTGAAATAGCACGTCAAGGTCTTTATCATCAAGGGCCCTGGTCTTGTACTCAGCATATATGTTTGCTTTGAGATCATGGGCGTCTGAACCATACTTTTCACTATCTTTGCCAGCAGAAATCTTTTTATGCGCGATGTGACCGAGTTTTTCGGCAATGACTGGTTCGCGCCACTTAGTCTTATCTGTCACTTTCGGATAGCCATCTGTCTCGCCCTTCAAATATAGTGCGCCGGCTAGCTCCTCATAAGTATATTTTTCGGCTAGGGTTTCTAGGTTCATAGTTTGTCCTCCATCTCCACTATCTATACAAGTATTATGTCAAATTTTGAGGCATTTGTCAAGAACTTTCTTAGGGGTCAGTGCATTTTTATTTCAACGGTCTCAAATGTGATTCGTGCCAATGGTGGACTAATCCATCGGATGTCAATATTTTCCACACTTCACCAGGTGTGATATTCGCCAACGAGCATGTGCGGCCGCTGGTGCTGACGAATGAATCCGTTCTTTTAGATGCTCTCAATATCAAACCGAATAGGCCGTTGGGATGGTGAGGTTTTCTACCTCCCAAATTACTGAATGATATGCGGCACCACTCATGCTTCGCTGGCCTCCATGGTTCCATTACATTGGGTCCGCACTGTAAACCAAGTCCAAGTCGATGTTCTCGCCGTCCCAATCGTCAAGTGCCGCTTCGCGAAGTAACTCTGTTGATTCATCATCATAGCAGGCGGTTCCTCGCATCTCCAGAAATTCGACAAGCTGGTGCCGGCGTGCGTTTTCCAAATATGTTCTTGTGACATCAACGTAGTCGCCTGTAAGTGTTTCTAGCATCATTTTTTTATCCTCGTCCTGTTCCTGGTTTATGGTTGGGGATTGTTAGGTCATGAAATTCGCCTGATAGTCTCTCTGCTTTTGCCAAACTTACAAATGGCCGCAAGCACCAGAACACTACCTCACTCAAAGGGTGCCCAACAAGATTGTGGACTACCCAATTTCTATACAAGATGCTCATATCTTGCCTTTCTCAATTGTTGTATATACATTATATCCTATCTTGACCGTCAGGTCAAGAAAAAAATACCGCGAGATGGTCGATTATTTCTCCAACAATCGTATCATATGAGGTGCTGGCGAGTTATCATTTAGTAGTCTTGTCTCATAGTCTGTTGAGAGATAGATACCTGTGGTTGAGTTTGAATTCTGGAATCTGACTTTCAACAAATTGAGCGCCGGTGCGGGTCCGGCGTCGAAATTGCGCTGTGCAATAACAACTCCAACAAGGTGTTTGCGGTCCAGACCGGAGATCTCACCAATGACTGTTTGTCCGACCTGAAATTTCATAACTCAATGCTCCTGTTTACATACATGTCAAACTCGTATGGGGTACCTTTGGTTTCAACGTCATCAACCTCTTCGCCCAGGCGAATTAGACCATACTCCTCATACAGCTCGCTATTATCAAGAACTATCATTAGGTTCTCCATAATTTGGACGTCAGGATGGCTTTCGTACCATTTGACGTCAGCCCAAAACCAGCGGCCCGTATCGTCGCCTGAGTGGTCGTGCGCATAACTAATCAATTCTTTGAATTCTGAATTCCACTCACACACTTGTTCAATAATTTGTTTTACCATTGGTGAGCAGGCAAAGCCCACATCGCTACGATAACCCACTACTTACAACTCCTACACACATGACCACCAAACTCTGGCTTCTTTACATTGGGGAAATAGTCGTGACAATAGATACAGTCAACACCATAAATAGCTTGTCCTGCATAGTGTCCACTGTCACGATCGAAGCGAAGCCGGTTGGACCTCGCGATAAATCTCATTCTTGCTTTACCAGCCATAGAAAATAACCTTTCTTGATTGTTTCTACTCTTATAGTATAGCAGCTAAACTACTGAAAGTCAAGGACTTTTTATGATTTTTAGGTCATAATCCCAAACATTATTTCCAACGGTACCGTTGCGCCACAAGACCTTGAATACCTTATTAGTGCAACCCAAGCCCCTGTTGTGTCCGACATTCTCAACAAGCACACCAATTCTTTCAGCACACTTGCGGCGGCTTGGATGATTGTCTCTTACCAAATCACCGACTTTCACTGATAACCTCCACTGTCATTTCACCCTGTTCTGGATCGAAAGAATCTTTGTGGTAGGACTCGTGCGCCCCGTCGTTGTATAGTATACTCCAGTGTCCGTAGGCTAGTGGTCCATATTCTGTGCCGCCTGCTAGGGGGTCAAAGGGAAGCAGGACTCCGTAGTGGTCTCCTTCAAAACCATAGAAACTAACCTTCACCAAATCACCGACTTTCACTGATAACCTCACAATAACTTGTTACGAACCAATCAGTTTTGCCGTGCTGGTCCAAAACCTTAAGTGTCCCTCCAGCTTCATTCACATATATTATTGTCCCGTATACTGGAGAATCTTCATCATGGCGGAACTGGGATCCATCGGGATTTTTCGTGTAGCCATACTTTACCAAGTCACCCTTCTTCATTTCTACACTCCTCCCAGCACCATTCTGTGCGATAATAATTGCATGTTTCTCCGCACTCGTTTTTTTGGCAGTCGCTCTCTAGTTGGTCTTCACACACCATCGCCTTTTGACAATTAGGGCTGTCCTCTATTGGGCAGCCAGTCAGCAAGAGTAAACTAAAAACTACAACAAAAATCAATCTCATATTATCTTCTCTTTCTGTAGGCAAACTTCAAATCTCTTCTTTCAAAGAGAGTGCTAAAGTATATCCAGTGGTCGGTTGGGTGCCCCTTGGTGTTTGCGCGGCTTTTCATCCACGCGACCTTATATTTATGAGGTAGACTTCCAAAGCTTTTGACAATTCCAATATCGCCGGCCTCAACCCACTTGCACCTTTTCAGTTTTTTTCCTGATGCAGAAAGCATAACCAGATCACCAACCTTCATCGGCCTACGCTCCTCGCTGTCTGCACCGTGCCAATATACTGGTATGCACCCTTGTTGTAAGCAGGCGCAGAGCATCTTGCTTTGCGTGCAACCTCAATGTCTGCAATCTTGCCTCCGCAATCTAAGCAGGTTCGATAGCCAAGCTCTGCTCTCTTTGGGCTGTAATCTTCGCTGCATTCAATACAGGTGGGACTCATTAGTGTATCTCCGCATTTGCCGTTGGTGTTAGTAGTAGTTTAACATCATTTAGAACTTCTGTCAAGACTTCTGCCTTATCATGGTTGTCACAGTTTACAGCGAACTTGTGATTGAGAAGTACAATGATTGCGTTTATGTTTAGCACTTCTGCGATAGTTTCATCAATATTGACTTGCTTCATAGTGTATTATCCACTCTGTATGTGTCGAAAAGACTGTATGCCTCGAACTCTTCATCCTCGATGACAAACATGGCGCGCCGAATAAGATGTGCTGCTAATTCAGACAGGCCCTTCTTCGTTCTCATGTATTCGTAGTATTCATCTGTTGTGAGGTCGCTCTCAAGAGAGAAGCCGATTGAGAAGGCGTGATTATATTTGGGCATCTAGATGTTCCTCGATTGTCTATATTATAATAATATCAAACATTTAGAGGATTGTCAAGAAAAAACTGGCACGTCTGAAGCTTTTTTCAGACGTGCCTTTGGCCTAGTCAATACTGATTGAGAGTGGCTGGACTTCTGGGCGTTGGGGGACGCGTACGGCAAGAAGGCCGTCTTCAAACGAGGCCTTGGCATTTGATAGGTCGAGGTTGTCATCATAATTCACATAGGTCTTGCTGAAGTTTCTTCTGGCGATACGAGATCGTTTTGTGTTTTCCTCATTGGCAGTACCCGTGATTGTGATCGTTCTCTTGGCTGTTTGAACATCTATATTCAGCTCGCCTCGCTTGAAACCCGCAAGGGCAAATTCAAGCACCGTGGAACCATCGTCGTCTCGATAGATGTCGGCGACGGGATAGCCCTGTGTCGATGCTTTTAAGTGATTCGGAAAATCACTGAAAAAGTTATCGAAAACTTCGTTTATTACTTTGTGACCCAATAGTCCGGGTCGATGGATTGCAATTGCGTTCATTGTTATTTCCTCCTATTATAGCAAGTTGCGTTTAGTGGTAAGTCCCGAAGCGACTTACCACATAGATATAATAAACACGCCTTGATACGTGTCAAGTATATTAATCAATAATGTCTGCAAAAACACGAGATCTCCCCACATGCACACTTGTGGTCTGTGAGCTGTAACCCCACTTGCCTCTGGCTGTATGGTCGCGGAGAACTTTCATACCCGTTTTTTGACAAGTGTCACCAATCATTAGCTTGTAAGAGTACAGCTTCTGTCCATCTGTCCAGAATGTGCCCGCGTGGTTGCTGACCGGATTTCCGGCACTCCAAAAATCAGGTACTAGACTGTTCACTACTTTTTCCATTACTTTGTTCCTTTCACGAACAAGGGTGCAGCATAGACAGCTGCGATAAGTGCCGCTCCTGCGGCAATACAAACAATGTCAAGAACTCTTTTTCTTAGCATCTTTTAGTCTCTTGATTTCTTCTAACACCTTTATTCTATCATCACTTGGTAAAGATGTCAAGATTTTTGTTGTCTCCGGTTTCGGAAATTCCACAAGGTGACGAGCGATGCGGCGGATGTGCGCCATTGATTTAATTTCCATGTTATACTCCCATGTCTCTAATCGAGACTATTCTATATTCAAAGCCAAGTTTACTCTTTTCGAGGTAGGCGGATTGGGCGGCCTCCTCGAATGTTAGCTTGTCAACAGTCAAAGTAAATGTTTTTGCAAGTGACTCAGCTCGGAAAACAATTTTATATGTGCTCATGTTCTCAACCATTGTTGTAGTGGCCGGGGTAGGTCGGACTAGATGTTGGGGTACAGTCTGCAACATCCACCTTTGAAGGGAACCTCTTGGTGTTATCCATCAGTCTAAGATTAGCATATACCTTTTTATTTTTCACATCCAGGTCCAGGCCGACGACTCGGGCTTGGTATGAAACTTCATGCAGCCTCACTCTCACTCTGTCGCCGGCTCGGATGTTATTTGGGTTCCATTGCTCAAAAAGCTTTTCAATATCTCTGTTGGAAGTCATTATCTCTCTCTTTCTTGATTGTGATATATATATCTTATCACAAGCATAGACAAATGTCAAATAAAAAATATCGGGGTGGGAGGATTTGAACCCCCGACCCTTTGGTCCCAAACCAAATGCGCTACCAGGCTGCGCTACACCCCGAAATTGAGCGAGAAATGGGACTCGAACCCACAACCTCGACGTTGGCAACGTCGCGCTCTACCAGTTGAGCTATTCTCGCATAGTGGGTCGCCCGAGACTCGAACTCGGAACCAGCGGATTAAAAGTCCGATGCGCTACCATTGCGCCAGCGACCCAGGTGCCCTATGGTGCTGAAATCCTTGAGAATTTTATTCTTTCGCCATATTCTTGCTCTAAGTTTTTCTTCTTTTTGGCGCAGATCTTCTTCAGTGCATAGATATGCTGTTGCGGGCCTTTGTCAATCCTGTAGGATAATTTGTATATTGTCACGCTTTACTCACTATTTCTAAACTATCTGAGGTGGTCCAAAATGTGCCATAATCACCCGGCCATTGGACTCTAACAGATGGGGTCTCGAACGTTCCGTCTACTCGTTGCCAAGTGTTTGCGTACACCACGACACCAACCAGACCTTCGGTTACAATACCTGGTTTATACTTCTTCTTCACCAAATCACCTATTTTCATGCTCGGCTATCCTTTTTCTCAATTCTGAGGAAGACCATTTATGATTCCTACTATTAAAGTATAACTCAATTTCTAGATCATGTCCAGTAAATTCTTTTCCCTCATGGTCTGCGCCGAGAATTCTGATGTCAGGCTTGAGGTCGGATAGTAGCTTGTAAAGCTCCTCCTCAGTCTCATAAACCATGACTTCATCAACGTACTTCACTGCACTAATTTGAATCATTCGCTCGCGGATGGACTGGATGGGCCTATTCTTATAGTCTCTGTCCATTGAGGGGTCAGTCTGTAATCCAACAATTAAGTAATCACACACAGACTTAGCCTCCTTAAGCATTAGTATATGGCCTGCGTGAAGCAGATCAAATGAACCACAAGTAAAGCCGCGGCTCATGGCAATGCGCGCTTCTGTCATTTTGTCACCGGTATTTGTTGAGACCGTATTGTGTTGGTCTAATATCTTTGTCGTTGAAGCGATAGATGCACTGCTCGTTGTGCAGCTCTTTTATCGCATTTCTAAAAACTGGGTCGGTCAACATGAACCCCAATTCATCACAATAACTGCTAACGTGCCCAAACAAAGTGTCACCATCTGTAGGTCTTCCTGGTTCATAAGGCACGGATTCCATGATTAATCTCTTTACTCTTAGAATCATAAATTCTTCTTTCTCCAGCAATCATATGCAACCGATCCTACAAAAATGGCTATTGATAATGACGCTACATTTACAATAAAATCTATCACTGCTGTCTCCTATCTCTACCGTAGAGTTCATCTATCTTTCTTTTCTGTTTTGCCTCTCTGATTGATTCTCTCAGAGCGTCTTCAATTCTTATCTGTATGACGGCTGCTCGGATCCGGTTTCTCATATAGAGACTTGCCGATACAATCAACACGATATACAAAATTGCCTCAAAGCTAATCATCGTCCAGCTCCTTACACGCCCTTTTCCACGCCTTGTATCCTAGTCTATATTTTTCGGTAATGAGGAACCCATTGATCGTCGATACAACGATTGGAGATATAAAACAATACAATAAAAATAATGTAAACCAATCCATACTTTTCTCTCTAAGTTATAATACTATATTACGCTAATTTGATCTCAATGTCAAGGTTTTTTATGTTTTTTTTTGAAGAGATGGTGCGCCAGCGTTTCTGTGGCCACCATCGTGAATTGCCACTATTATCCAAAATGAGGACATCCCCAAGATTTTCATTGATCTCCAGCACTAGACCCCAAGCCATTAGTGACTGCCATTCGCTTGTATTTGATATATAACAGGCTACCAAATCGCCTCTTTTGATTTCCATAGTGTAATAACTATGTTTTATCTAGCCATTTTTCCCTCGTACCCATTAAATGATCCATAAGGGGGCAAACAACGCACCAATTAGTATTCTGGTTGCGGCCCATATGGTGTTCGTAGTGCCATGGCATCCACTTCTTAAAGAATTCAACATGCTGATGCGTCTTTCTGTGTAACACCATATAGCACATAGCGTATACTATTGTTGTGGAGGCAAAGGGAAGGCAAACATATAGCAGCGGTAAATGCATTGCAATTCCCAACAAGGTGAGCCAAGTTTCGTTATGAAAAAGTTTTTGGCAATAATCCTTATCGTAATTGGCACCCCTACGAGCTACTGCGTGATGCTTCCAGTGAAATCGGAATTTAGATCTACCTTTCGGCTTATGCAATAGGATATGGACGCCCCAATCTAGGAAGTTTGCGTAAAGAAAACCCAATAAAATTCCTATTGTTACCCCAAGTCAAGACCCTCAATATGTGGAAATAGGTGCGAAAAAGATTATACACCTATATTAATTACTCCTTCGTTGAGTAAATGACTAGAAAAAACATGAATGCCAAACTGAGGCCTGCCATACCTTTCCATAGAATAATCCACATCAAATCAGACATAAGGAATCCACCAGGGAGGCTGTCCTTGTCGCCTTCCCCTCACCAGCCTACTTCTAACTTTGTTTTCTTTCATCCTCTGGCAACGCTCCGGTGTGCTGCTAAGGTCCAGTTGAGCGCGGTTGTAGACATTCGCGCTGGATCTATGTTTATATCCTGGTGGATCCGCCCGATGAATGTATATAGCAGGTGATAACCCTACGCCTACATCGTTGACCATCGGACACATATCAGTCAACTACTACAACTCTTTCTTTAGTCTCAAAATAGGGCCGCGAAGCATGTGCCTCCGTGGTCATCCACATACGCTGACATTTACTGGGTCGTGGCTTTGGTGCCATCATATCCGTAACAATAATATGACCGTCAAATGACTTGTTGTTCACGTACTCTGTTGGTGCGTCAAAACATGTTCCGCCTTTCATAACTCGTTGGACTTGGACTTTCTTGCCCTTCTTCCAATCCCAAACCAAACTCTCGTCAACACGAGTATCGAAAGGAATAACCGTAAACTCTGCGATTTCTGCAAGTTTGTTAAGCTCTGCAAAAAACTTGGCTAACATATCATCGGTCACCGATCCAGACTGGTCAATGCTGATTGCTACCTTAGCCACACGGTTGGCCTTGCGGCCTGGGTGAACGTATGCGTACCTACGATTGATTCGCTTGATCGAACTGGACCTGTTCGCCTTCTGGCTAGCCTTTACAAAGTACCTGAGAACCTTCTTCCAGTCAACCTTAGTCTCCAAGACTTTCATAATCTTTTCGCGACAATCTCGTGAAACGGTACCCCAACTATTGTTCTTGGCGCAGTCCTCTCCGGCCTTGCGGATGATGTCCTTCAGGCGTTCTTTGGCCATGTCTTTAACCTCTTGGTTACATTTGCCCCAACCACTGTGATCATCAAGAGTTTCAATATCTGCTTCATCAAACTCAGAAGGACTGTCGGCTGGCGCGCCTCCTTCGCCCTCTTCATAGACGTCTTGCTCCTCCTTGGTAGTTTTCTTCTTAGGGAGATTAGCCAGATACCATTCAGCACTCATCCCTCTTGGTAGATCCTTGAACGGACCCACGCCAGGAATCAGACCACCTTCTGGTAGGTTCTCCAAGTGAGAGTTGATAGCAAGATCTGCGGCAATGTTCCAGCGCTTTATGTTTTCGCCTTCAGGCATTCTATCCGTCACATGCAAAAATGTGATGTGATAAAATTCATGTTTAAGCACATCACGGCGCTCTGCATCTGTAAGTCCTTCAAAGAAGTCTGGATTGTATAACATCTCGAATTGAGCGGTGCTTGGATTGACCAGGACACCCGCCGTTGGAATGCTGTAAGTCGCCCTCTTGTCGATGCGTCTGGATACGGCGGCAAAGAATGGCTCGTCCATGAGAAGGCGCGCGGTGTGAATGTTGAGGTCGAAATTAGACATCTTAGTTCTCCTACTTATCTCCGGCAAGGATCTTTACCAAATAGTCTGAGACGGAGTCGCCGTCCACATTTGATTGGTGAAGCTTGATTGTATTGTTGATTTCCCCACTGCCAAGCACTGACCACAGTTTCATTGCAACTTCTGAAGGTAGAGAGATGAAGTACCTTGCAAGATTGTCTACCTTGTTCTGATCGAGTTCAGCCTTGAAAACCTCGGACGCTTCAAACTTGTCAATTAGAGCGGTGTGGTCGTTGATACCAAAGTCAGCAACCTTGTGCAAGTTGCCATGGTCGAGAATATCCTCAATCGTTACCTGCCTATCGTAATTCTGAACGAAATCGTTGAACGCGACGGCAGCCTCGAAGCCAACAAATGCGGACGTCAAGGAGTAGAGTGTTGGTGACGCCTCCTTCAAAAGCTCAGCCTTCTGTAGACATTCGTCTAGACGCTCCCACGAACGGCGCGAAGGATAAACCTTGTTAGGCTCAAAGTCGTCTGAGTGTTCAAGGTGGGCGCGGTTGGTGTTGATAAAGTTCCAAGTAACCTCAGAAACCTCCGAGTCCTTAGCCCACGACAACCAGTCCTCGACGCTGGGCTCAACGTCAAACACCGTCCAACGGTCAAGCTCGGCTGGGTCCATCTCGCCAACCTGATATTGTGCCCCATGCTCGCCGCCATTGACAGCGGCGAAGACTAGGGTGTCAGGGTGAAGTGTGTGGCCGTTAAGCTTGCGTGAGTCTGTAAGCTCAAAGATGCCCTGGCGGACCTCAAGAGTGGCACGATCAACCTCGTCAAGGAACAAAACGACAGGTCGGTCACAAGCAGCCTTGAACCAGTCCGGCGGGTTGAAGCGCGTTGAGTTACTCTCAATACTAGGAAGGCCAACCAAGTCGCCCTCGGTCATTTGAGATGCGCGCCGCTCCACAACCTCCATGCTCTGCTGGGCGGCGTACTGATAGACAACTGTAGACTTGCCGATGCCATGACGTCCACGTAGCAAAACTGGTTTGCGTACGTTAGTTACGTGGTGAACGATATTTGAGAATGTTGCGAAATCAACTGCCATGATAGATCTCCTTAGTAGTTAGCAGTTATTGGTTACTCTCTCACTGTATATAAATAGTATAGCACAGCTGGCTATTGGAGTCAAGAAGTATTTTTATGAAAGTTGCACAATCTTTTTGAATGCCAGTTGCTCGGTTTTACTAATGCCACATGTAGATAATTTGATTGCCAACTTCAGGTCACAATTGGGGTGCTCGGCTAACTTTGCAAGCGCGTGGCGACGACTATAAGACGAATAGTCAGCAGGCGGGTGTTTCTTTGGGTCTAGGTGGTCGTCATACGCCCTGTTCAATAGGGGAGTCGGACTATGGTTGGCTCCTTGGCCATACCAAGAGTATCCGCCGATAAAGGTCGCCGTCGCCCTGTAATGACTGTTGTTCCAAATTTGGGGGTACCTTTCATATAGTTCAATATATTTTTCAGGTTCATCCTTGTAGTGTCCCGCTTGAATCATTGTTGCCTTCACAACATAGGCGCGTGGTTGGTCATTCCACAAGTAGTCCCTAACTGTTTCATCCAAACCTGCATTGTAAGATAAGTGGTCTCTTGCAACCTTGTAGCCGGTTTTGGCAATAGCCATTTGCAGGTCTGCGGGTAGGAAACGATTCTTGGCTAAACCGTTCAATTCTGAGTTAGTCATCTGTAAGACGTGTCTAGTTAGTTTGTTCACTATTGTAATCTTTCAATCTCATTCGAAATGTTTTCTGCGACTTCAAAAAGGTCAAACCTCTCAAAGCCCCAAGTTGGAATGTCCATCTTTTCGATTCTCTTGATTTCTATATCTATAATATCAAAGATTTGCTTGAAAGTCAAGCTTTTCTTGTGGGTTTCTTTGTTCTTTGGGGCTTGTGGGTAGTTCTCGAAGGGGTCTGATTTCATTTGTTTTCTTGTCTTTCTCCAGGTGCTCCAACCACCTGGCTCTGACCCAGCGGTCATCGCCATTGACAAAATGTACTCGGCAATGATATTCATCAATGTGCCAAATCCATTCATCAGGGTTTGTCATATGGTTGTTTATTAGTGATTTCTGTACTACGAGTCCTGGCACTTGGTCTTCTTGTCTTAAGCGAGGACAGTAAACTAAATCTCCTACATCAAATCTTTGTCTCATATATACTATGTTAGTATAAAACAACTAAAAAGTCAAGTCTTTTTTGTTAATAAGCATACTTTATTTCTTTTCTTGAGTGGTTAGGGTTCTGGCCAACGATCTGCACTGGCCACTGAACCGTGTAACCGTAAGCCCTGTTAGGATGACACTCTATTACCAGCCCGACCAGGTTTGGATCTTCCCTGGCAATCGGGATGTTCCATTGTCTTTTTTTTCCGTAAGCGGAAAGCTTTACCAAATCACCGACTTTCACTGACTAGCTCCAGATTTTCTTTTAGAGCTGGTACCGATGTGCCGGTATCAACAAACACTATTTTGACCATACCCGGAGGTCCATCAAACAAGACCAGGGCGGGTCTGCGTCTGGCCCGGCAAAAATTCTTAAGAACCACCAAATCACCGACTTTCACTGACTAGCTCCAAATCTTCCTCTTCATAACTTTCTAGACCACCGCTCTGTGATACTACGTCAACAAGATAGTAATGCTCGTATGGATAAGCCTCACCACCGGGTTTGCAGTCTTCAGAGAGCCTAGCTTCTGATACAACAACACCAACCTCATACCCGTCTACAAAGACCAAATCACCGACTTTCACTGATTAGCTCCAATTCTTCGTGGTCGTCAGGTATTGGGCCCGTAGGAGGGCCTTCGAACCACATAACATATACCACGCTATCTCCACCGATAAGTGAACCTTTCCTTACAGACAGCACGATACCCGTATCGCCATCGACTCTCCATCTTACCAAGTCGCCGGCTTTCATGAAATTCTCCTTAGATATTTCTCCTGAACATTTTCACTGATATGTCCAGTCTTTTGCCATAAGACTCTGTATTCATTTGCATCATACCTATGAATCAAAAAGTCGATGCTGAAACCCAAAATAACACCAATATTTTTCAGACCCTTTCTGCGAGTTGAGTACACCAAATCACCGACTTTCACTGATTACCACCAGTGCTTTATAGCTCCATAATCTTTTGCCGTGTGCTGTGACGACGTGAACGTCAGGATTCAAGAACGCACTCTCATCATAACTCGGACACTTGCCAGCATAACCTAGGCCCGTCACGATTCCTGTGTGGCCTTGTCCATTTTTTACTAAATCACCGACTTTCACTGATTACCTCCGCTTGTGATTCCCATAGTGGACCTGTCAAAGTGGGGAATGTTGGAGAGTGTTTGTCCCACAAGACTTTGAACAGCCTCCTGCGAGATGACAGTGGGCGAGGAACTTCTGCCGTGACAATGCCAACTCTTTCCAGTCCCCAACTCTCTTTTACTAAATCACCGACCTTCACTGAGCAACTCCGTATCATCCCTGTGGATACGATATTCTCCGTCAGGAAAGAGAACATAAAATCCGAACGGAACAACCCTGGTGATAATGCCAAGACCATCGGAACTAACCTGTTTTACTAAATCACCGACTTTCACTTATCACCTCCAGATACATTTCCGTCAACCATTCTTTACCGTGGCCGCTCCACACAACCTTGAACATCCCCTCGGGTTCGTCTACCTCGATAACGATTCCATATTGCGCATCTCGAATCCAATCTTTGTCCCTTACCAAGTCACCGACTTTCATTTGATAACTCCAACAAGTTTGCACCCTGGATAGGACTCGAACCTATAACCTACGGCTTAGAAGGCCGTTGCTCTATCCAATTGAGCTACCAGGGCATTGTTCATATTTATATAATATCACAGTACAATCATCATGTCAACAAATTTTTGGCTCTGTGGAGGGACTTTTTTACAAACTCTTCTTTGTATTCACAGCCTTTGAACTTTCGCCCTGTTCTGAGTGCAGAGATCATGGTGGAAGCTGAGCCTGCAAAGCAGTCTAAAACAGTGTCTCCGGGCTTTGTGTGGGCCAGAATTATTCTATCCATAATTTCTAGCGGTTTCTGCGTTGGGTGCCAGCCGGCATACTCTTTGCTAGTTGTGTGGTTGTTCTTCATCCACACATCTGTTGGGATCTTCCCTTTTTTAAACTTTATATCCTTTTGCTTTAGATTTTCTAACTCGGAGATTAGCTCATCTTCATTCTTTTTATCGAACCTGTAAGTTTCCCAACTCCTCCAGTCTTTTTCTTTGGTGATTCCTTCTGAAAAATACTTTTGTATCAGATTTATTTTGCGAGTGATGGCCATATTGGATTTTACGGCGCGCGGGACTAAAACATTGTCAGCATAAAAATCAAAATTTTTGCCTTTGGAATACATAACTAGGTCTTCATGTTTTCTTGCAAAGTTACTTTTGGTTCTTCCACCCCAATCGTAGTGCCAGATTATCCAACTTTGATAGTGGGCGTTTTCGACATTATTTAGAACATCGAGCTTATACCTCAAGAATGTATCGTGCTTGGTTGTGCCCCAGACATAGAAGCAGCCTCCCGGCTTCAACACCCTGAAGCATTCGTCTGTCCACTCTTTGCACCAATCAATGTATCCTTGCTCAGACTTCCATTGGTTGTCCCAATCATCCTTTATGATGCTACAGTATGGAGGGTCTACACACACCAAATCAATACTGTTGTCATCTAATTTTTCTAAGTACTCCAGGCAGTCGCTAGTCACAAGTTCTGCATTGTGTAAAGACATGCTTTCTCCTATTTTGTTTATGTTATATAATATCAGAAAGTGACAGGCTAGTCAAGACTTTTTGTTATTTTTTGCAGCATCCATCTTGGAAAATCTTGGTACTTGCTTTTCTGTTCCCAGCTGATGTAGACCCTAAACCAGTCTTCATCTATTTGAGAAAACACTATTCCTTTTATTGAGTTTGGAAGGGGGCTTGTTTGCTTTGAGGCGATTATATGTACGAGGTCTCCTACTTTTACCATCCGCACAAGTCCTCGAAAATATCAATATCTCCAAGCGTGTTAGATTGATTGCAAGTTTTGGTTTGTGGTTCTTTCTTTTTTCTTTTTTGCGCTGCCTCGGAATCATGGACTTCAATTATTGATTGCGTCTCAACAACCATATAAAAAGGGTCACCGCCCAAATAGACTCTCATCTTGTTGCCATTGTGTAGGGTTATTACAGGATCGCTTTCAGAAATAACTGGAAGTGTGACAAATTCAAACGCTGTCAACGCCTTGGCACGGGCAGAAGAAGTGCCAAAATATTTACTTTTAGCCAAGAACCTTCCACTAATTGAACATTTGGATATTGATCTTTCGTTGTTTTCTAGAAATGAGATATGTTTAATTCTAAATTTCACCCTCTTTTCCTCTTCAGGTCTGATTCGTGTGCGTAAACAGGACTTGCCTCACCAGTAAATAGTACCTTGTATATCCTAGAGCCCTTCGCGGCTCTAGTAACCGGCTTTGCATCAGCTTCAAGTACAAAGCCAATCTTTTGTTCCATTTTATAGCGAGCGGATCGGTTAGGATAACTATCAGGGCCTGCGTTTGCTATATCAATTTTGTTATTAGACCTGACCTGAACACAATCCGACACCTTAAACTTTAAAGGTTGCTCGTAATTATTTCTAATCTTGAGAGCATATTTGTTCTCGCAAAACTTATCCCAATCTTTTTTTGAGAGAACAAAATTTTCAGGGTCGGATAGTACAGCGTTGACGTGAATAGCATAGTACTGGGTTGTCTTATAGTATAGAGCCACCTTAGTTGCAATGTTCCTATGGCCATCTGAGAAGTTTTTATCCCAGAGTGACATCTCTTTTAGTTTATCTTCGCTGTATTTGTCCTCAATTTTTCTTAGCCACTGTTCCTGGCTGTAACTGAGTTGGTCTCTGGTATTCGCCTGCGACACTAGAGAATTCAGAAAGTCACTCTCCCTGTAGGTAAGGTAGCCCTTTGCGCTATTTATAAGACTTTTGAGTTCTGATTTGCTTATTTTTCTTGGGGTAAAATATTCTTCATTTCTCATTGTGTGACTCTCTGATTTCTTCAAGGGGTTTAAGATTGCTAGAAATAGTGTAATATGCCTTCGATTCTTTTTGAAAGTAGACTTTGTAAATATCTTCCGAACCTTCAAATATACTTGAATCAAATTCTTCGATTATGACGCCACGAGCGTAGTCATGCCTTACGTCTACTACTAAATCTCCGACCTTCATTTGGCGCTCCTCAATTGTTGTATTATAATAATATCAGATAGTTGCAAGAATGTCAAGATTTTATTTCATGAATATCGTAAATCAATTCCGAACAAGGATACCAGCCGGGTTGTGCTGTTGGGGACACCCATATCATGTAAGCCATGAAATCTCTCTTTTTGAGGCATTGCCCCCAGCACTTGTAGCGTGTTGAATAGTAAACGGTGTTAGATTTTAGTTGCTCTTTCTTCATGTTCCATAGGTCACCGTCATTGTTCGGACATTCGATGACCATTCTTTGTTTTTCTTGGAAACTTTTCCTGGCTTCAGCCTCTTGATTTGTTCATCAGTGAACTCGGCCCACTCCTCATTTGCAGAGAAATAAACCAAATGTTTGCCAGTTTCTTCTGAAGTTTTTATATAAATTCCGACTTCATCTTTTACATTGAAGTCAAAGAGATCATAATCAATCAGCACACGGACTTCTTCGCCCTTTTTCATCACAGATCCTTACGAATTAACAAATTTTCTCTTAAATTGTCAGATACAGCTTGACAAATAGACAAGACGTCTTCTCTGCTGTCGCAGCACCAGGGCTTGTCTACAAGTAATTCTCTAACTCTAATAAAAACCTCTTCATAATGGCCAGTCGCATCTGTGACGTTTTTTGTGTCTAAATTGTCAACAATGAAGCCGGAGGCTGAGCGTAACGATCCTTCGGGCCCGTGGGCCTGTTCTGACCAAGCATACCCTTTACCTTTTCTAGTATTTTTCACTTTGAGTATTCGCTTTCATTTGCTAATAACAGCAGAGAATCTGCCAGCTCAAATGCGGAATCTGTATCCAAATCAATCCTATATTCATCTCCAATGAGAAGCGTAACACATCTGTTTTCTTGAAAAATTTCTGCCAAGATTACATCTCCATCCGGTGTATTTATATAAAAATTTTTTCTATTATGTAAGCTCATTATAACACAACCTTGTCCTCTCCGTCAACGGAAAAGAGTCTCCAATATTTATATTTAACTATGCTTCCTTCTAATAGACCCTGGTCTATGAGAACATTATAATGGTCTTCGCCCACTCTTCCGACAATCGTACCACTAATACCTAGTGGCCGGCCAAAGGGAAAGTCAAGAATCAAAACCTTGTCATCTTTCTTGAAGTCCATACATTAAATAGTATGGAACAAGATATATCATTGCTGCAAGATTTTACGGTATCTAATAAGTGCCTGTTCTTTCATCTTACACTCAAGCATCATATCATATTGAACACCGTGGCGCAGCACGGGGTTGTATATCCAATCTGAGTGGGCTTGCACTCTGATCTTGTTGTCTCCCTGTTCTTCTCGGCGAGACTCAGAAAGGTGAACGACTGGCTTGATACCGGATGGCCAGGTTGATGCAGCCATTTGAACTGCCTCTTCCTGCGTCTGGGCGCCAGTGCAGAACCGAAAATGGTGATAGTCAAAGACAATTGGCACACCAACCCTCTGATAGATTAGCTCATAGAGGCGCCTTACGGACCACATGGAGGCTTTATCGTCATTCTCTAGGGTAAGCCTAGAGCGAGTGTTTTCGTCCAGCCTGTAGAAGTTTTTGACCCATCTAGATGCTGTTCCTTCAAAGTCTCCACCGTATGTTCCTCCGACATGGATATTGATCTTGTTGTAATGACTAGGGAAGAATCCCATAAGGTCCATCATTTGTGAATGCTGATTCAATTCCTTGATAGTCTTATCCACAACTTTGTCATTTGGCGAGCCAAGTACATTGAAAGGTCCAGGATGAAAAGTTAGGCGATGGTTATTGAGTGTCGCATATTCACCAGCATCATCGAGCAAATAGCAAATCTCATTATAGTTTGGTAACTCCCTGAATTCATACTCACTCATCCAGGGGAATATATCTGATGACATTCTATAGAACTTGATGTCGTTTTGCTCATTCCACTCAAGAATTTTCTTGAGATCCTTGATGTTCTGCACTGCAAGTTCTGAAGCGTATGCGATGCCCTTATCTTTGAAGGTTCTCTTGATCATGGATCGATTAGTGGTGATTCTCTTTGATTTTGGACCTGACGAAAGATCCATGTTTATGCAAGCGTATCCTAGTTGCATTGTTTTCTACTTCTTTCTTTCTCTACTTCTAGTCTAATTTCTTCCGCGATGATATGCACAAGCACTTTACGTGCGGAATCGGAAAACAAGTTTACACCACTGTGTTTGAACTTGTCAAGTGTCTTGCTTATAGTTTTTTCTAATTTTCCCATGGGAACCCTTTTGGTCTATCTTTTAATATAGTACACCAGTGGGCTGGAAAAGTCAATCAAATAAAGGACAAACTTCTTTTTGCCACTCTAGTTCATTAGGAGTGTAACAATCCTTTTCTTGTAAGAGCCAGCAAAAGGGTGTTCCTGATGCACTAGGTTCAAAGCAACCCGGTGAACATACTTCATTATGAAGCTCACTATTTGGATTATGGCAAACATAAATAGAGGTTTGCCGTGGTGCTTCATCTTGGTCCAGTGAAGGTACAACTTCACCGCAAGAAAAGAAAAAAAGAAACAAGCAGCCCAGAGTCAAACCAACTAAGGATCTGTAACCACAAAAGTTCCTGTGTTGTAGTCGTCTAAAATTCTGCAATCCCAACCATACTCACTGACAATGTCACCAACAATAAGCTTCATCTTGTCAGAGTTTCCTACAATTATCTTACAAGGTAATTCAACAAAGTTTAAGAACTTTCTTACTTTTTCATCAACTTTATCATGGCGCGTGCCATGAAGATCGAGTGATCTCATTTTTCTTTGCTTTCTTCTATTTTTTGTTTTTCCGAACTTTATTGTAACTTCGGGTGTTACATCATAGTGGTGCCATACATCTTCTTTTTTAGTGCGCGCAACATGACCGTCGAGGTAGTAGTAGATATATCGAGGTGTCGTCTTTGTGACGATGCCGGCGCGTGTTTGGGAGATTATCAGGTCTCCTTTTCTCATTTTATAGCCCTCAAGCATACTAGCGTTTCCTTTCTTCTAACCTAAATAACCAGTTTATCGAAACCATACCCATCGAATCTGTGATCCTATTCTTTTTTGAGACCATATCGCGGAAAAAGAATTCAAAGTTTGATCCGGGCTGCATTCTCACTACAGCCAATTCGTTACGTGTGGATGAGGAATTCCTATCCTGATAGATGTCCACTATCTCTAAAAGGACTCCGACCCACTCCCTGCCATACAGAACATGGTAAACCAGATCTCCCTTCCTTAGTCCTCTGCTTTTCGATACTTCTTTCCACATAATGAGATACAACCCCTAATGTAACTAAGGACAGTATCCAGAGAATGATAATAAAAATTCTTGTTTTATTTGTAAAATTGAATATAAATCACCAAAGACGTCGCTATTATCAGAGATATCGCAGCAACGATCGGGTGCTTAACTTTGAACATAAGCGTTGACAGTCGCCAAGGCAGACAAATCAGAAATGCAGGAATTTGTAATGTCTTGCCTGTTTCTAGATTTAGAGTCTTCCAAAACAAACTGGAGTTTTTTGAAGGTTTTATCACAATTTATGTAAAACTGAAAAGCGCTCAGCATAGCTTGAAAACTAGAGTATATAATCGAATTTGACCTTGCTGAAAATTCTGCCATAGCATGTCTCTTGGGCTTCAACCTGAGAGAAACATCCGCTTTAGCATCTGTCTTGGAACACGTCCTGGACATTTCAAAAATTGGCCTAACTGACAAGTCGACCAAACTAATGTTCTTTAGTGACTGGTGATTATTTATAAATTCTGTGTAGCAGGCCTTATAAATGGCATCAACAAAGCCCTCTCCAGGACACTCCAACAACCTGTATGACGAAGTTTTCCCAGATTCAATCTTCGAAAAAGACAAATCCACTAATGTTACGGGACTTTGCACAGACTCTTGTATCTTGATAGACTCTGGGCATAGAACTACCAAGTCATCCTTTAGTCTTTTTGTGAAAATCTCTTTAATATTGTCGCGGCGGAAATCCTCTGGTCTCCTCACTACTCCAACCTTTCAAGCCCTGCGGACACTTTGAAGATATTTTGAACATTTCCCAGCCTTTTTATATCTCTGAGAATTTTGACCTTTACATCCTCCGGTGCGTTGAATTGACCGGGGACAGAAGGTATAAACTTTACGGATAGGCCGGCGATATATCTACCCTCTGTTACCTTTTGGTTTTTTACCACAACAGTGACGATTGTTACATTTGGCAACGCTCGAAGGTCAGCAAGAATATCATCTAGACCTCTCGATTTGTTCTCTTCAAGAGTGAGGCCATAGGTCAGCATACAGTAAAATTTATATATACCTCTCTGTCTGCTGCGCCCCTTCTCTTCTTTTATTATATCTTTCTCTATACTATCATAAAAGCTCTGCTTTGTCAAGTGGTTGTGGCTGAAATACTTTTGTATATCTTCTTCTATGCCCGGAAGCTGTAGCTGCTGTCCTGAAGGTGCCGCATATCCCTCTTGAGCCAGCACTGCCTTTATTATCTCTATGATGTCATCTATTTCTTTGTCTGCCGCGGAAGCAGTGAAAGCACAGAATTCTCTGAAGCCTTCGACGTTCATTGCTTCTTCTGGTGCCATTCTCAATTGGACATGCATGTCCTCTCCGTCTGCGTCGATGTCTAGCTCCTCATAACCATAGATGCCACTCTCAGACATCCTATCCTCTATCATGCGCTCAAGAGTTCGGACGTCCGAATAATCAATGTCTTCTAGGTCTTTTTCTGCTTTCCGATACTCTTCTCCTGTTGTGTCGATAGAAAATTCTACGGCGGCTCCATAATAGACCTCAACACCGTGGTCATATTCGTTATCACCAATATCGTAATAGACCGAAATATGTTCTAAGTCTGAGTTTGCCTCATTTTTTATAACTTCGCAAGCTCTCTCTGCTACTTCGGCGGGGTTTGGTGGCGGATTGTCTATAATCCATTCTCGTGCTTCCCTGGTTATGTCTTCAAATATTTGACTGATCAGATCCTCTAGGTCGTCTTCATCTTCATTTTTGTATTCGGGCATACCATCGAGGTGCTCTCTTATGATACTCCACAAGTCATCGGCGTCTTGAGCTTCGTTTGGTGCATCCCAAAGCATAGTCAAATCGCCTTCGTGGTCAAACTGCAAAGTAATCAGATGATTATCGGAGCCTTCAGGTATTCCTGAAAATTTCGTTATGACGAAAACTTTTCCTTCCTCTTCAGTATACTGCACAAAGTAGTTTCTCTTTTCTTTCGTCGAGATACACCAACTTGTAAGCCTAGGGTTTTGCCCATAGTAGCAGCTTGCCTCAGTTGTCAGTGGTCGTACTGCAAAAATGCCATGGTCGCTATAAACAACCTCAGAGTTCTCTTCTGCGTGCTTTTTTTCTGCTGCGGCTTTCTGCGCCTTAGCCGATGTCGTGACACCTAGCTTATCTAGCATTCTCTTGAGTTCTTCGTCGTGGTATTTGTATATATCTTTTTCTTCAAACTTGTGTTGGTGCCATTGAAAGAGCTGCACGATGTCCATAAGTTCTTCTGAAAATCTCAAAATGTTATCTTGGTTTAGCTCAAACGCGCCTGGATATTCTAGATATTCCTCAAAATCTTCACTGTACTTTCTGTGTAACTCTCGGGCATACCACATAAGGTATTTTGATACCCCCTTGGTGCCGAGAGCATTCTCTATTTGGCGCCGACCCCAGTTAATCCAGCCCATTTTATCCGCGGCAGGATATTTTGCCTTGACATCTTTTACTCTTGCTTCCAGAAGGAGGTCAGGGTACCTCTCTTCCATAAGAAATTCTTTCCATTGTCTGTTAAATTGCATAAAGAAAACACCTTTTTAATATAAATAGTTATAAATTATAGTGTCTAATAAAAAATCTGTATCAGAATCACTAGAAAGCACAAGCTCAGGCAAAGCATTGTTTTTGTGGTGAACATTGATTCGCCCAGCATTGTCCACGTCAAGACAGAAAATATAGTGTAGCCAGTGCATGTGCCTATGAATCTTGCTGACCACGCAGATTCTAGCTCTGTGGATATTATTTTCCAAGCATACCAAAAAAGTATGCTTGTTGGTACACCTATTAGAACGGCAGAAAGTATTGGTTTATCTGACCACCAGTGGTACATCTTCTGTAAGTTGAGTTGGTACCAGCCTAGGACCTGGCCTAAAGCAAAAAGTGCAATACCCCACCATAACATCTAGTGCTCCCTCAGTGAAAAGTTAGTAAATTTAGTTATCTCAGCAGCATTTATAGATTTAGCGAGTGATGCTATTAGTGCAACCTCTTCGGGCGGTATCGTAAGCTTATCAACTGAGTGCTCTTCTGCTTGCAAGATAAGTTCTTCCAAATAACCAAGAAGAATATCTGCCGAGAGCTTTACTTCTAATAAGGAGGTAAGCTCCGTTGTGGACACTTCAAAACCCCCCTTGTAATGGTCCTCTATTGTTGATTCTATTCTAGAAACCAAGGGAAGGCTGGCGCTATGGATCATTGAGATTGCCTTTACACTTATCTCTACGGCTGTTTCTGGCTTTTTTCCCACCTATTTGCCCTCTTTTTCTGAGTTGTGGTCAATCAAGTCCGTATATCCACCTAACTTTACTGTCAATCCAGACTCAATATTGTTAGCCAAAATAATTGGCACCGTCGGATGATTGTAAAACTTTTTATAGTCTTCTAATATATCTTCTTTTCCCTCAAAGTCAAGATAAGTGTAGTTTGCCGATATTGCTTGACAATAATCGGACGCCATTGCACAAAAGGGACAACTCGATCGGCCAAAAATAAAGTATCTGGTATTAGTCATTAAGGATCCTTTTGCCCAGTTGCCTCTCATTCATCTTGGAATATATCTGCTGCGCTGATCCGAACGTGATTATATCTTCTACAGTATTTCCGTGGCTAATCTTCACTATTGAAAATTTTTCTGACGAATAGCTTGATTGCTCAGACAGTAGAAAGTTATCTAAATTTTCATAGTCTACAATGGAAACTACATGGTCTGTATTTATAAAAATATTTTTTGAATATATATCCCTTTTGTATCCATTATTCTCAATCATGAGAGTTCTTATCTGTAGTAGCACTAACTACCTCCTATGCTCTTAAGGATAAAGGCACCGATGAGACCTATAACGGATGTGAAAAGCGTCCAAATCATTCTTGATGATGTTCTCTTCCACGCCTCTAATTCTCTGAGCCTTGCATAAAGGCCCTGGTCTGGGTTATAAACTGCTTCTTTTATTTTTGCAATGTCTTGTGACATCTCTTCTTGCTTATCTTGCATAACATCAATACCATTACAAACCTTATCAAGCTTGCTCTGCATTTCTAGCATGCACACTCTGTTGTCGTCAACCATGGTAAAACCCTCCAACTATTTACTAGTAAGTAGTAAATGCTAGTGGACAATGCTGTGATTAGTCAACAAAAGAGTGCCTGCGACCGAGATAGCATTCCTGACCGCACACTTAGTGACCTTGGCAGGGTCGATGACCCCTGTTTTGTAAAGGTCCTCTTTCTTGTTTGTCAAGAAATTGTAACCTTCAAACTTCTCACAGGCACCGAGTGTGTGCAGCAATAATTCAGAATTGATGCCGGCATTTTCTGACATTACACAGAATGGCGCCTTGAGTGACTTTTTGATAATTGGCAATGCTGTGCCCTGTTCTTCGTTTTCAAAGTCTACGTCGATGGCGTCAGAAATCTTAAGGAGAGTCATACCTCCACCGATTACAATTCCATCCTGCTGGGCTGAGTTGACGGCCTCCATGGCATCTTCTATCCTATGTTTCTTCTCTATTACCTCTACCTCAGAGCTTCCACCAACACGTATAATCCCAACACCAGAAGAGAGACGAGTAATTCTGTCTTGAAGACGTTGAGCTGCATGCATATCTTCTGTTTGTTCAATTTCATTTTTGATCTCCTCTATTCGATTTTCAATTGAAGAATAATCACCCTCACCATCGACAATGATCGTATGAGACTTGCCAATCTCAATTGAGCTAGCTTGGCCAAAGTCAACCAAAGAAACTTCTGTGGTCTTATGCCCTAAATTTTGCTGGAAGAATTTTGCACCTGTGGCAATGGCGAGGTCGCTCATAATCCCTCTTCTGTCTTCTCCATAGGAAGGAGCTTTCACGGCTGCAACTTTCATTGAGCCCCTCACTGTGTTCATGATCAGTGCGGCCAAGGCCTGACCTTCAAGCTCTTCGGCCACGATAATAAATGGGCGATTTTCTCTAGCAGCAATCTCTAGCGCCGGGAGGATATCTGCTACTTGCTCTATTTTACTATCAGTAATCAAAAACATTGGATTATCATATTTTGCCAGGCCGCGGCGTTCATCCGTGATGAAGGCTCGAGCGGTATAACCTGAAGAGAACCTGAATCCTTCCACCAGGTCTAAGGTTGTTTCATGTGAGTTGGCTTCCTCAATGGAGATGGAGCCATTTTTACCTACCTTGTCAACTGCGGTAGCTACCAACTCACCAATCATCTTGTCATTGTTTGATGAAATAGTGGCAATATGTCTGATATCCTCGATAGATGAAACCGGTTTAGCCAAATCAGTAATACCTTCGCAGATCACGTCACAACACCGATCAAGGCCGCGCTTGATCTCAATAGGGCTAACACCTGCTTCAATATGCTTGTTAGCTTGCACGAGGATCTCTCGGGCCAGAATGGTACTTGTAGTTGTACCATCGCCTGCTTGGGAGTTGGTCATCGCAGAAACCTGCTTTACGACTTCGGCTCCAGCATTCATGTGTGGATCTTCAAAGTTGATATTCTGAGCGACGGTTACTCCGTCTTTTGTAATGAAAGGTCTTTTATCTTTCTGGTGAATGAGAACATTCTGGCCTTTCGGGCCGAGGGTGGTTGCAACATAATTAGCCAGGGTATTGACACCCTCCAAGACCTTGTTGCGAAGGGTCTGGCCGTGTTCTAACTTAGTAGTCATGAAACCTCACTTTATTGTTATACTACTATTATAATGTATTTTGAGAAAATGTCAAGCAGTTTTTTTACTTTATTCGGTGGCGGCCTCGGGGCGAAGCTCTTCTGTTTTGTATGCAATTGCGTTAGCAGCCTTGATGCTAGCCGTGGCCTTTTCATCTTCCTGCAAACCGCCGGCCATGAAAGAATAAGTGTTGTCCTGTATCGCCTTCACATTCATAAAAATATCGAAAATCGCTTCGTTCAAGTCGGTTGTCATCTTATTCAGCATTTCTTGGACTATTCTTGCTCCAATCTTAATTGTGCCTAAGTCCTGAGATATTTCAAGAACCTGCCTCCTGTTAACGTCAAACTGATATGTTTCCAACATACCCTTAGTATTCAAGAGAGCACGCTTTTTCATTTGAGAGTCTTTTAAGCTGTTGTAGAAATTCACAGAATCTTCTAGTGATGCATAGAAACCAGGTTGGCGAAGGGATTGTTCTCTTTCTGACTTGACCCTTGCGGTAGCAAAGAGTGCACGGATTTGTTCGTTAGCTACTACGGTAGATACTGCGAAAGCTTTGGCCAAAGCTGTGACTGTGGCGCGAAACACTCTTGGATTTTCTGTGGGTGTCCCAAATACTCCGTCTTCGGCTAGTGCCAAGACCATAGCCTTTGCTTGTGGATTTCCATTCGATGGGCCACCCTTAATCTTAGATTGGCCGCGGACAACTTTCTTTTGTACGTCGCCTTTTCCAACAGGAGTAAACAAAGAATCGTTGCTAGCCCAATCTAACTCTTCAAGAAACCTTCCAATTTCTCCTTCCCCAACTTCAGCTATACCATCCAATCGAGCCACAACATCTTCCATGAAGAACTCAACAAACTTAGTTTCTAACTCCTCGGGTGATGGCAAATTGGCACCGGGTAACTCGCTTGCCACATCCCTCTTGCCCTTAGAGGCGATAAAGGCTGCTGGTAGCTGAATGCAGATTTTTGACTTATCCATAGAGCGAGCAATTATATCTGCAATATTATCAAGCGTGAAGTCAAATTGAAAGAACTTTATATCGCCTTCGATATCCAAGCCGGCGCCTTGCTTCTCACCTGTCTCAGATGATGTAAACGACTTCATGCAAACAACATATCGCATTCCGTCAAAGCCGGAGAATTGTGGCTCTACTAAGTCTCCCACCAGGTCATTAAAGGAACCACCAACAACAACAGACTTTTCATTGTAGAGTTTCAAGCTGATTGGGATTTGGTCTCCTGTAGTAAAGTCAGCAATAGTGCCTGTATTCGCTGGCACTTGTCTGCCATCTAATAGTACAGCAAGAAAAGCTTCGAAGTTAAATCCGGCAGAGGCAGCATTGAAATTTGATACAACCTTTGTAAGAGCCTTGAAGAATACAAGATAAGATAAAACCTTTGCTATCTTTCGACCCACAGGAAGATTGTCATAATCCTCTGATGGCCCATTCGTATAGAAAGCGGATAGACTTGCCACCTTCTCCTGGAGGCTAGCCCCTTCAATTTGCTCAAGAAACTGTCTAAGCTGCTGTCGTTCTGGGCCTGAGACTTTTTGACCGCCAGTTGTACGAACATCGGTCCACCCCAATTCTGTAACACTTATCTCAGGGATAGCCTGCAGGGTGAGCGACATATCCTTTCGTTCGTTGATAAACTGCTCTCTGAGGAGCTCCATTTCAGTCTTGTGTGTCTCCACAAGTCTGTCCTTACTGACCTCGTAAACTTCAGCTATAAGGCTGTAAAGGTCGTCCATAGATGATATGGAGGGTTTCTTGTTGTTCTCTGATAAGAATTCTTTGTGCCAGCTCATTCTTTATCTCCTTTGTATAATTAGACAATTTCGTCAGCAATTCCCAAGTTAATTGCCTCCTCCGCTGAGATGTAGACATCTCTTTGCGTCTTTAACATCTTCTTGATCTTAGATTTTGTCATCTTGGTATTTGCAGCCAAGACTTCAATATACTTTTCTTGGATCCACTTGATCTCTTCTAAATCGTTTTCCATGTTGAAAATCGTGCCACCGGTACCGGCCATGACATTGTGAAGCATAATACGGCAATGGCGAGCGACTTTGCGCTTGCCGGGTGTGCCGGCGGCGAGAATGGGAACACCTGCTGACATCACTTTGCCAATACCATAAGTGGAAATATCACAACAGCTTTTCTTGATCATCTCCATAATATCTAGTATTGAGAACATGTCACTTGCAGAGCCGCCATGTGTCGAGACATATATATTGATTGGGCGCGACACAGTAATTATCTCAGAGTCTGGATCCGTTGGATCTTTTAGGGCCGGGGTTAATGCTGTGCTCTCAAGATATAAGAGTGCTGCGACGACCTCTGACCCTTTCTGTTCAGTTATATCACCATATAAACTTATTGTTCTGAGTTCTGGAGCTTGATCTTGCTGTGTCTGTATATTATTTATGACAACAATCTGCTTGTCGTCTTCTAGAAGATCCTTGTTCTTCTTTTTCTTCTGCTCTTTGTTTTTCTTTTTGGTCATTTCGCCTCTTGTAAATTTATGATAATTTTTTGATTATGGATTTTCTTTCTCTCTACGAGATATATCACATTTTCTAGCCTTTCTTCAAACAAAAGTATTGTTTCGTTTGCGTCTGGATGAAACCCTGTTCCGACCCTTTTCCAACCTTCGAGTAATGTGACAACCTCCTTTCTAAGGTCAGGCCTAAAAGATAGTTGAAGTCTAAGTTTCCCATTTGCTGCCCAGTATATTCCTGTAATTTGCTCTTGCATGACAAACACCCTCCGTGAGCGATAGTGTTTGTTATAACTATTATACCAAACAAGCTTTAGCTTGTCCATAAAAAAAACCCCAAAGATATTCTTTGGGGCTTTATGTATAAATGAGTTTTATTACAGGGGCTTAGCCTCTTGCTCTTTCCCTGACTATTCTTTTAGTCACTCTGCGGAGAATCTCTTGGACCAGTTCTTCGTCTTCCTCTTCTCCGGCAGGTTCAGCGTCCATCTCAACATCCATCTCATCGTCACCGCCCATGTCACCCATGTCACCCATGTCACCGCCCATGTCACCCATGTCGCCTTCGGCTTCCATAGCTTCCTTTAATCTCTCTCCGAGATCAATTAGAAGTTGTGCTTCTTCTTCTGTGAGGCTGATGTCTGCCTCACCCATCTCTTCAGGGCCTGCGTCTTCCATGTCCATCCCCATGTCCATGTCATCCTCGCCCTCGTCATCCATTCCAGGATCATCGCCGGCATCGTCCGGTGCGTCTAGTTCTTCTTCCCCTTGTTCGAAAAGCTCATCAACGTCTTCGTCAATCTCTTCTACCTCTTCTTTCGTTAGGTGGTCAATATTTCTAAGGGCGGTCTTGAGGCCTTTGGGGTCGTAGTTTTTGGAATTCTTCTTGGGCTTCTTCTTGGCCGTGGCTTCTTTGTCGTCTTTGGCTTTTCTTTCGGCTTCGGCTTTTTTTTCGGCTTCGGCTTTGGCATTGGACTCTCGGACGAAGTTATCGGTAAGCGAATCCATGTTCGCCAATTTCATAAAGCGTCGTACTGTGTTTTCGCTTAGCAATTTCTTGTCACTCATTTATAAAATCTCCTTTGCGTACAAAAATGGTGTAAAATACAATAATAAATAGTGTAAAATTTATATAAAATCATTTTTTTATTCTCTTGGAAAGTTTCTTTAGGGCCAACTTTTCAATCTGTGAAACTCTCACCAAAGATATACCCAATCTTTTGGAAACCTCATCTAAGGTCATAGCTCCGTGTTTTTCAATAGCAGTGTAGATACAATTGTTGTCCTCCGGGTAGTCTATCCAACACCTACTGTCCTCTTCTTCACAACATTTCTTTTTCATATTTTATTCAAAATCTCCTTCTAGTATATCATAAATGTTTTGTTTGTCTTCGTCACTTAGTGCAAAATCACTTGCAATCTCATGTCCTGCTAAGATTTCTTTTTGCGATCTTTCTATCTTTTGCTTACCCATGGTGCGAAGCTTGCTCTTAATTTTAGCTATCACTTTAGCGAAATCTTTATCATTATCAACATAAAGGCAAACCAGCTCCCTAAAAAAATTACCTTGCGTAATCTTATCGTACCTCAGTCTAGTAACAAGCCTGGCATATTGGTCTTCCTTGTCAACAAAGACAACTTTCTTTTGTTGCACTTTCACCTCTTCAAGATATGAGTACTGCTTTCAAGCTGACCTGCATGCGTCTGGTGTATAAAATTAGACTTTGCTTGTAGCTGAGATATGCTTCTAGCACCAGAATAAGAAAGTCCAGATTTTATATTCCTTTCAAGGTTTTCAATGATAGCACTCACGTTTCCTCTGTGAGGGATTGTTGTAGAGATACCCTCCAATGAGCGCGCTTTGCCTCTCCAGTCCATTTGTGCCTCTACGCTGGCCATGCCCCTATAGACCTTGTATTTCCTGTCGTCTGTGCCACTAAGGACCTCTCCTGGTGTCTCGTCTGTGCCTGCCAACATTGAGCCCAGCATAACAAAGTCAGCGCCGGCTGCCAGTGCTTTCACGATGTCGCCTGCGGTCCTAATCCCGCCGTCAGCGATAATAGTTGCTCCATCAATGGCTGCGCAATCCAAAACAGATTGAAATGTAGGCATGCCATGGCCGGTTTGGATTCTTGTAGAACAGATGGATCCTCCGCCGATTCCAATCCTAACTGCATCAGCACCCCAAGCTGATAGATCGTGGTATGCTTCAGGCGTGGCAATATTTCCTGCCATCACCAAAACATTGTCCGCAAAAGTATCTTTCAGCTTTTTGATTGCCGACTCTGCCATAGTGTGGTGACCATGAGCAACGTCCAAACAAAGAACCCTAACTCCATTTTCGACTAGCAATCTAGCTCTTTTTTCAAAGTCTTCCGAAGAGCCAATGGCGACGGCTAACTTTGAAGAATAACTATTGCCCTCCTCCTCTAAGCGCATTCGAGCATCGGCAAAAACGCTAGCCTGATGAACTACTGAGTTGTACCTGTGCAGCACTCCTAAGCCTCCTAGTTTAGCCATGGCGCACATCATCTCGCATTCTGTAACTGTGTCCATGGGACTAGAGATGATAGGTATCCTGAATTCTGTACTTCCAATTTTTGAGGTAATGTCAACCTCCTCTCTGCTTTTGATGTCACTCTTGGCCGGAACCAAGAGTACATCGTCAAAGCAATAAGTCTGCCTAAGTTTCATCTTCTAATGCCTCCTGACCTTCCTCGTAACACTCGGTACACAGAAGGTCTATGTTTTCACTTTCCTGGTTGATCTTCCAATTATCAATATTCTGGCCGGCCTCTGGGCGTTTGCCGCATGCAGAACAAGCAACCATCATCTTGAACTGTTTCATTTTAGACCTAAAGTCTTTCATGAATTGCTTTTTTGCGGCGTTCATTTGCTTTCTTTTTAGTTTCCTTGCAAATCCCATCACGTATCTCCGGTGGAACCAAGAGATCCGGAACCTCTGGATGTTTTGCCGCCATAGACACTATCTTCTTCAATAAGCTTGAGGTCTGGTTTTTCAATTCTGACAAAAACTCCTTGGGCGATTTTTTGGCCAGGTGAAATATACTGTGGCTCGTTTCCTATGTTCTGAAGGTTTACAAAAATCTCCCCATTGTAACCTTCGTCTACTACACATGCACCGGTGACGAGCTGCTTCTTACTCGCAACACCAGACTTGTTCATAATCTGTAACATGCAGCCGCGAGGGACCTCCATCTTGACACCGGTTTCTAACAGAGCGCTTGAGCCTGGCTCAACAGTCATAAGCTCTGGGGTCGATGGGCAGAAGAAAAAATCCATACCTGCATCCGTAGAGTGGGCCCTTACAGGCAGTTTTGCCATAGGTCTAGTCTTGTACACTCTTACTCTATCGTTTGTTTCATCAAAGATCATTAACATACTCCTTTTTCTAATAAATCGTTTTCTTCAATAAGTGTATAGGTAAAGCTGTTTCCCCATTTATCTGCGGATTCTTGACATGTATCCATAAACTCATAAAAATCTTTGCTACTTTGGAAAACTTGACAACCCGCGGAGACGCCTCCGGTATTCACTCTAGCATCCGACCCCCAATGGCGATGGATGTTGATCCCAAACCAGCCCTGCTCCTCTGGGTTGTGATAGTCAGGCTTAGAGTCTCTGTTGTTGTCTCTGACCACTCTGACTTGGGCGCCACGTTGAATCAGAGCTGTGTAGCTCCTTTTGCCACCGTGAGTACCTATTCTGTAGGTGGAACGGTACTGGTCCGGAACAAGGATAGCAGTGCCTTTGTGTTGCACTGATCTTAGAGGCCTTTTGAGAATACTTGGGCCCGGCTCGGTAGTGGCTGGATACACATCACACACCCACTCTCCGTCGGTTTTGTAAAGTATGTTCAGAAAGTCATCAAACTTCGAAGCATCTCCTGAATCGTTTCTTACACCCACAATATTCAAATTGTAGTCTCCCTTTTCGAAGAAGGTGTATTTCTTTTCTGTAAATACCTTCTTATATTGTTCTACCATAACTTTGGCAGAAAGTCCAGTTAATCTTGACATATTTATTCTCCTATGCTAAAAGCTTGAACATTTTTCTTACACTAAAAGTTGAAAATCCCCAATTGGGATCATACTTCAGTCTAGCCATATATGGCCTGTTGATGTGAACCACATCCTTGTCCGGGTCAACACCCCAACATCTAATGGTTGTTGTCTCGTTGTTATCATCAATCACCTTTACTACATAGAAGTTCTTTCCATTCTTTGACTTTTTTAGCTTGCACTCACGCGGAATAAACCAGGTGACTCCTAGGTCTGGGTCGAATTCTGAGATGGGTGGAACATAAAGCTCATCTAGCTTATTTCTCACTCTCGGTGTGACCACTGCATTGATCGGAAATACACCAGTCAAATTGACCAAATACTCAAGCTTTTCCTCTTCCGAAAAGTCACCTTCTGGTTCGTACTTGTCTATATTTTCTAGCAGATTCTTTTCTTTCCTTGGTCTATCCACGCAAACCGCGGACCAAAAGTGCTTGAGGCCGGTGAACCTTTCGTCGATCAACTCACTCAGTGCCTGGGCCCTGCATAGAGCATCCAAGGCTTTCTTGTTTAGTTTGGAATATCTAACTTCAGGATGAAATAAAAATTCTTCAACGTTGTTGAACGGGCGGTGCTCGATGATCTGCTGAATTGCAACCTCGCCTAGTCCCTTGATCGAAGTTAGTGGCTGAACTAGGGTCTTACCTGCATCGCTAACTTCCCAGACTGTGCCACTAGTGTTGACGTTAAGTGGCTCTACCTTATAGCCCATTGACTTTGCAGTGGAAATGGCTCTTTCTTTTCTCTTTTCTGGCTCTTTATCCAGAAATGCGGCCAGCCACTCAGCTGGATAGTAGTTGAGCAGCCAAGCACATTGAAAGGACAGAATGCAGTAAGATACCGCATGAGACTTGTTGAAGCCGTAACCTGAAAAGTATTCAAACTTGTTCCACAGCTCTCTTGCTTCGTGAGATGGTATACCCTTCTCTAGACAACCCTTATGAAACTTGTCAAAGATCTTATCCTTCTCCTCCACTGCAGCGCCTGTTCCCTTCTTGGTCAAAAGCTTGCGGAGCTTGTTGCCCTCGTCAAGAGTCAAGTCCTTACCCAGCTTGTGAGCGAGCATCGCGATTTGTTCTTGGAAGATTAGAAAGCCGTATGTCTCTTCCGTGACCTCTCTAACAATATCATTTAGATAGTCAACGTCGTCGGGGTTCTGCTTTGCCCCAATAAACATCTTATCCACACCAGCTGACAGTGGGCCCGGGCGATAGATACTTGTAATAGAAGCAAGGTCTGTAATGTTATCAGGTTGTGCATTCTTACAGAATGATTGGGCGCCGCCTTCTGTGAACTGAAAGATGCCGGCCCACTTGCCTTTGTGGAAGACATTCTCCCATACTTGCGTATCTTCTAGGTCAATCTTGTCTGGGTGAAGATGTTCGTTGTAAAATGCTCTAACGTCTTCGAAGCTTGGGTTCTCCACATTATGGTGCCTTTTCAGGATTCTTTCCACGGCGCCTTCCATCATGCGCAAGGAAGCTAGGCCGAGGATATCAAACTTGATAAAACCCATAGGTTCAAGATGGCGTACGTTTTGGCCTTCGCTCCAAGGTGTCTGCCTTACGCCGCCGCTATTAATTAGCGGCATCCACTTATCTAGTTGCTCACCAACAACCACACCTCCAGCATGTCGACTAGCTGACCTGGTTTGGCCATATAGAGTTTCTACGTGTGTTTTGATGTGTGGGTATTTTTGCAAAAACTTCTGCAGTGTTTCCGAATACTGCATCAGCTCTTCAAATGTTGGTGCATAAACCCCAGCAGTGATCCCGTGTGCTTTCTTGGCAAGAGGTGTCGCCTCGTGGACCATCTTACTGGTTACGTTGTTAACTTCGGTAAACTCGATACCATAAAACTTTGAGATATCTTTGATCAGAGATCTTAGCTGCAACGTGTTCCAATTGGTGATCGGCACCACAACATTATCCCCCCATTCATCAATGAGGTGTTCTTTCAGCAACATAGGGTCAGAAACATCATAATCGATATCTGGGTATCCAGATCCTCCTTTTGTCAAGAATCTCTCGAATTGCAAACCATACTTGATTGGATCAACTTGGGTAATGCCTAACACGTAGGACACTAGAGATCCGGCCGCTGAGCCGCGGCCAGGACCAACAAGTTGTCTGTTGACGGCCATATCCGCGATGGCCTTCATAGTCAAGAAGTATTTGGAGAAGCCTCGCTTCTCAATAACATCGACTTCGTACCTTAGTCGATTAACATAGTCCTGCCTTTCATGTAGATCTAGAGACCTAAGACCCTCGACAGACAATGCAGCCAAGGTTTGGCCGGCTGTACTTCCTTCAGGAACCACAAACTCTGGCAGGCGTACTGTGTTGTCAGGTATAAATTTGTCTATTCTTTTGTGTGCTATCTCATGAGTCCTTGTGATGGATTTCATGACGAGGTCATCGTCATATTCTACACCAGCTAATTTAGAATACTTCTTATACGACTCCCACATCTGAGATCCATTCTTTGGGTATAGCTCGTACCCTATTTCCTCTACCGAAGTTGGCAACTCTTCACTCAGATAATCTGGGCGGCCTTTGCCTAGCCATCCTAGTCTTTTGTATAGTTCTCTGTCCTTCCAGACATCCGCATTGTAATAGTGACTATCTGCTGTTGAAATCAACTCAATGCCAAATTCATGGTGCATCTGTATAATATACTGGTTTAGATCATGCTGCTCAGGCACATTGTTCCACTGTAATTCGCCATACCACCTATCTCCGAAAACGGATTGCATTTTTTGCGTTGTAGTGCGCATTGCATCAAGAATTGCATCGGGGCCATCGTCTCTGTTTTCCCAGTAGTTGCCTGCATAGACGCCGCCCAAACATGCTGAGGCTGCGATTACACCCTTGTTGTGCCTCTTTAGGAGAGCATAATCAACGCGTGGGTACCTATAGAAGTTATCACCAATGTAACTTGTAGATATCATCTTGAAGATATTTTGGAGACCTTCTTGGTTTTGCGCCAAAAGTATCAGATGTCTTCTGCGGTTCAGGGCAGATTTCATCTTCTTTTTCGACTCTTCATTCTCTACGGTGGTACCGGAGTTTACAGCTTCGTACTCGGACTTCTTCTTGGCGGCAGCACGGACACTTTCATACTCTTCTTTCCAGTTCGCAACAGAGGGGATAAAATAGGCCTCGATGCCAAAAATTGGTTTGAAATCTTTTCCTTGAGACTTCATTTTATTTGCATGAAGGACCTGCCACGCTAGACCATTCATGTTGCCATGATCTGTCAGTGCGAGTGCGTCCATACCATTGTTATAGGCGAAGTCCATGTGTTCAGGTGGGTACCCTAGTGCGTCGAAGGGCGACCCAGCAACAGAATGGGCGTGAAGGCCCACAAAGGGAATATCTGTTTTAATTTTTGACTCTTGCAATTACTGCCTCCAAATCATCTTTTATAATTTCCAAGTCCTCTAGCAGGGCTTGCTTCTGTTTAGTATTATGCACCACTTCCTCAAAAAAGTCACGAAAAAAACACTGCTGATCTGTAGAAAGATTATAAAAATTATATGGCATCTTTGCAGCCTCCTTTCTGTGATATGGTACATTATCGTATACGGTTTCTAGTTTCATTCAATTTGTTCCTTTCTTATGAAAAATGGCTTTGACATTCCACTGGGAATTTTTCTTATGTCTAAGTCAGATGTAAAATACTTCTGATACTCTTCCCAGGTAGCCGTAGTGTAGTATTTATCAAATTCTATCTTTTCACTTACTTCTATATTATCATGAAAAAATATTTTGTCAAGTGTAAAATTTCTTGCAGACCATCTTTCCGCCAAGGGCAATCTCTTGTCGCCTCCTGTATTCGATTCGTTTATCTGCCTTCTAAATAAGAGCCACTCATCTGGGGAAAAAGAAAAAGGCAGGTAGGCGCCGTCCCTCACAGTCTTTCCCTGAAAGCTTCCGTACACACTTTTTCCTGCTCTTATCTTGGCTCGAGCCTCTCTTATCTTTCTCGGGTCGACGATTCCGTATGGAAACGAAACAAAATAGTTTTTTGGTGTCGACCATTTGGATACCTTTCTAGATACTATAAAAGACGTCAGAGCCCCATGAAGAATCGACCAACCAAGCGAATCTCTTCTACTCCTGTCTTTTTGCAAAACCGGTGAGTAAAATATTGGTATATATTTTTTTGAAAGATCTGGTATTTTTTTATATTTCCAGCTCTCATAGATTACTGGATCTAAGACGTAGTCTCCTATTGTCTTTTTGATAATTGGTGCGGTGTCATCGTTACATATAATCCAGATAGATGAGCAGCCAACATAGGAGCATTCCAAAATAGACCTCTGTAGGCAGTTTACTCCCTCTCCAAGTGGGAGCAAGCAATCTGCCACGATCCCTCCGAGGTTATTCTCGTAACCATGAAGCGGTATGATGCCGACCGTATTTATGCCCTTTTTTGAATTTTCCATCTATTATCTTCTTTAGCGGTATTTTAGATATTATAACATTCTTATTGGAATGATACAAGTTGTTATCTTCTCTAAAGACAAATCTATTTATGTGTTTTATTTCCAGCTTTTTATAGATTCTCTGCCCGTTTTTGTACTTGCCTTTTTCATACCTGCCCTTGTATCCGTTATTAGCTAAGACGCTCGCAAGTTTGAATTTGGCCATTGTATCAGAAAAATCAAACTGATATATTTGTTCTTTAGTTAGTTTAGATATCGATACGATATCTGTAGGGTGTTTGCTGCCCTCTACTCTTCCCGAATTGTAGAAGTATGCCTTCCTGATGAAGTCGTCCTCTGTGCTAAAGATCGTGTCTTGGACATGGCGCGGGCTGATTCGAGACAAAGTAAAATCATCGAGCACCATATAGGTCTCTAGCTTTTGTTTTCTTATTTTGTTCTCGTGGGCTACTTTATGGGTGTCGAATACTACACACTGATCAAAAGTGTACTGATCTAGCAAACTTGAATCAAAAAATTTTATGCTGTTGTCCTTAATCCTTATTGATTCAAGATCCTTGTAATCTAGGTTCTTGGCCAAGAGGCCGTTATAGTATTTAAATCTAAGCCACAGCTCTTTTTTACTGCTTGTCCCAAACATTCGAAAATCCTCATATTCCTCAAAAAAAAACGGTCTGAGGTTGCAAGTCTGGGTGTGATAACAGTCGTTTGTGAATGCATAGAAGACCGATTCAAAACAGTTTCCGATAACTATCCTGTCTAGATGCATATGTCCAGGCTATAAGAATACTCGTAACTAACTTTGACAAAATCGCCTGGCAGGGACATGAATGCGCCGGCTTGCTGTTCGCGCGGCAGACAAATCTCATCAATAATAGACATGAGATTGTCATACATCTCATTTGCGCGCGGGGACAAATTGAAATTTTGGCCGCCGGAGGCGATAGCTAACTCATCCCAGCCATAGAAGGCTAATGCAAATGTGTACATCTTTGTGTTTGGGGCGGCCTGAAGGGCGGCGCCAAGATCATTTCTGTGGAACTCTGGATTCATGTATGATTGTTCATCTTCGTCTGTAAAAACGATAATAATCCTATCAGTATTTTGCCTCCAGTTTATAATAAAGGCGTCCTTCTCTGGTACTGAGGCTACGCCTCTCACCCAATCACGGTTGGCGAGGTCCACCTGAAGTGGGGCCAAGTTTCGCAAAGCAAGCATCACCGCGTCAATGTGCATCTCCAATCCACCGTCAAATGCGCCTGGGTCGAGAGCAACAAAGTCTGCGAAAAATTGCTGAAACGGTGAGATGTTTGACACCAAAGACAGCACTTCTAACTGGGAGGCTTCATTTTCAGGATTGGGTAGTCGAGTTGGCCCGATGATGACACCCCAATGGATTGCATCTTCAGCTGCAAAATGCTGGCCGAACCGGGACAGTGCTTGAGTAACTGCCCGGATTTCACCGGTCATCGACCCGCTTGTGTCCAGAACTAAAAGAATATCAGTGTCTCTGGCTTCCTCGCCATAATCAATCTCTCCGTCGCAATCATCGTCTGCTCCATTACAAACCTCGTCTGTTGGTACCACCTCGCCTTCGCACACATCTTGAGTCCACCGGTCAGCATTGTCGGCTCCGCCCCAGCGGCCTTCTCGGCAACTTTGCTCTCCTGGTGTGCAGATACCTATATTTAGGGTGTCTCTTGGTCCAGTGTAGCAGGCCCTGGTGAGATCTTCGTCGATAGCGTCATCGCAGTCTTCATCAAAATTATTGCAAACTTCCACATCCAGTGGTCGGCCTAGGCCTGGGTGGCACTCGTCTCCTTCATCCAGTGGTAAGAATGCACACAGGGCCATACAGGGGCTCATGAATATAACATTACAGTCAATATCCTGGCACATGCAGGATTTAAAACCCTGGCCGCACAGCAATGGCTCCTCAGTGCAAGGAAAGAGGGCTCCGACTTGGTCGAGGGTGCACACACAGTTTATTCCCTCATCTGGAATACCATCGCAGTCGTTGTCCAGGCCGTCGCACTCCTCATCAGATGGGGCGCGGGCTGTACAGGATGCCCATTGGCCACCCAAACAAGTCTCCAGGCCGCGTTCGCAGGGTGTCTCACACTCTCTAATCAAACCTTCGTCAACTAATTCATCGCAATCGTTGTCAATGCCATCGCAATCTTCCGAAGGGACTTCTCCGCACTCATCACACGCATTTCTTTGTCCTTCATCAACCTCACCGTCGCAGTCATCATCAACAAAATTGCAAACGTCTTCGGATGGTTCGCGGTTGACGCAGTCCACCAATTCTCCGTCGCGACAGATTCCAACTCCTGGTCCACATTCATCAACACAAGCTATGGGATCCTCATCAATCCTGTTATCACAATCGTCGTCTATGCCGTTGCATGTTTCAGGTTCGCAAAGCGCGCAGGGCCCATGAATAATTTGCCCTTTGTCGCAAAGCACTCTCTGGCGGCCTGTTCGGCCATCGTCCAACTGGCACTCGAACCAGCGCAAAAAATCCCGCGAGGATCCGGGTGGGCATTCATGCGCAACCTCACAAGGACTCTGGTGTATAATTTGAGGAGGAGGGCACTCTGGGTCTTCACCAAACTCACAATCATCGCCATTCTCATTGCAGGTCTCTATTGTAACTCTCATTGACTGAATAGTATTGTCTGGTCGTGGCGGACAGAACCATTCCTGCACCTGACAGCATTGTGGATAGCACATGCAAAACTCTTCATGATCCTCAACTGTTACTTGGTTACAGCGATTTATAGCTGGTTCGGCGTCTCGGATGTCCGGCTGGGCATCAATGATCTTATAGTCAGGGGGAGCCTGGTCTTGTTCTATTTGTATGCCCAAAGCATCCAGTGCAGGCTGAGTGGGTACTTCATCTGAACAAGAAAAAATCATGACTGTGCATAGCGCTAGTAGCTTTTTCAACTTATTTCTCCAATTTCGATGTTGTGTTTTTGAATATATGATCTCGTCGCTTCCGGAAAATACTGAAAGGCAACAGACAAACAGGCCTTTGCGACTTCCTGTATCTCCCATTGGGCTCCTTCGTGGAGACGTAAGTTGACGAACTTTAGGAGATTGTGCAGATTTGTTGTCCCATAATACTCCGTATACAGATTCTGAGGGAGCACCCCTCTTGCCTGTTCCCTGCACACGCCTGAGTCTACCAAAGTATTATAAAGAGCCAGACTCTTCTGATTGTGCGCTTTTACTGCATCTGAGGCATAATATGGAGTGATCGGGACAAGCGAGTGATATTCACCATTTAGATCGGGATTAACCATCTCGGAGGTGCTAGCCTGTCTGTTTGATCTATGCTGAGATCTAAACCCAGAGGGTTCATAGAATTTCATATCGACAGAAGTATATCTGCGACTAATTTCGTTATACGACCAAGTACGATGACGATGATGCTGACTCCTAATAAACAGAGGAACAGTAAAGCGCAATGTGATGGCACAATGCTCAAATGGGCTAGTGTGGTTGTGCTGCATGAGGTAGTTAATAAGTTTCTTATCTTTTTCATCTACTTCCTTTTTCTCGACCCCAAAGCTTACACGGGCGGCGTTGACGATACTTAAATCGTTTCCCATGTGCGAGATGTATTCTACCGAACCTACACCGTCGTCGAAGAGGTCATACTTCATTTATCCCTCGCAAAATACCTACAACATAATTCTCAAGCACAGTATAGTATGACTTGTTCTTTACGGTGATCTCCTCTACCATGGAGCGCTCAATGACGATTGTCCTACTCTTGGCTCCGGAGCCTCTAAGTTCTCTCAAGGTAGGGGAACAGTCTGATGCAATGTCCAAAACAGTTGCGGTAATATACCGGTCCTCATCTGGCTTGTAGTCATCTGGCAGGAGAACTCCGGTTGTAGATTCAGACGATGAGGGGTGAGGAACAATTGTTATGTGACGATTTACTGGTTTCAATACTGGGGCCATATGCTTAGACATAACTAATAGACCTCACTGTTCTTTTCAGTTTATTGAAATATTCGGTAAGTTGTTCCATGTCTGTGTCAGACTTCACCAGCCTATATGCTTTTACGGCTAGACGCATCTCTTCTTTTGAGAGGCGCCCGCTTTCATTATAAGACTCTCGGAGATCTCTACGTTGCTCCTTGAAGGGTTCCATGGCGTCCTCAATTGCTGCGAATTCTTTTACAAAATTCGAAAGGTGCTCTTCTGTCGTTAGTAGTTTGTCATCATTAGAACTCATATTTTCTCCTTCTTATGTCAAGTTCGTGCTATAACAATAGCTTATTTTATCACATTTGTCAATCATTTTTAGACAAATTTTATTTCGCAGGCGCCTCCGGCACAGGCGGCTTCGCTTTTGAGGTCTGTGTTATCCTCTTCTTCGTTGATTTGTGTGAGGTCAATACTTGTTAGGGACCCCATCAAGACCTCATATGTCTCCTTTGAACAATCTTCAAAGGGGGCCTGTTTGTAGGTATGGTCAGAAAACGGTAAAACCGACAAGCCGTTATAGCTACTGCGGTTTTCCCACATCCACTCACCAACATCCACCCACTCAGCATCTTTGATTGAAATAGTGGCAGAGATGTTGTGGGTGTTCTGGCCTTTTCGGAAGCCTGGACGTACCCACTCATCGGTCACATTCTTTACTCTTTTCAAAAGTTGCAGGGCGGATTCTACTCTTAGGATAGACCCTTCTGGTGCCTTCTGTGGAATGGAAATGACAGCGGTGGTGTGAGGGCTAAAGTACTCATCTTCAACTAGTTCTGGGTGATTTTGTGCTAGATAGGAATAGATCGGCTCGTTCTTGCCCACGCGTAGGCGGCGGATATAGAAATCATTATGCCAGGCGTGTATACCTGAACTAGTGCCAAGAGTCAGTGATGTAGTGCCTGCAGGCTTTACACATGTTGTCCTGGCTGCAGGCTTAACATCAATCATTTCTGCTACTCTGGCGTTCTCTTCTTTTACGCAATTCGCAGCCTCTTTCATATCCAGCTTCAATACAGCACCGGAAGCGATACCAGTCATAGACACGCCGATGAGAGCATCTCTTTCGGTAGTCCTACGCCAGACATCACGTAGGTAGTGAAAGTCCGTGTAACTGGCCTGTAACGTGCCAATGAAGGATGCTGCTCGCACCCTATCGTTTAGGTCCTCTTGTGTTTCTACATTTGATACATTTACTTCTGTCAGATTGCAAAACTGATATGGTCTGAGTCCTATTTCGCAACATGGATTGGTTCCCCAATCCTTATCGTTAGAGAAATAAAAGCCAGGCTCTCCTGCGCCTGAAGCCTTTACTCTATCCCAAAGATTCATGAAATATTCTTTGTCAATCTTATGTCGCAATAAGACCACAGAGTTGTTTGCGCGGCCGCGCTGAGGATTAGTTTCCCACCAGTTGCCGGTCTTGGCAGCAATCATATCCTCATCATCTGCTGAGAATAGAGAGATGAGAGCAGCCCTACGGATACCGCCTGCCAGCACAGCGTCAGCTATATGACAGATCATATCGTGTACTTCGATTGGCGTTAGTTTATCTCCATTTTCCTTCTGCGAGAGCATTCCCTCTAGTTTGACCAGGCACTCGCGAAGCGGTTGTGGTCCTGGGGCTTTACCTCCGGAAGTAATGAGAGCGGCGCCTTTCGGGCGTATATCTGAGTAATCAAAGCGCAGGCGTGAGCCTCCACTGAAGTATGAGCGGGCCAGTGCCTTGACCGCATCGGCCCACCCTTCTATGGAATCGTTGACTAGGAATCTACGTGTCCTCTTAGGGTTTGGCTTAGTGATCTCGGGCAACTTTTCTACGTGGTGTTTCTGTACTGAATAACCGACTCCGGTTCCGCCAAGAAGTAAAAACATAGATTCACCGAAGCACCTCCAATCATCTGCCGGCATAAACGCACAATTGAAAATGCGATTCGGCGCGACCTCAATTGGCTTGCCACCAAACTGCATAGATCTCATAGATGGAAGAACCTTCTTATCATATACCAGCTTGTATGCTTTTCTTATCTGCAGCTCAAGTTCAGGAAATTTTTTAAGGTGCATGGCCATGTTTCGTGTGACTAGTTCGTCCCATGTCTCTCTACGTTGCTTATCTTCTAAGTAACGTGCATACTTCATGTGTACTGTTATTTCTGATAAGATTTGATTTGATAATTCCATTCTAGTTTTCTCCTTTTTGCTCCTTCTTGAAGCTGGCATACTTCTGTTTCAAATTCTCTAGTCTTGCTGCGGAGGACTTCTCAATAATCTCACCGACTGATTCGTTCGACTTTGGCAGTACTTTTATCTTTACGTTACTAGTATCCATGAAAATTGGATACACTAATCCATCGGGCCCGTTTCTGTTTTTCGCAACAAAAATACGACCTTGGTTGTTGTTTTTGTCCTCGATGGTCCGAGAAACAGTAAAAATAAAATCTGCGACAAAGCACTTATTGAATGCTTCGGATATAGACTCCATAGTAATCACCTCAGCATTCAGGCCTGACCTGTTTGTCTGAGATGCTGTCCATACCGGGCACTCGGCTTGCTGGGCCAATCCTCGCAGCTCTTCGTAAATAGTCTCTAGCTGGTGTCTTTTCTCATCTCTCTTCGAAGATTCCGGTTTTATCAAGTCTCCATAATCAACAATGATCACATCTGGAACAAAATCGCGACGGCGCAATTTGTCAATATGGTTCTTGATTGTTTGGATGCTTGCTGAGCGCGTTGGATACTCCTTGACAATGAGCCTACCTGTCATATCCTTTATTTCATCATAAATCTTCTCTTTGAAGACTGCAAGGTTCTTTAGTTCAACACCTGTTATTGCGGAATCATATCGGCCGGCCACAATCGTATCTGCTAATTCCAAAGTGTAGTGGAGGACGTTTAGACCCTCTTTTAGAGCTTGGGCGCCAAGGTGGACAAGTACCATAGATTTACCTGCACCAGTTGGGGCTACGACGACGCCCAGTTCCCCCTTACCTAGACCCCCTTTGGCAATTTCATCTATTTGTTGCCAGCCAGTAGTAACCGGGTTTCTTGACTTCTTTAGGAATCTTTTCTCAAAATCTGCGAGGTACTCATATCCAAATGAGTTGTCCGAACCCAATTTGAGTGCTCCATCGATAACTTTTGATACTTCATCAAAAGAAGAAGACTTGATAAGATCAACAGACTTAATAAGCGCTTCCTTAAGCTTCTGCTTTTTGCAGAAGTCAAGTGCCGTGTCTTTGATATATTCTGCAGACTGAGGAATCTCCCCCTTAGCCAAGACACGGGCGTAATATTCTCGTATTCTGACTTTGACTGATTCTGGCTCGCCATCCAAACCTGTTCGTATGATGGAATGCATAATATTAGATGTGGGGTGGACTCCATATTTTTTTCTGTATTCCTTTATTTTACTGATAAATACCCTAAGATGCTTAAGTTCTAGGAAGCTCAAGTCTAGTACCTCAAACATCTGGTCGGCAAATGGCCTATCGTTCAAGACCAAGTGGCACATGTCTTCTTGAAAAGACTTTCCAAATTTTGAAAAACTTACTTGCTGATCCATGTTATCTCTTTATTGTGTTATTTATGTAGTACAGTATATCAGGTTTTATTCTGAAAAGGAAGTTATAATGTCATTAAACTTCTGTTCTAAATCCTGCATATTGACAGTGAGGACCCCATCCTTGATCATCAGTTTTCTCATCTCTGTCTGGTTGTAGTGGGGCGAGAAGCCCTCAAACGTTTCATCAATCCTGGTCTTGCATTGTGGGGACATCTGAGGCGAAGAAAGTTGCATAATATTGTAATTCTCTTCTATCAAGCATTCTCCGTCTGAGACAGATCTGTAGACTTTCTGCCTGTTCTCCTCTTTCGAACATTCGTGTAAAATGTCACTGATGAAATAGTCCCTATCTTCTGAAAGGAATGAAAACCTTTTTGCAATCGTACCTAAGCCAACGCGGGGTATGCCCGGTAGATTATCACTAGGGTCGCCGGCCATGGCCCTCGCAAGTGCAAAGTTTCTAGGGTGAATCCCGAACTTATCGATGACAGAATTCGTGTTCAGAATCTCCTTCTGAATCGGGCGGAAGAGTAAGGTCTTCTCGTCCAAGAGTTGAATAAAATCCTTGTCCGCGGAGACTATCACCTTCTGCCACTCCATGAAGGTGGATGTGGACTTGATATAGGAAATGACATCGTCGGCCTCCACTTCTGGTTCCATGAATTGGACAATTGGTGTTTGATTCAAATACTCAATAACTCTTAGCTGTTGCCACAGTCTGTTATTGTCTGTGTCCTGCGGTGTAAGTTCATCCGTCGACCAATTGACTCTCAGTGGCTTGCGGCCGGCTTTATAATTCTTGTTCATTGATCTTCGTTTGCGGGAACCACCTTTACCATCCCAAACAACTGCAATCATATCAGGTTTGATCTCTCTCGTAATCTTGTTTAGAATGTTAATAAACGTGCGCATACCACCAATAGGGTGTCCATTGGGGTTCTTGCTAGGGTCTACGATATATCCTCTAATAAATTGATTGGATGCATCTACGATCATCAGTCTCTTCATCTTACTCTCCAAATAAAAAGCCCGGCTTAGAGCCGGGCTTTGGTAGTTTAGGATTCCTCCGGAGTCTCCTCCGTATCATAGAAATCCTGTGCATTGCCTTCTCTATTCTTGAACTTCATAATAACATCATCGTCCATGATTGTCAAGACACTTTCTCTGAAATCGTCCTTAGCTAACTTAGATGTCCAGGTCTTTCTCTGGAACTTTTCTTCCGAGCCATCGTTCTTGACAAGAGTGAACCATGCTCCAGATTGTTTAAGTCGGTGCGATACTTGGATAGCATCAAACCAACTCTCCTCGTCCTGCACGCCAATAGACTCATCGCCCCAAAGAATTTTGAAGTTGCAGTGGCGGCCAGCAGTACCAAAACGAGATTTTTCAAGTTTCGCCTTGACTTCTGAGCCTATTCTGAACCCGTTATCGTCTTGTACGAAAGAGGCCTTCGCTTTTCGTCCAGTGAGCCAAATACGCAGAGAATAAGCATAGTGCATTGCTTTTCCACCTGGAGTCACATAAGGAGTGGTCATTGCCTCAGATGGAGAGCGCGTAATATTCGTCTTTAGTTGATTGAGTACTAAGAATGTTGCCTTGTTATTGGCAATTGGTACTGTTAGCTTCGACATACCCTTGGACAAGATCCTTGGCTTTACCGCCATCGATGATTGAGGGTTGAAATCTCCCTCAACATCTGAGATAGACGGGGTTAAAGCCAAAGAATCCCATATGAACAGCCACCTGTTCCCTGTTCCTAGCAACTCTTCAATAGTTTCCAAAACAAACTCTACTGATTCCGCTTGAACGTACATTAAGCGTTCTAGGTCGCAGCCGGCTCTCTCAAGGAAGCTTGGGTCAAGGGCCGACTCAGAATCGAAATAAACTACGTCAATACCCATTTTTTGAGCATTGCCGGCCACCTGCGCGGCCATGAAAGATTTGCCTGTTGCTTCCAGGCCGGCGATCTCTGAGATTTTGCCGACTGGAATACCTGCAAGCTTTCCCTTGCAGATAATTGAGTCCAGCCACCTGGAACCTGTTGGGATCCATTCGTTAACCTCCGTTGGGTTACTGTCTTGCAGGGAATGGGCTACCTCCCTGCCGGCCTTCTTGTTTATAATCCCTCTGATCGCGGATATATCCAAGGCTCCCTTTTTTAATTTTGTTACTTTGGGCATGTTTATCCTATGAATTTAGAAGATCGTTAAAAGCTGCCTCGACAGCGTTAGATTCTCCACTGGTGTTTGTGTTATTGTTTCCATACCTTTCAACTTCTGGCTTACCGGTGTCTGCGCTAAGAAACTGGTCAAGTACGCTTTGGACCTCCTCTGTTGTCTTTCTATCAAAGAGGTCCTCAAAATTTGGAATTGTTTCGAGCAACTCCGCACAGCGGTCGTCGCCGCCTACAGCGTCATCACAGAGTACCGTTTTACGAGGTCGAGGTCGAATGTCAGTCCGTGGGAAACTAGCTCCGGGTAACTTACCATACATCAGCTTTAGATCGTTGCCGCTTTCGGGATCCGTAATATCTCCATAATCTGGGTCTAGAACGATCGTTAGTAGTTTCTCGTAAGCCATCTTGCCGTACCCCCACACTCGAATCCCTTCTTGCTCTTCGCCGCGTACTAAGACAGGGGAAAAGAATCGCTGTTTTGCAAATAGATCCTTTGCCTGTTTCTTACTTTCTTCTGTTCCTTCGTTCCAAAGCTTATTTGCGAAGTTGCAAACTGGACAATCGTCCCCGAAGTTCCTCTTTGGACAAAGAAACCCTGATGTCCCTACATTGTAGTGGAAGTGTCTCTCTTTAAAGGGATCACCGTCTGATGTTGATACGATTCGAATGTTGCTCTCTCCGTCATCAGGGCGCCAGAATAAATTCTTCTTTCCGTCTCCCTTGCCGTTTAGTTTATCGAGTTTAGCTTTCATTGCGTCTAAATTGAGTGCCATGTTTAATTACCTCCTATGGTATATTGCTTTTTTGCACGTTTGGCTATAGCAGGTCGGCGAATATCCCGACCAACTGTTTATATATTATCAGGTTGTTTCTTCTGTGTCAACAGTTATTTGTTGAATTTTTGGCGAATAATATTCTACATAAATGTAGTCATGTTCGTATTGAGTTGGATAGATTCCAAAATACGCTTTCTTTTCTTCGGTTATTTTAGATTTAATATTGGTGGTCAAATCTCTAAACAAGCTTCCCTGCTCTTTTAGCTTTTCTTCGTTGATACCATAATAGTATACCATTTCCACTTCCTGATTGAAAGGAAAAAATAGTGTATCTTCACAAGAAAACGTGCTACCTCCAATAGTTTTGATTCTGCAGGATTCCCTAAGTCTTGAAAATGTAGACATAATCGGTTTTGTCTTTTTGAAGGTTTCTATCATGTGAAAAGTATCACAAAATGCTTTATTTATCTGATTGTAATAGTCGAAAACGTTGGTCTCCCCTAACAAATCTTCTATAACCTTATTTGAGACAAGCGTGATGTCCTCAAACAAGCCTGACCTGGCGTATTCTTGCAATATGTTTCTGGTGGCTTTTTCCTGTAAGGTTTGCTCTGTTGATAGGAACTCAACTTCAGGATAGAAATATATTATCTTTATTTTTACCTGTTTTTTGTGCAGAGATTCTAGTATTTTTAGAGAGAGTGCAGAAGTCTTAGATGCTCCGCAGACAAAAAATATCACCTCGTCTTTAATTTTCTTCAAGAAGGGAATTTTGCTAACTACTCTCAAGTCTTCATATTCTTCTGCTGTTTCAAACTCCGGTACGGTGTATGTGCTCTTAGATTTGACCGGGTTATTATTGATCTTATATATATTGTATATTTTGTGTGCGGCCAAGGGATCCACAATAGATGAGGCCGCATTTCCAATTGCTAAAATGTTTCTCAAGTTTCGATTTTCCTCAGATTTCCAAAGTCTTTCCCAATGCTTACAGTAGACAGAAACTTGCCAAACATGTTTGTTTCAAACGTGTCTTTGATCGATCTGACTAGGCCGCTGTCTTCTTTGGCAAAATCAAGTACTACAGAATCATGCATAGTGAAAGCCACATAGCTTCTCTTGTTCTTCAAAAGCTTCATAATTTCATATGACCTATCAAGTACTATATCACTAGTAGTTGACTGAAGCAAGTAATTTAAAGCCCTTCTCTCATCTACCGGTAATCTCCTACCAAAGGGAGTAGCAATGCAGCCAGCATTGTAGTGCTCTAAGTAGGCTTTTTTATTATAGAATTTTTCATATTCTTTATTTTCTGACTTTGGGTTATAAAGCCAGGCGAAGAATTTCTCTTTTGCTTCTGCCCTGGTTACCCATGGGGCCATACTTTTCATATTCCACTCATGGATATCCACTTCGGGCTGAGGTGCACCAGAGAAAGCCAGCAAAGTTCTTATCTCTGCTCCATTGACGTCAAGCTCAAGGAAAAGGTCATTTTTTGGCTGTATTTTGTTTCTTTCTTCTTTACTTATACTCAATATGGGAAAGGAGTGTTTAGCTGTAGCCAAACGGCCAGTTGCGCTAGAGAATATATCATATGCCACCCTCTCCTCCGTACCGGCAGAAGTTATAGTCTTTTTTGAGATCTCCGTTGTAACAACATGTATTTTATGTAAAATATCATAATCCTCTGGCTTTTGTACCATCAGCTGAACCCTAGACATCGCTTCGTCCCTGGCTGAAAACCACTTATATAATAGATGGTCGGGAAGTATATCAAAGAAACAGAGTTCTGAAAAGTCTATCTTAGCCGTTGTTGATGCGTCTTTCTGTGCTTTTATCAATTGCTCAAGTGACCTGTATGATCCGGGATCCGAAGAGTATTCGGACAAACATACACCTTTCGCAAAGATTTTTAAAAATCTATAGGCCTCATCTTCTCCAAGGATGTGTGAATAATTCCAAGAAGTATTTGATTTTAGTAGTATTTCCGGGTGGCGTTCGAAATAAAATGTGTCTTTGTAAAAGACACCTAGGCAGTTATCTTCGATTTCTAAAGGTTGTATTATTGCTTCTTTCTCTCTCATATTTTACTCTTATGTAATTGGCACATATGGCGCCGATGCGCTCAATAGCAGATTGTAATCCGTAAAGTTTATTTGTCATCATAACAGACTCTCTATGAAAAGTCAAGTCGTTTTCATTATAAACTCCAATTTCATACATCCTAACCTCTAAAAGTAATTCGAGCCACTCTTCAGATGATAGGAAATCAACATCGGGGCGAATCACAACATTTCTCTCTGTTTTGTTTGTCAGCGGATTATATTTGGTTTCCACGTAAAAAGGGACATTGCTTTTTATCTCATTGTAGACCTTTATCATAAAATCTTGCAGGTCATAAAGGTCGTCTCTATGTGATTTTAGGCGATAAATCGAATCCATTATTTCGCTCGCTGAGTCTAGCTTTGTACTCCCTCTCTTGATTCTCTCCTTCATTGTTGCATGTTGCAAATTGGCATAAAGTCTCCAGGGACTGTACTTATCTACATAGAATCCAAAATTCTTTGCAAATTGCGAATAACACTCAAAATCTTCACTTTGTATAATCTGCCCTTTCGAAAGATCTTGGTTATAATCTAATTCAGCCAATTCAACGGCAAGGCCGGAAGTTTTTGGTGTATTCTTGTTTGACAGTATGAATCCGCTCCTAGTGATAGGAAACTTATGTAAATTTTTTCGAAGGAGTGACTTTATAGCTGTCAAGAAACAGTTGTAATCATTTATGGTTTTATCATCTTGTAATATCGTAGAGTATTTTACGCCGGTGAAAACCATATATCTCGAATAAACATCCTCCAATGAGATATATCCTGAAACTGGTATTATCTCTCCCAGAAATTTTGGCGTGCGCCTGTTAGTGCTTGAGACTTGATTTAAATAAGCCTCTCGAAAGTCCTTGAACGCCTCTGTTACAAATTTTATATTTTCGACGCTTGAAGCCATTGGTGAATAATTTTGCAAGATAAGAGAGTTAGGAACTAAATAAACCGGTTCATAGTTATCGTTTATTAAACCATAGGATATCTTATCATATATAACATCTATCATTCCAGGAAAATCTACATAATTTCTATATTTCTCTCTTTCGGCAAACTCCAAATGGAGATCTCCGGTAGATCCGCCAAAAAAGCTAATCCTTCTTGTCATGTTCCGCCGCTCCTGTATTTGCTGTGGCCTTCCGAAACTACTAGTTTTACAGACTCCTCTACACCCCTTGCAGCATCAATTTCGATCACATACCCAGTTACAAGGCTGTATCTTACGGCACCAGTAGTCGTGTTCACCTTCTTGTCTAGAACTCCTGGAATTTTATTAGTAATTTTGTTTCTATGTAGTATGTAATCGTTTGATATTGCGCGTGCGAGTGGTGCATCGGTGACTCTCTTGCCTTGGCCTGGTGTCCTAAGAGCCTGTATTTTTGTCTCTACTGCGATCTCTGATCCCTGTGGTGATACGACATCTTTCGGTGTGGGAAACGACTTCGAATCGTTACTGGCTTGAGTTTGCCCTATGTTGTCAAGCTTTCTTGTTACCTTCTGCTCCTGCGTTGTTTCTTTTTCTATTTCCGCATGAGAACCAAAAGAGCAGCCAAGGGTTGTAGACATAGCTCCGTTGGAGTAAGCAGTCGAAACACTGATAACAGTATAGTAACCTCCTAAGCCAAGTTTGTAGGCTGGAGAGATTGGGTCTCTTGGATTTCCAAAGCCTATATTACTGGGGTCTATAAAAATCTGGCTGCCTGGCATGAACAGGTTGTTTCCAAACATTTCGATGTCAGCTTTGTAGGGCATTTTTAATTCGTCGTACTGGCCAACCTGATTAGTCATGAGCTGCTCTTGTGCGTACGGTACATCAAATCGGCTAAATGATATATTCTTTATCAGACCTCTGTTCTTGCCTACCTGAAAATGATATATCCCATTTTTAGAGTCTTCGTCTAGATCTCCCTTTTTATCTGATGTTAGATTCTTCTCCACGGCTTGGTAGATGACAAAGTAATCAGATGCATCATCAATCTTGATTGGTCGCGAGCTGGTGTTGATTCCTGCTACATCTTTTGAAGGCTCTAGATCTGAATTTTTTCTTATGTCTGACCTTATTTTAGGGCCGGAAAAAGTGACAGAAGTAAGAGATGGTATCTCATCTATTATTGCTGGTGCGATGCCGGTCTGTGACCAAGTTGTGCCGAACGCCATTGGCAACAGAGAGTGGACACAATCGTTCAAAAAAGAAGGTATCGTATATGTATTTCTATAGGAGTTTGCTATTTTCAAATACATAAAAGTTTGATACGCCTCCAAAGAAATTGGTATGTCTGCTAAGTTGACTTCTTTCACTTCGACTGGGTCGTTTTCTCTTTCTGAGCCATTTTTAACATATTTATACCTAATTTTTGGCAGCAAAACCTTAAAATTGGACAGTTTCTGCTTGGCGCCCTCAAGGACTCTTACAATCTTTGCTTTCTCTTTTGCTTTCTTAGAGCCAATCTTCAAAATATATTGTTTGTCTAGGCGGGTTATCTTTCCTTGGCGAATCATCTCGTCTAACATTGCAGACGTACTGTTATTTACAAGATTTATGGTTAAATCTAGATTTCTCTTGGTCTTTTCAAAAAAAGCCTGTATCAAGTCACCGAAAAGAATATAGTGTACGGTCCGAGTTGAGACGTCTAGCCTATTTATCCTTTCAAACAATTGCTCACCAGGGGTACTAGATTCTATCTTTTCTTGAGGTGGCTTCTTTGCAGGTGGCGTACCGGAAAGAATTTTGTCAGTCGCTGCAATGGCGCGGGCGCCGGCCTCTTTGATTGCAGAATTTCTCTGCTTCTCACTCAGGCCAAGCGCATTGTACTCTGATATGGTTGCTGGATCTGTGACCTTTTCAAAAATCCTATTTTTTTCTTCTAGGATTTCCATTATTTCTCTTATTTGGGATAGTTTCTGCGTCTGATCCTCATACCCGGTGCCGGGTTTCTGTTTTTTGCCGTTTATCTTACTTAGATCTTCACCACCCTCCTCAAGTAACTGTCTCATGTCTGCCCTCTTGAGAATGTTGACTGGTGAATCTGTCGCGCTGAAGACCTTATCACTCAAAGCATTATCTATTCTTGCAGTATATTTTATAGAAATTGTCGCGGTCCCGTCCTGTTCCACGTTTATTTGATGGTGGACAACATTCATCCTGAGTGTGATATTTGCTTCTTTTATTTCTTCTATTTCCTCTTCTAAGAGAAAATTCGTGTTCATGCCAGTATACCCTAGGGTAGCGACGACCTCAATAGGTCTGGAGAGATCACCAGGAGTGATAGTGCCCGAACCTTTAGATGAGCTGTTTGAACCCTTTGCTATCGATATAGTGAACATATCTGCCAGAGGAGCAAAGCCTACCCTAGTGTCAAATATGTTTGCCAAATTGTCGACAAAAATTGTCAAGTCGGCCGTCAGGTACCTAGGTGCGGTAAATGGATCAGTTCCTTGATAGTTTACAGTGAAATTCCTAACACCTGATGCTTTTAAGCGGCTATGGCCTGTGGGTGTTGCTGCCTCATCTGCTAAGGCACTAACAGGAAAAAAGAACGGTGTCAAAAGGTCTTCTGTTGTCTTCGCCCCTGTTCTGCTGTCAATTTTGTAGAATCTTAATTCAGGCACCAAGGAGCTGATCTTGTGTGTCTCAAGGTTAAAGAAGTGAGCCTTTATTAGCTTCTTACCTGTGGAATCTCTGGCGCTGTACAGCTTGGACATAACATCTTGTGGCTTATAGGCGCCACTAAGACGGTGCACCGAGGCATTATCAGGCTGGCCTGGCTGTAGTTTACTTTTGGACTCCGCTTTGCTATCTTGAAGTTTATCAAAACTAAGTAAATACATCAAATAGGCTTGCGGGTGAAACGAATTTAGCTTTGCCTCATTCTCTACTGACATTTCTTCTATCTCTCTTCCTTGTTTGCAAGCCTTATAGCCAAATCTAAATCTTTCGGTATGTAAATAGAATCACCTATCTTGAAATGCGCGTCAGTTGGCTTATTGTTATACCAGGCAATAACCCACCAATAGCTGGTGCTGCCATAGTGCTTAAAGGCGAATTTGTACATCTTGTCGCCCATTTTAAATATCTCTTTGTAGTGATCAAGCGTAACCAGTTCGTCTTCACTTGGTATGCCCGGTGGCATCCTAGATAGTACCTCTACTGTTTCAACATATTTTCTGTCGTGTATGTTTTCTCTTAGTGCCTTAGTCACATCGAAAGCTGTTCTATAAAGGTTTCTATTTGGCATCTTGACCTCCTAACCTAAAGTCCTATCGTTGTTTGCAGACTCAAGCGAGCTATTGCCTTCGGAAGATTCTGCAGATACAGTACCGCCTATAGGCTTCTTGCTGTTATACGGAAAAGTATCAGTTATGAAACTATTTGTCGCTCCAATCTCCCACCCTAAAGGTGATTCGTGCTGAGGGTTAAATCTAAAGTCTATGGCGAACTCTTTTGGAAATATCTCTCCTGATTGGGCAACAAAAAAGCCGGGTTCAAAATCAGGGGCGAAATTGACGCCCTCGATGCAACCAAGAAGCTGGCCCATACCGTCTGCACTTTGGATAAAGTTTACAAAACTTAGCCTTAAAAGCGGTGGCGCCTTTATAGTACGGCCGACACTACCGCCTGAACCATCTAACGGTGCGCTATAGGCTGGGTATACCATTTTTGTCAATAGTGAAAACTTTTCCATATTTTGTTGTGCAGAATTCATGTCGGGCGATAGAACAGTAAAAGCTATATTTATTGTTCTGGAGGTGCCTTGGTATGGTTTCACCGGGTCGTTTCTTCCAAAGATGTTCTCACTACCCCAGGAAACACTGTAGTTATCCTCAAACCTTGTTACGAATCCAGGAAATTCCACCTTGTTGCCCGTTGCGACATGGTGTATCTTGACCATCTGATTTTTGGATTTTGCAATGTCGTTAAAATTAGTAAAACTCATGAATTCGTTCTCCTACTATTTGCCGCCGGCTTGAGCGTTTGGTACTATAGCTGATGAAGGGTTTGTTTTGGAGACGGGCGTGAGGCCCAATAGTCTACCCAGTACCTCTGCTGCTTCCTTGCCAAAGAACATGGCCATCTTCCCGGCAAGGTCCTTGTCCATACCTGGTATCTTTCCTGCAAAGAACTTCATCATTTCAATATTCGCTAGCTGTATCGTAACTAGGTCCCCAATGCCCTTTGCTTTCTCAGCTGCAGATATAGTCTTTGCAAGGAATCTGCTTGTCTTCTGAAGATTAGTGATATCTACGCCAGCAACTAGTGATTTGTCAAAATCACCTTTGGCTCCGAGGGCTCGCGCGAGCATATGCGGTACAAATTGTTCGGAAACCATTTTGTCCTGGAGGCCTTTGTGTGTGGGTCCAAATATACCTATTCTTTTCGCGTTATCTCTTATGGAATTGTTCAGTTCTATCATCGCCCTAGTCATTGGCCCTTGTTGGTTCTTTATTCCTTTTGAGAGGCCGGCTATGGCATTGCCCAGGTCTTTTCCTCTTTTGTTTATTATCTTGTCCGGAGAAGTCTCTTGCATCTTTTTGAACTCTCCGGTCTTGTCCATTTTAAGGTCGCCTCTTAGAAACTTTCTTGTCTCAGCGACTGAACCCAGACCTAGAGTGTCCTTGAGGGCTAGGAGCTCAAATTTGCCCATCTCTTCAACATTGCGACCACTCTTTGTTATTTCGTTTCTTATTGTCTCTGCTCTTTCTGCCTCAGTCTTATTTAGTAAGTCGATACTGTTGAAAACAGACGTGCCTAAGATTTGATTTAACTGACCTGCTTTCTGTGCTGAACCCTGAAAGGTGTCCATGGAAGATCCGAAAGCGCCTGCTAAAGATTGGAAGTCCACACCTGTTGTTCTTGCCATTTTCTGAAGTTTAACAAAGTTGTCCATAAATTTGTCTGAGGTATAGGCAAAGTCCTTTTGAGCTATCCTGAAGTTATCTGTTAGAATATCTGGTGCGATGGCAAATTCTTTTGTAGTATGTACCAACTGTGCAGTCATCTTATTTAGACTGTCCTCCGACATATTAAACGCCATAACTCCTTCTTGCATTATCTGAGCAAAAGAGTTCATCTCGAAGCCGGCTCCAGAAAGGACTACAGAGTTTTTCATTAGGGATTCGCTAAACTTTTCTGATACAAAAGGCATCGCTGTAAACTGATCCCTGAAAGCTTTAGTTACCGCTATTCCTTCCTTAAAGTTGCCAAATAGTTTATAACTGGCATCGTTGGCGCTTGAAATGGAGTTTGCAAACTTGTCCATCTGGTCGGTGTAACCAGACTTAAAGAATTCACTCATCTCATTTCTGAATACGGATACTCCGTCAAATAATGATTTAAACCCTCCTATAAGTTCTTTGGTCGAACCAAGTGCTTCGTTTATTGATGTTTGAAGATCGCCGGCGCCGAGGCCTTTAACTGCCTGCTTGACGTCTGTCGCGACTTTAGCGGCGCCGCTGTCACGAATCTGCTGGGCGGTCTGCTGAGCTTTACCCGCGGCCTTTCTTCCTGCTTCGCCTGCATTTTTTGAGTCGTCGCCTCCTGCCATGATCTTGTAACCTCCTCTTCTCTAGTAAATAGGGCCTACAACTAATTGTTTTCGCTTGAGGACTCATAGTATTTGTGAAGTCGGTCAAAAAACCAACTTCTCAGGCCAATAGGTAGGGAGTAGGCCTCAGAAAAAGAAAAATTTCCATGTTTTACAAGTGAGAAGATTTGTTCGTAAACAACTGCTTCAAGATACTCTTCACTCAGACCAAAACCAGCCCAAAGAGAAGGGCACCTCCTTTGCAAGGTCTGCGTTACAGGAAGGGCAAGTAATGTTTGTTGCCATATCCATGGATGGTGTGCAGCTGTTATGTGCTTTTGTAATTTTTCGAATATCAGATGTAGGTATAACCTCGCAAAGCTGATTTATCATAACTTCATCCACAATATCATTAGCTGAGATGATAACCTTTCTGAGAAATTCAACTGTTTCACTACACTCTATGTTTAGCTGTTTCTTCTTTTTTATTGTTAGTCTGAGGTGTTCTCGATCTTCTGGTGTTAGAACTCTTATCTTTACTTTTATATCAGTCATTGGCAAAGTCATGCAAACCAGCCCTGAACCTTCCTCTATTGTCCAGTCTCCCTCTTCATTGCTAGCTGTTGATTGCTCCAGGATCTTAGAAATGCTGGCTGCAGTTTCAAATTTGTGGCCACAATGATCGCATGCTACCGACAAATCTATGCCATCGCCATATCCAGTCTTTCTGGCATGCAAGAGGATGGCCATCTTGTCGCAGTCTTGCATATCTTTTGCAAGAACGCCAGGAGTAGTAACAATTGAATCAATTAGTCGGTTAAAGACCGTCCCTTCATTCACAAAGCTTTCATTCATTATGATGTCTTCTTCTTTGGCAGTCATCGCTTTTATTTCGACCGATTCCAAACCAAAAAGGGGGCTGTTTTCAGAATAGAATTTGCCTGCACTTGGAAGCTTCACAATCTCTTTATTAACTACAAAAGAAAGCCCAAATGGATTTGAACTTTCTTTAGTTTTTGGCATATCTGGTATTGGTGGTCTCGTGGTGGGTGCAGCTTGGTTAGCTGCGATTCTCTTTTGATTTCTTGACATATTTCCTCTTTATAACAAACAAAATAAAAAACTAGATAACGCTATATCAGTCGGCCGCCGCCAGTGTCGTCGGCCTGAAACTGTCGGGCGCCTGTTGTGCCGGTCTTGTTGAAAGACCATATTCCACCACCTTCTACAGCATCCTTGCCTGTTGGCAAACCTTCAATCACTGCATAATCGTACTTCATGGTGATCGTAATATTTACTAACTCATCTTGACTATAGTCAAGTGTATCAAATTCCACGCCAGTTATCAAGGGGTTTTTTATTCGCCATGTTTCGATTGGGGTGCCATTATCGGCATCCAGTTGAGATAACTTTATCTCAGTACCCAGAGACTCAACCATAGCTTTCTTAGATATAGTAGTGGCGCCGGATTGACTATAGTCATGCGGAATTACATAGCCAGAATTTTCTAGCATCTTATATAGACTCTTTGTAGAGTCAGGCTGGACTGGGTCCACAAGAGTAATCGTTATATCTTGCCAAGTAACACGACCTGGATAATAAAATTCATAATTCAAGAATTGATGTGGCGTGGTGGCCACCTGAAAAGAGGGTTTCTTTACGCTCTTCACAATAAACTGAGGCACTCCTGTCCAATAAAGAAGCCATCTAAACTTCCTCTTTGGCTCAACGCTCTTTTCTGTCCAAAATCTTGCCATTGTTATGATCTCCTATTAATATATATTAGCTTCTCTTATTTTTTACTATGTTTAGTCATCAAAAGAAGCACCAGTTCGGGTAATAACAAAATCAACTGCGATAAACTCAATGGCTCTTGCTGGCTTCAAGAAAATCTTTGCATACATAATATTTCTATCGATCAAGTCTGGAGTAGTAGTCGAACTATCCAAGATGACCTTGAAATCTGTAAGGCCAAGTCTGGTCTTGACGCTCTCCAAGAATGGCACAACCTGTCCTGTAAAGCGATTCCAGGTTGCTTGAACGTTTTGGTCAAAAAGTAGCGTATTTGCAATTCGTGAAACTTCTCTCTTTACAAAGATCAAAAGTCGTCGTACGTTGATCCTGTCAAGCGCAGAAGGAGTCATTTGAAGCGTCTTTTGACCAAAGACCACAAGGCCTTCAGAAACAAAAGAAGCTATTGGGTTTATGTTTGCTTCATACAGTCTGTCTCTATCGGCTGATAGAAGCTGCTCAGATGCCTGAAGGACTGGCATGCCCGCGTTGCCCTCGTTGAGGCCGCCGCGGTTGAAGCCTGCAGGTGCAAACCACACCTCGTCTCTCTGCTCTGTATAGCCCATAACACCCAAAGCTATAACTGATGGTGGTACCCACACGTCTCGGGCACTCAGGTTGTCTCTGACCTTGACCCAGGGATAGTATGCAGCACCATAACTTGAATTTATCTGCCTAGCTGTGAGAGCCTTAGCACTCTTTGCTGGGTTTGTCTGGTTCACTCTTTGTTCAAAAGTTGCGCAAATCTTTTCAGATGGCGGAACGTAAACATCCGGTAAATCGATAACGGCCAATGCATCCCCTCTTGCTTCGCAAGTTTGGACTAATTTAGTAGTTAGTGATGCATTTGATACGCCGGGTATGGTCGCAAGGTTCATCTCTAAGAATTCTGGATCCTTGATCAGCTCAATTGCGCGATCAATACTAGCGTGCGGTGAGCTGTTTCTAGAATTGCTGTCACTGTTCACAATTCTCATATTGAACGGGTCAGCCTCTAGTATGTTAACTCCGTCGAAGCCTGCAACCATTGGCATGGTAAAACCATCTACAACATCCAAGAGTGCTGAGGCTGAAAGTGCCTGGGCCTGAGCACCTCCACCTGCAGTAAAGGAGTCTCCCGAGTTAAAAGACCCTGATTCGAAGCAAACCTTTGTAGGGTTGAATCCGGACATTTCATTTGAGAGCATGACGGCGCCGGTAACGACAACGTCATCCAATGAAAACACATATGCGTGTTTGCCAGCTGACGCGATTCCAGATACCTGCTCACCCACCAAAGCTGCGGAGGATACTGTCCCAAATCTTCTTAGGTAATCCTTTACTCCAATGTTGACAGAAGAGTAATTTAGCTTTCCAGCACTAGCAGATCCAGCTAATTTATTGTATTCTGCGTGACCCAAAATATATTGGGCGCCTAGGCCATTAGCTAACGTTCCAGATACTACATGTGGAACCTGTGGCCACCTGACAGAAATCGCAGTGTCGAACTCATCGACCATGATCGATCCTGTTACCCAAGTGCTGCCAAACGGCAGAATTCTTGCTTGACCACTACGAGGACTTGCCTCAAGAAATTTTGCTGTTGTATTATCTTCGTTCTTTGGAACGATTGGGCCCAAGAATCCAAAAGGCACTGATGCTGGGTTATTTGGTCCTGATTCTAAAACATCTAAATTCATCTCTATTCTAATGAAGTTAGATTGATTCGGGTGACTTCCATAGACCCTATTTCTCTTTTGTGTTGAATCCCACTTGAGATACTGATCTCCTATTCTTCTTGCAATGAAGTCCGTTGAGTTCGGATTCAGGTTTAGGTTCTCAAAAGAGTCAACAACAACAATACGGCGGCCGGCGCGCTGACGGACAACGACATCAAATCTTCCGTACTGGTCAACACTTCCGGGGGCTGCAATCTTTATATTCTCTATTCTAACACTCAGGTTCATACCTTCTTCGCCTTCCTGAAGTGCGTGAAACCTGAAAAGCCTTTCTTGTGACTGTCCGACGAAGCCTGCGTCGCGGCCGCCGCCGAATTGAGGAAATATCCAGCCCGAGGATGCTGCAGAAAGCTCGTGGTTTTTGCTCTTGAAGTCCTCCATGTTTTCTGCTAATTTTGCAGCGAAAACGCAAATGCCGGTTGAACTACTTGCGTAAAGCCTTTCGTACTCTTCTTCAAATGTCTCACCTAGCCAGTAGTTCGCAGCAAGAGATGCACCTGGAGGCGTCATAACTAGGCTGTTTGTAGCTACAGGGTTAGTGTTCAAGCGATCTCTTATGTATTTAGAGCCTTCTCTCATTGTGACTTTTCTTTCTAGTTTTGCGCCGCTGCTAGCTGACAAGACCACAGTAAATTCATGGCCGCTAAGCTTGACTGGTTGTGTTGGGTCTGCGCCGGCCGTTGCAACAGAAGTCTTTGTTGTTCCTGATCCGCTGATCAGCTCCTCTCCTTTTACACCGACAGAAAAGTTTGCCTCGTCGGTGTACACAATAGCGCCTAAGTGCGCCGTAAGGCTGTGGGTGTTTACACCGGAGCCACTATGCATAAAGAATAGCCCGTAAGCATTACCTGTAGAGAGTGTCCAACCTGCTTCACCATTGGCGTCTGACGCATCGTCGCCCTGGACGCCTAGTAGTCTTATATATGTGACTGGTGAGTTTATGTCTGCATTCAAATAGGCCTGTGCCGCATATGTGCCATACGCTGGTGCTAAGAGGCCGTTGCCTTCTCTCCATGGATCACCCCCTTCGTTTCCTGGAAGTGGTTCACCGAAGACCTCCACAAATTCTTGAAAAGAGCTGACCTTTACAGCTTTCATTGCTGGGCCTCTTCTTGCTCGACCAATAATCACGGGTCCTACGCCACCTGGAGCTTTTGGCAACTGACTGTTGTCAATCTCGTTTAGGAAAACACCAGGTGATATAAATTTAAATTTCTTAGCTGACATATGAATAAATCTCCTCGATACGGGCTTTCTTTTGCAAAAACAAAATAAATTATTACTCTAGTAAATAGTTAGAGATTTTTTCAAAAGTATAAAAGAAAAAAAAGAAAGCCCCGGGCTGAGCCGGGGCTGTAAAGGCAAGATATTTTAGGTAGGGTTTTTAGCTAGCGACATACTTGATAACGATTTCGTCACCAACGTTGATGTCAGTGCCTGCACTGAATACCAGTCTTGATGAGTCAATCTTGTAATCCCAGTGGTCAGTAATGCCTGTGGCAGAACTTGAGAGGGACAAGTGAAGACCGTTGATATATACGGAAACACAGTTATCAGATGATGGTGTACCGGATAGTGGCAAATAATCGTACTTCGCTGACCCATCACTGTCGAAGGATGCAGTTGCAACTGCACGATCGATGACATGCGAAAGACTGAAGACACCATTTGTAGCCTGAAGTCCGGCGCCTGCTTGGGCGGTTACAAGATCCTTGATGGATTCCTTCTTTACGTCTCCGTCATAGTCGCCATCCATGAACATGAAGTAATCGCTACCGACTGCGACGGCTGCTATCTCGGCGTCGACCTTTGATCCACTAAGAGACAAAGTTGTGCCGACAGTAACATTATCCGCAGTCACACCATAGATGGTCGCGACGCCAGAACCGGAAAAGATGCCATTCGCCATTGACAGGCCGCCCTCAGCAGTGAGAGAGCCGAATGAACTCGTACCAGTTGAGGTAATAACACCACAACCAATAGTTCCGATTGTTGCAATATTCTTACTTGCATCCAGGACTACAGCCTTGTTACCGGCGGCTGTACCATCGGTAATTCCGTCAAGCTTTTCAAGATCTGTCTCATTAAGGTCAGCTGAGCCAATGACAAAGCTAGATCCAGCGGTGATTGAACCTGAAGAAGCGATAGCTCCTGTAGACTTCATCGTACCGACCATTTCTAGATTTCCTGAACCAGATATGAGGCCATTGACTGTAATTCCTGCGGCGCCATTGACAGTCAAAGCATCAGTTGTCATCTTGTAGATAGTCGAAGTTCCAGAACCTGAAACTACGCCATTGACAGTCAGACCATCAGATGTAACCTTGTGGATAGTCGCGACACCAGAACCGGATATGATACCTGTGACATCGACACCTGCTGGCTTGACTGCTGCAATAGTTGATCCTGCGATCGCGTGAAGCATCTTTGTGCCAGTGTGCTCATAAAGCACAGAAGCAACAGTGTCGCTGCCCTGCTTGCCACCAACCTGGAGACCACCACCATCAGCTTGTGCTGAAGATGCAGAAAGAGCCGAGACAAGCAATTTATCCTGGATCTGCAATGTGTTCACGGTTTCTGTAACACTGTTGATAGTAACAACATCTAGCTCATCGATTCTAGCGTAAGAAGCACTAAGTGTGGTAATTCCACCAATGTTCTTATTTGCATCGAGAACTAGAGCCTTGCTAGCAGCTGCAGTACCATTTGTGATACCGTCGAGTTTTTCAAGGTCTGTCTCATTTAGATCAGCTGATCCTATGATAAAGCTAGTTCCAGCCGTGATAGAGCCAGATGAGGCCATGTTGCCAGTTGACTCAATTGTGCCAACAACCTCCATTCCAGCAGAGCTTGAAAGCTTGCCAGTAGTGGTGATCGCTCCACAAGCAACGGTTCCAAGAGTGCCGATGTTCTTGCTGGCATCGAGAACGACGGCTTTATTTGCCGCGGCGGTACCATTGGTGATTCCGTCAAGTTTCTCAAGGTCTGTTTCGTTCAGATCAGCGCTGCCAATGATAATACTTGTACCAGCTTCAACAGCGCCGTCACATTTAAATGATGCAGCAGAGATCTCTCCGGAGCCGGACAGGGTTGAGCCGCCGCTGATAGCGCCAGAAACAAACAATGCATTGCTGCTCTTGTAGTATGTCAGGCCTGCGTCGCCGCCTAGTGCGTTACTATCGTTAAACTGAACTTGGGTATCAGTACCGCCTGCAAGTGATGCAATAAGCTCTGAAACCTTAATCTTCTTTGGCACCAATTCGCCGTCGACGTGAATTGCTAATAAGTCATCATCAGCTGCAGAGCCTTGTGTTGCAAGCCCAGTAAGTGAAAGCATTAGTGCTGGTTTATTGTCTCCAGAACTTGCTATACCACCTGATGATGAGACAGCAATCTGTTCTGCTGAAATTGTTAATCGTTTTGCCATGGATCCTCCTCCCGAGGCGGAACCACCTGACATACCTGAAATGGATGCATTTGTGGTTCCGAGTGTTGTTATTGTGACATTACCTGCTGTACCTTCAACATCATTTTCTAAACTAACTTCTGTTCCGCTGACTGTTGCCGTGATTCCAATCGGCAAGGTATTGATTGTTGATGCAAAATATGCTGCGAACTCGGTACCATCTAGACTGCCACCGGAGCTCGGGGCATGCCTTACAGAGTAGACTGGTTCATCTGGTGCATAAAGGTTTGCAATCCTATGTCCCGTTGATGAGTGATCATCTTTTGAGATGTGGGCTGCAGCCTTGGCAGTCGTCGTCCAACTACCTGAAGCTCTCTTGATTCTGAACTTCAAGGGGCCGTTTTCAACACCGTTTGCATCTGTCCTAAAGTTCAAGTAATAAGTACTGTCCCTTGAGGCTGTGGTGATATTGATCTCTCCTGCTGTTTTTGCAGCGTTCAAGATATCTTTCAGCTCTTCTGCAATGTTATCGCCATCAACACCAGCATTGTTAGTATTAATGCTATAGTTACCTGCTGAGTCCTTACGAGCATAAGATGCTCCTGAAACGTCTGCGGTAAAAGTTCCAGTATTTATCAAAGTTACGTTGACAGTGTTACCATCGGCATCCGTAAACTCATATATCAGAGGCGTACTGCCGCCCGTTGACATGTCCTTAAAATCAGCATTAGTTTGGCTGTCAGCAACAAAACTAATGTACATGAAGTTTTTGTTTGTGGACGAGTTCTGATATAAAGTCAGAGCTTTTGACGCATTTCCGTTGAATGCGTTATTCGAACTACCTAATGCTGATGAGCCAGACAAAGCATCTGTGCCGGCACCAGTTGTATTGGTAACTGCAAAGGTTACCTGCCCAAATCCGTCGCCTGTACCATCACTTAGCGTAATCTTAGCATACTGCGCTGGAGCCGATGAAAAATCAATCGTTCCTGTAGCTTTTGCCATTATAATTCCTCCTGTTTGTTGTTCTCTTAACAGGTTCTCTAAATTACAAAATAACTAAAATGTATTGGGAATAAAGCTAATGAAACTTTTAACTTTTTATGAATATAACGCGATCTTCTGGACTGGACGGAAACTGAATACCATAACCTTGTTCTGGGACTCCATACTCTAATCTGAGAGAGTTGAGGTCCTCTAAAGCTTGCTGATTTAAAGAGTTGATCGCCGCGAGGTGCTCTTTCTTCTTTCTATCGTACTCTATAACTAGTTCGGCGAGGCGGCTTTTGTGTATCTTTACCGAAAGTAATTTTTCATACACACCTCTTGACTCTTCTTTTCCACATTCTACATAATCTGGAAACTCCTCATCAGATGGTTCGGGCTCTTCTTGTGGTGCCTCTTCCTGTTCTTGGGGTATTTCCTGTTCTGGTGCTGGTGCGATTATCTCTTCTTCTATGGTGGCCACCAATTCTTTTAGCTTATCTAGGATGCTCATCTTGCTACCGCTCCGTTTATGAAAAAAGTATTTTTTTAAGATTTCTAACATTGTTGTCAAATTTGCAAAAATCAGACTCTAAAAATTCTATTGATCGGGATCTACACAGCTCTTCCTTATCTTCGAATTCAAAATGAAACTTTCCCGTGCTTTGTCGAAAGCACTTCAATAACTTATGACCTCGAAGCTGCAAGTATGCTGCAATTCCTATATCGCTCGTAGAAAAGCTATTTTGTAAATCGTTATCTTGTTCTGACATCTTTCTCTCCGTTAAATTAGCCGGCTATGAATTTGTTATTATAACATAATTAGACGGGGAGTTGAGGTTTCTACTGGTAGGTTTCTTCTTTTCTCACAAAATACCCTTTTTCTCCTGGGTTAGTGGGAAGTTTAAGCTCGTATGTAAGACTTTCGTCAATGTTGAGATCTTTCTGGACCGCTTGTGCCATGGTATATAAATCAGCTTGGCCATACATAATCTGATTCATCATATTTGCTTTATTTTTTTCAAACTGAAGGCAGGAATTTGCAAAATAGTTTTCCAAATTTAGGAGCTTCTCGCGAAACTCAAAAACATGACTAACTTTATCCCAGTCGACCTCAATAATTTCTTGGCCATTCTTGATTGTGGCTTCTGTGTTTTTCTTATTTTCAGTAGTTTTTCTTTTGGCAGATGCTTTTGACATTCTTTCTCCTTTTGTACCTATGTGAATTATACCACAAGAAAAAATGTTTTTTAGCCTTTTATATAAGTTATCTGAACTGTATCTTCCGGGTCTAGGTCTTCGGTGAATACTATAGTATTTCCACTAACTGTGTAATCTTTATCCGCCCCCACGGCCTGTATCAAACCATTAAGCATAACAAGTTCGGTATTATCCCTTATGGTGAACTGAGTTGTGAAAGTTCTCTTATCGTCTGGTAGTGCGGCTGCTTCTGTTTTTAGGACTTCGCCGATTTGCATACTATTTGACATATTCTCTGCAAGAGTCTCTGTTGTGACCACATTAGATGAGACACTAGCTCCAGAGCCGCCAAGAGAGGAAAAGAAGCTTGACGCGGGGGTATTACCTATAACAACTGGGCCTGAGAAGAACCTGTCTAGCTGATCTTGTGATATTCCTGAAAGGCCAAAATATGCACCGTTTTCGTGTTCCGGAATTTCCGCTAAAGTTATTCTCTCTCTCGGTATCTTTACTTCTACAATGTTCTCCCTGATGGAATAGTGAGGCTTTTCTCTATTTGGACCTTCGCCGACAATATATCCAATAACTTTGATGTTTATCTTTGTTTCAAACTTTCTCTCATCTGATGAAAAATCAGATAGGTTGTCTGTTGAACTATATTCTGGCTGAATGAATCCTTCGTATTTGTGGTCTTTTTCTGTAAGCCTAATAAAGTTTACTGTTCCCGGTTTTGTCGCAAAAGGCGTCATAAGATCGTTCATTTGCTGTTGGTACTCGGTTCTCAGAGTTACTTCGTACATTACCTCTACGTTGACTGGCATAGGAACAGTTACGGTTCTATAAACGACCTTTGGATTTGCTCCTGGGAAGTTTTTCTGGCCATGGAGCCTATATGCGTCTGCATTTGCAAATTTCATGGTCTTTTCTTGGTATAGCACCCTACTAACATCTAGAGACCCACCCTTATCATCAGGTATTTCCGGCACATTACCCTGAAACACGCCCTGACTCTGTCTTGTCTTAGTGAATCCTGACCTTCTTATAGAAATAATTGGTAAAACAAGTAATCCCTGACTGTCTCTTACTTCTTTGTTGCCTTTTGCTTGAAAAGATCGTTCAGCAGTGCCCCAGATAACCGGAACGGGCTTGAAACCCTTATTTGTCATAGTTGAAAGACTGAGCGATTCTACAAAGTTCAGAACAGACTGGTCGATAGTCTCTATTGTTGAGACTTCAAAGTGAAGTTTCCCGTTAATTATCTCTGACATTGAATAAGCCCTCCCTTGCTCTCACACATGAAGCAGCAATCTCAAAACTTGACTCAACTTGACCAAATAACCACTTTGGCTCTTGCAAAGACAGTATTTCGTACATGTTTTCACCGTACTGAACAAAATCTCCTTCTCTTACAAACAAATCTTGATCCTCTGTTAGCCTTCTCTTATGGAAAGCAACTGAGATCTTCTCTACTCTGTCAACACCAAGTGGCGTTGTTGTTGTGTTTTGTGATTCCCACTTCACCATTGCGTATACGCGGATTGGATCAAGGAAGCTTTTATCTAATGCTTCACCATATAAGCTATGAAAATTGGTGTGTTCAAGACTTATAGGGTAATATATGATGGTTTGACCAATGACTCGCTCAATAACCTCATCATTTATCTGCTTTACAAAGTCCTTTTCCTTTTTTCCCGTAAATAGCGGTGGAGGTGGGCTATCCGGCTGTGACCATTTATTATCATCAGACATTTATGTTACCCCACGTATATATGATACGGAATCTTTTGCATTGTTTTCTCTGCGTTCTCTAGTTTCTGAGCATCCTGCTCTGCTAACTTAACATATGTTAGCTCTGCAAGTGTTTCTTTTAGTTCTGTTCTCAGTTTTTCCTGCTCGTCTTTGCCCTCAGACAATAGCGCAGGACCGTTGAGAGTTACGCTCTCGCCCGGTATTGGTACGGTTCCGAACTTAGACCTTACTTGACCCAAAGTCTCCTTACAGAGAGCCAATGCGAACCTTCTAATCCACTGCTTGCCTATTGCGTTGATGCTAGTAAATGGTATGTTACCAATTGGCAGTGTGTTCATGTTGTTGACACCATCTCTCTTTGGATCTGTTCCAGACCAAGAGTCTTCTGGTATCGAAAACTCTATCGACATTTGGCTTGGGCCGCCAGTATAGGGTATCGGGAAAATTCTTAGTTTATTTCCTTTTATCTCATAAGAATAATGTGACATCCTTGTGTATATTGCATCTTCAAACGCCATAGCTTGTGCTTTGTTGTGCCAAGCAGGTACTAGCTGGAATGTAGAATCATCTGAAAACTGCCCATAATTATGCAGGTTTCCAACAACGTTGAGTCCACCATAGTAACCAAAGAATCTCCACATTGCATGCGGCGTTTTATAGTATACCTTTTTGATTAATATCTTCTTGTTGCCAATAGATGCAGAGAATGCTGCATTCGTCGATAAGATGCTTTGCAAGTCATAGTCTTGGACACCTTCGGTGACGTTGAAGCTGGCAGAATATTGAACCGAATCTTTCAGGCCAACTTCTGCGCCAACACCTTCGGAAACTTGTCTTCCGATCCCATAATCAAATTTAGGATACTTTAGAGCAACATGAGTTCCCTCAAGCGATGAGCTAAGTGGGCTAGTTTGAATATTTCCTTTAGAATCAAAGCTTCCTGTTGTGTTTCCAAGTGTATTCGATAAGATATTGGTAGCTTGATGAACGTTGACTAAGTAACAATATTCCAACACTGCTTCTTCATAGGCTGCATAAACATTTCCCTCTGTTAGCTCTATGTCTAGGACATCACCTCCAAGTTTCTTGTAGACATATGACACCTGGTCGACAGCGCCATTCAAAAACTCTGATGAATACAGGGCTACTGATGTATCGGAGTAGATCTTGTATGGTAAGGCTGCATTAACATTTCCGGCCGTCCCAGTGATAGGCAAGATAACCGCTGATAACGTACTGGCCGGTGTAAGGGTAGGTAAAGACATTTAGTGTCCCTCGCTAAATAGAGTTATTCAATATAACTAGTATTTGAGGGAACTAATCGGCGGAAGTCGTTTTTTTAGTTGCTCGCTTTCTGCGAGTTGTCGTCTTCTTTGTTGTGGCCTTTTTCGATGTTGTCTTTTTAGTAGTTCTAGTTTTAGTTGTTTTTGGTGTTTCAACTGTTGGCTCTTCAATCTGAATTGTTTGAAGTTGTGGTTCTGGTGCTGGCACTACAACCTCTTCGGCAGCTTCTGGTTCCGGTTCTTTGTTTGTGATAACTTCAACTGTTTCGTCTTCGGTTATCTCTTCCCCGGTATTCATATCGATCTCGATGACGCCGCGTTTTCTTGCTAATGCTTCACGCTTGGTTGCGTATTTGCTAGCATATTTAGACATTGTCATTCTTTTCTTTCTTTTTCCCATTGTTTTTCCTTTTCAAAATAAAAAGCCCCCCTTTGCAGGGGGGCATGAAGATTTTACTCTTCTTTGGCTTCTTTAGCCTTTGGTTTTTCAGCCTTTGGTTTTTCAGCCTTCTTGGGGGCTGCCTTTTTAGGGGCAGCTTTTGCTTTTGCTCTTCTTGCTCTAGATGACATGGTTCATTTCTCCTTACAGATCTGCAGGAACCGCAGCTCCATATATGGTAATAAGTAATTTTCCAGCTGTTAAAGTAGCAGCGGTATCATTTTCACCCTGACAAACATAAAGAAATTTATCAGCTACTGCATTGTTATCATACAAAACTGATGTGTCTACACCTACGGTGTTTGCGATGCCTGTGATGGCTGCAGTTTGAGTGTCGGCTTGAGTTCCGCCAGCGGCGGTAGGCTTGCCTACACCATCAACACCAAACTCAAGGTCAATTGTGGTTGTGCCGCCGACGAGAGCTTCTAAAACTTGAACTCTCAGTTCATTGACCACTCCAACTTTTGCTACTGTTAATTGCCCTATACTAGAGACTGTATCAATAACTCCCATCGCAGCCGTATCACCGTTGCCGCCGCCGTTACCTGATGTGCTAATTGCCGCCTTAGATGTGCCAAGGTCTAATGCAATTTCTGTGATTATCTGATGACCTTCTCTTTTTTGTGTTGTTGACACAATAGCGTCCTTAATTCCTGCGCCGGCACCCAGATCAACCGATTGTCCTTTCTTGTCCAAAGAGAACAGTCTCTTTCTACCTAATCTTCTGCTACCCATAATTATTTCCTCCTTATTATGTGGTTAACGTTAACGCTTATCATCCACGAAACATAGCCAGCCACCTCGGCTATATCTCTTCAAGGGCCAGTGGCGTTACGACCCAGGAGGAATCAAAGTCACTAATAAATAGCTTTCAGAAAAAAGAAAAGCCCCACCAAGTTAATGATGGGGCTGAATCTTTTTGTTATCGGACTTTAGCTACTAGCTAGAGCCTTCCTCACCTAAGAGGCCGCGGACGACAACAAGACCGTACATATCAGGTCGTACCATCTTCTTAGCGTAACGGGTCATGACACCCTTACGTGGCACGAAGTCTTCCGTACCAAAGATGGTTGGTGTTACCTGCAATGGTACGTAAGGAGCGTAGACAAATCCGCTTTCGAGGAATGAACTACCCTTACGGCCAACGAGGAGTACGTTACGCAAGAAATATGGATCAACGTAAACGTCGAACTTCTTGCTCAAGCTACCAGCCTTGACAGCACCGATGGTGCCGCGGTCCGTATCAGCAGTTACGCTTGCGCGGAAACCGCTTGTGAACTCAAGGATGTTGGCAACTTCTGGTGAACAAACAACAAAGTTTGCACCACCGCGAAGTGTCTTTCTGTGGATCTGAGCGCTAACGTCATTGATAGTCTCGATGAGTGTCTCATACCACTCACTGACTGTACCAGTGAAATCAGGAGCTGCGGCTGAAGCGCCAAGCTCATTACCGTTGCTGTCAACAAAAAGACCAGGAGCACGACTCCAGTAACGAGTACCAGCGGTTGCACCGTCGATCAATTCGTGAAGAAGTTCACGGTCAATTTCAAGAGCGATCTGCTCAGAAAGAATACCAGTCAACTCAACCTCAGCGTCAAGGTTGTGATAAGCATTGAGGTCTTGACCCAATTCTGGGGACCACTTTGCCTTCAACTTCTTGGTCTGAGCTGTAACAGCGATACTGTCAACCTTGATGTCGATCTCAGCGATAGTGTTCTTAGCTACACCAGAACCTTGATTTCCGGTACCTGTATCCGGCTCTTCAAGGGCCCATGCGTCTCCACCAACAACAGAACCAAGTCCGTTCCCAGCTTGTAATTGATCCTTAAGTGGCACAGTCATGACTGAAGCCTGTGCTGCGATCGTCGCGGCGCCGGCGTCATGAATAACAACAACAAGGTGATTTACACCACTAACGGTTTCAACTCTTGTAAGTCTCCTGACAAGTGAGCCATTATCAGTTGGCAAGGTGCTGAAGTCGATTGCTGCCAATCGACCCAAATCAACTTGAGTATTTGCGCCGCCGGCTGGACCGCCAAAGGCCACGTCCGAGGTCGCTGGGCCGCCAATTGAACCAGTTGACATAATAACAGAAACTGTACCGCCTGCTGCGAGAATATCCGGGTCGAATCTGATCGCCTTCTTCTGTGCCTGAGTCAATGATGAAACTGTTGCACTAGTAACTGCTTCTCCACCTAGTCGGTTGAGCACAGTACCGGAAAGGGCGACGAAGCCGCCGGCCGCGCCAATTGTAGTCGAACCAGTTGCAGATGTCTGAGAGATACCTGCTTCATAGTGTCCACCAGGGCCTGAAGCGTCTGGTGAGCCGGCAAGATCAACACCGCCAGTCAACTGGCGAGCGACAACGTTGCCACCATATATTGAAGCGCCTTTTGCTGCCCCTCCGCGGGCTGATTCGTGTGTAAAGTCAAGGAAGAAGATGAGGCCAGATGGCAAGCTCATCGGCTGAACCGAGACAAGATCGTTTGCAATCAATCCACCGAATACACGGCGAACGATTGGGAATGCAACTGCTGCGAAGCCTTCGACATCGCCAGCAGCCATAGAAGAAGCCTCACGCAGAAGCTCCTTGGCCTGGTTTTCAAGTAGGACGGCCATCCCCTGCTTTTGTTGTCCTTCGTTGAGTCCGTCGAGAAGACCTGTCTGCTGCCACTTGTTAAGTAGAGCTTCGCCTTCCTTCTGAACATTACGCTGAACAACACCTTCAGTTAGTCTTTGTAATACAGACATTGTATTATTCCTCCAAAAATGTTTTTATTTCTTTATTCCTGCTAATTTTTGCATTCTACTATACAAAGGATTAGCGGCCTTCTGTTTTTGCTCATTACGAGCGCCTACAAGTAGTGTTGAACGTCTCGAAACTGCTTCGCTAAGAGTTCCCGACTTCTTCTCTGCAGGTGAAGATGTCACTGTCTCTTGGAGCGTCTCAAAGACTATCCTTGCTTCTTGTACAGTCGTGGCTTTTGAAATAGACTCGACAATTTTCTCTTTTTGTCGCTCATTCAGGGAGGTATTCTCTAAAGCACGGTTAATATACAGCAGCTTTGCGTTAGAAACATTTGTGGTTTCCAACTTTTCTTGCAAAGTTTCAAATGCTGTAATATATTTATCGTTCTGCGCCTCTAATTTAGTGGCAGCAGAAGCTAAAGTCTTGTTTTCTTTCTGTAAAGCTGCTACTGTTTTACGCAGCTCTTCGTTTTCTTCTTTTACTTCGCTATCTTGTTCACGCGCAAGGAGCATTTGCTCATACTCGCGCATAATAGATTCTGGTGTTCCGGCCCATCCGGACTTTTGTGGCTCAAAGTCGACTCTTACAGCCTCATCTATGGCCCAGTCCTCGTCTAACTCCATCTCTTCAAACATCTCATCCTCTTCGAGGTAGTTTTCACCAATACCAGTATACTCATCCTCTTCTGCTACTTCCATCTCTTCAAGCGCATCGTCTTCGTCTTCATAGAGAAAGTCGCGAATCGCTTCTGCAAGCTGGTCTTGTGTAATATCGACGTCTACATCTGCGTCAAAATCAGGAGTATCTTGTATATCTATGCCAATATCGTCGTCAAAATCGAAGTCGTCTTCAAAATCATCTTCGAAATCATCTTCGAAATCATCCTCAAAATCGTCTTCATCAGTTATATCAATACCTATTTCATCATCAGAAAATTCATCATCGCCGGCAAATACCCCGCCTTGTTCACTTGGAAGCTCCTGTCTTATGCTGTCAAGCTTAATATCCACAATCTCGTCGTCTGGATCATCTAAGTCAGGGTCGAAGCCGTCTGGTATAGACCCTATCAAACTATCTGCAAACTCTTGTGTTGCGTCTCCCTCTTCAGCAGTTGGGTCGCCAGCCATGGGATCTGCACCCATACCAGGATCCATTGCCATCGGGTCTTCTTCCATACCCATTCCTAGATCAGCAAAGGGATCCTCTTGCTCTAAGAGCTTGCCGACCGCTTCCTTTACTTCGTTTGAGTACTTCTCTATCACGAGGTTTTCCGCGTTCTTTAGGGCAGCTTCCTTGAGAGCCTTAGCATCGATAATTGCTTTCTCTAGTAGACTTGACATTCTTTTAAACTCCTAAAATAATTTGTTCTCTTGCAAATAAGAAAACTTTCTCTAGATAAATAGTATTTTATTTTGGTAAAGGGATGGAAAAAATTTTGAGGTGGTTAGAAGGTGGAAAGTAGGAGCCAAACCTTTTCGGTATCATCTGCGTTGGTACCATTATGAGTAACCCTAACTTTGTCTGCTCCGGCCACTTCGAAAATTCTTGTATGACCATCTGCAACTACAATTGTTGACTCGTCTGATACCTCAACAAGCTCTGACCATATGCCGGCGCCGTGATAATATACTTCGACCTTGGTTACCGAGGCAGCGGTACCGCAAACAATATGCAAGAACCTTTGGTTTTCTGTAAAATATGCAGTTGTACTTATAGCGTGTGCAGTGCTGCTTGCACCGTTAACATTCTTTGGTCTTCTGGTTCTACCCCAGCTGCTATGTCTGTGAAATTCTGATGCTGGTGGTGTGTTGCTAAATCCTGCCATTATAATGCTCCGTCACTTATATTCGTTTTCTAAACGCTTTTTTTCTTTTGCGTTTGCTATTTTAATTAGTCTCATCTTTTCTAATTTCTTTTTTCTTCTCTTCACTGAACGCTTGGTGTAGTGTCTGCGTTCGCGAACCTCTTCCAGAATGCCACATTTCTTTACTTTTCTAGTAAACTTTTTTATCATTCTTTCGACCTGGCTTTGGTCTGTAATTTTTATTTCTGCATGAACTGGTGTTCTACGTCCCATTTTACTTCCTTTATTTTAGTTGATCCCATCTCTGTCCTGCTAAACTAAACAAACCGCTGATATCCACCCCTGCGTCGCTAGGAGCTCTACCAGCAAGTGGCCCTTGGGGCGAGGCGGCGCTACCTGGTTTCCCGGCTGAAGTCAGAGGCTCAGTGCCTTCAAAAATCTTTGCCATTTTATCATTACCAATTGCATCGAGCATCTTTCTTTTGGTTTCAAGCATGCGCTTCCGTTGCTCTTCTTGCTTTTCTTCTTTTATTTGTTGTTGTATTTCTGGTCTTGGCTGGTGAGGTGTTGCAGTTTCAACCATCAAATTTTGAGCCTTAGTTATTCCAAAGGCGACTTCTGCTATAATTTCGGACAAGACACCTTCTTCAAATAATGTTTCTTTGACGCACTCTTTTATTAGGGCTTTTAGTTCTGATTTCTTCATTTATTCCTCAAACTTATATAGGATATTGTTCAAAGAGCGATTGATCTTGTCACCCCGAGTAAATATATTTGGCCTCTCTCTTGCTTCTTTCAATTTCATGAAGGCGCCTGGAGTGGAAGGGTCAGAAACCATATCAAAACATATAAGCTGAAAATCGTCTTGGACTTCCGATATTCCGTCCTTCTCTTTCAAGGAGCCTAGGCCGCGTGAAGAAATGCCAAGCTGTACTCCAGAGTCGACAAGCGACCTAAGTATAAGTCCAGAGGGCGTGTTTAGTACTTTAATTTTTCCATAACATTTTGGGCCATCCATCCAGATTGCTGTAACAAGGTGAGATGCGTTAACAAGATTTATAATTGAAGATTCTGGGTGGTCTAGTTCTCCCAGGGCCCTGTTTTCTGCCACCAGCTTGTTATAGGTTCTTATCTCTCTTTCCAGTATTCTTCTTGGATAAGAGCGCCCATTTCCATTCTTTACCTCTGCTTCCTGCATTAGTCCAGAGAGAATGCAGCCACCTTCCGCAACAAACTTCTTTTCAGCCTCTGTTAGAAGGTCTTGGCAGATTCCTCCATCGCAGAGTTCATAATACTCTCTTATAAGCTTCATATTTACCTCTACTATAAGCGGGGGTCACCCGCGTCAGCTAAGCTCCCTTACAGCAATTTGCAACAGGGCGTAAGAACCATCTAATATTGTTTATGTTATTCATTGTAACTCCTCAGTTATAATCTATCTTGATTCCATGGTCATCAAAAACGGCGTCAAAGACGTAACTAACTAACGAGCCAAGACAACCAAGAAATAACCCTGTAACAAAAGAATAATCAAAAGTAAATAGTGTGGTAAAAGCGTTTACAGACCACAAAAATAATCCAACCCAAAAGCCGGTGCACATAGAACAAGAGAAGAGTTGCCCAAACCATCCGGATGTGGGCCTTATCTTTTCGAATATTTTACCGTAGACTAAAATTTGTGTCATACCAGCAGCAATAAGACTAAAATAGAGTAAGTGCACTATTCCCCTTTTTCTTTTCGCTCTCTTACGAGAGAGTAATTGTACATAAACCCATATGGGCCGCGGGTGAAACCGTGTGATCCTTTCCGATCGGAATGAGGCACGTCACCTAATTCTGTGGAATCTTCCGCGGAAGGGGTAAGTAGTGCTGTCAGCCTATCATCTTCAATTTTGCCTGTCTTCTTGAAAAATGGCTTTTCTTGGTTTAGATATTCACTAATGACATATAAGCATGCTTGGATAGAGTCCACACCTGGAACCTTTGATTCTGGGATTTTGCCCTCTAGGGATCCGTGCACATTTCCCCCCCTAACAGATGAAACGTCAATGACGCCATGGCGCGAAAGGTACTGAAACATCCTATCTTGAGATTGATATGCTTTATCGCTCATGCCTTCTTTTGGGAACGACACGCACTTTTTCGCTTCGACTGAAAGGAATATGTCTATATCTTCGTGGTCGAAGATCAAGATATTTCCGTCCAACGTTCTTCTAGCTTTTAGGGAGATTCTGGGATCTCTTTCAATATCAACTGTTATTGTCATCTTCTGATATCTCTTCTAGTAGGTCTTGCGTTTTAAGTACAACCTCAATCAGATCGAGATCCACTTCCTTTTCTTTGTACGATTCAAGTATAGAGTATACCTTATCTATTTTGATTTTTAAATCATTATCGCTTATAATATCTTCATCACTTTTACACTCTAAAAGTTGATCTTTGAGTGTGCTAACTTCTTCATTTAGGTAATACTTTAGCTCTATGCCATTGTCAGAAAAAGAAGATATATATTTTTGCAGAAGGCTTCTCTGGTTTTCGCTCAGTTTGCTTGAATATTCTTCGTTAAATTTACTTACAAACGTACCATAAATAATATTATCCATGGGCTGTTGCTCTTCTTTGATTGCTTCACAAGACTCAGACATTTGCTCTATGATATTCTCTTCTAATAGGACTCTGTCTTTTACTGGAAGTGTTTCTTGAAATATAGAATAAACAGTGGCTATATTCTTATAGTTTGGCACAAAGGTGTTATAGAGATCTTTAGAGAGCGTTTTGTTTATCTTGTTTATAAGTGCTGACTGTTCTCGGAAGATGTTCTTCTTATCTAGGACTTGATAATTTTTCTTTGCCTCAACAACAATCTTTTCTGCTAGACGCTTCTCTATATCCCTTGTTTCGTAAACGCTTTTGTACAAGCCAAGCTCTTTGTTCAACTCGGTTCCTTTTGCAAAGTGCTCCTTCATAATTGATACAATCTTCATTTGTTTGTTTTTATTGTTCTTTACAATACATTTAGTCAACTCTCGGACGAGGGCTTCATAAACAAATGCTGTATTTCTCTTTTTATTGTGTTTTAGTCTCATCACTATCTTTCCTTGAATCTTTGTCTAGGTTTTCAAACAAAACTTTTAACTCTTCTTGGTTTTTTAGAAGCTTCTCTTCCTCCTCCCTAGAATAAATAGTCAACTTACTCTCATAAACGCCAGTACCTCTAACTAAGCTAGATAATTCTGAGGCGCCTGGAAAGTTTTTTCTCTTTGTTCCAAACTCTGGATTTGCCGCTCTGGCCATATTCTTCCTTCTAGGGCCAGAGGATTCTCTTCTGTCTCCCCCGGACCAATTCATTCGGGGCTCGTACCATCCATGAGATTTCTCAGTGGTTGTTTTTACTTTACCACCATCCCTTTTCATTCTGTGGCCTTTGTCATCTCTCTTGCCAGGGGGCGCCGCCAATAAGTCCCCTTCCTCTGGGCCGGCTGGTGTGTCGCCGCCGGCTGCGTCAGCTGCGGCGCCTACGTCACCTCCTCCGAGATCACCCAAACCACCTCCTTCGTCCGGAGCGGCGCCTATTTCTGGCTCTTGGCCAACGGTACCTGTGCCACCTGCATCAGCGGCGCCGCCTAGATCGCCGCCTGGAGCAGTGGCTGCAGCTTGTTCTGCTTCTGCTGCAGTCTCTAGTGCTGCCTCAAACCTCCGATCATAGAACATCTCTCGACGGTTCCTGATAAACTCTTCTTCCGATAAACCAAAAAGAGTCTTCGCGAGCCACTGTTTGGAGAAGAAGCCTTCCGTTGCAGAAGATGCTATATCAAATTTTGTTTTCCAGTGTTCAAGTTCTTGCATTTCTGCTATCTTCGAAGGGTTGTTGAGCTTCAGCTTGAAGCTAACCAAATCTTCCTCTCTGTAGCCTAGCGTGTACAAGTGTATTATTCCAATTTTTTCCAATTCAGATAAGACAGATCTTTGTAACCTTTGTACTGTTCTCGCAAACCTAATATCTTTTTGAGCCAAGGTCGTCTTATCCTCGGCGGCTTTTTCCGCGTCGGAAGTTAGATAAGATGCTGGAATCTTGAGTGCAGAGAACAGCTTGTCTCTCAAGTACTTTACATCGTCAATGTCGCCAGTATACTTTCCGCCGGCCAATGGTTCTATCTTTGTGCCACTCTGACCACCACGAACAGGAATAAAATAATCTTCTTCAACTGAAAGTGGGTTGTACCTCAAATCTACGCGTCCAGTGTCTGGGTCGACTACTTGATTCCTTTTCATCTGCGTCATCGCTTTCTGCATGTACTGTTCTATATCTTGTGGCGGTATGGCCCCGACGTCGATATAAAACACCCTTCTTTCTGGTGATCTGACTATTCTATATGCCATCATCGCATCTTCGATCAATGTCAGTTGGCGCCAGATGCGGCGTGAGGGTTCTAGGACCGATGTTCCATATGGGCTATACTTGTCGTTGCCAAGAACACGGAAGTGCCCTATTTGCCAATTTTCAAATGTCAAGCCGGCTGAGTTCCACTGATATTGTATGTAATTAGGGTTCTTCTTGTCTTCGCCTTCCAATCTTTCGACCTCTGCCGTAGGCAATCCGATGACACTAGTGATGCCAATAGACTGGTCTATATCTAGATATAGGAAATAATCCCCATACTTGCACATCGCGCGACACCAGGAGAAGAGGTTGTATTCTACGTTTATAACGTCATAATATAGCGACTCAAGTAACAGCTTTATCTCTTCATTCTCACACTTTACGGAAAGTACCTTTTGGAGATCACTGTGTGTGGTCATTTCATCTGCATAGATATCAAGGGCTGAGGCTATTTCTGGTGTGTACTCCATTTGGTCGAAGTCTACATACCTCTCAGCTCTTGCTTGGCTGGCCATGGCCTGGGCTTGTAAATTATCATAAGGGTTGTATGCTGTCTTTTTAAAATCTTTTCCCGAAGCTGACGTGAATTTACCAGAGTACTTGTCTAAGTCTATCCTTCGAAGTCTATGGTTTGTTTGAGTCCTATAATTGACGAGTGGGCCTGATAATAGCCTTGTTAACCTTCGAAACAATAAACTTTGGGAGTTACGAGGGTTATTTTTTATCTTCTTTTCTTTAGCCATTTTCTATCCCTTGAACAGCCATGGAAACTGCTCTAATGCACTGGAGTGCTTTTTCATGCTTTCTTGAAATTTCTTGTTATTTGTGCCTATCATTCCATTTATCCTAGTGTCTATATGGTTAGCCTTTCTTGTTATAGCGCCTAGAAAGGCCTTATTATATTCCATATCTTTTTTGTTAGTATCCAACACCGTGTCCAGAACCCAGCACCCAACGGCGCAGGCCATTATTAAATCATCGTTGTAAGATCTCATAGCTTCGGCGCGACCGTGATTCCAAACAAAAGTTTTCATCTCGCTCAATAGTCGAGAAGAATATATCTTAATTAGATTGTTTCTTATAAATTCTTCCATCTTTGCTATAATCAACGGCCTAGTCTTAGAGGTCATAGAGAAACCAGCTACAGCATTGCTCATATTTTCCGCTCGGTATTCTTCTACAAATTCGTGAGTTGATTTTATAGAAAAATAAAGATTGGGATATTGGCTTTCTCTCAACTTGTCTAGCACTGCGAAACCCACTGCATTATTTTCTACGACCAATAATGCGTTTCCATATTCTAACCCAATATCATATAAAATTTTAGAAAAAACATCTGGAGTGCATTTTCCTTTATATTCTGCTACAATCTCCATATTACTTGCCTTGAATACTAGGGCAGAAGAGTAGTCTTTTCCATCTCCGCGCGCGACATCAGCTGATATGAAGTATTCCTCGCCCTCTTCTCTACCCTGCCATATCCACAAGTTCCTATCAAAGCCTGTTTTGTACTTTGGTTCCGTACACATATTAAGATATGTCTCTAGGTCTTCCGGCGAGAATACAGTCTCTCCAGACATATTAAAGTTACACTCAAGCTCTTGAGCTATTTCGCGGCGCGACATGTTTCGAGTTTCTTTTTCAAACCATTCTTGGTCGCGGTCGGGATGTACGCCCCAAGGTAGAACCACTGGGTGGAAATCATTCGTACCCGAGTCGGCCTCAGTGTATATCTTGTGAAACCAGTTACCGACGCCATTTGGAGTAGATAGTGCGATGCAGCGGCCGCCAGTAGATAATGTAGGGTACAGACCCATCCACAGCTCATCAAGACCTTCGACGTGTGCTGCTTCGTCAATAACAAGAAGAGATAGCGCCTCGGAGCGGCCGGCATCTCCGGAAGTGGAGCTTGCTTTTATTTGCGATCCATTTGAGAGTACAAAGCTTGTTCTATTGTCTATGTCTACGTTAGATATTCTCAGCCACTCTGGTAAGTTTCTTATAATTGCTTTCACTTTCTTTACTAAATTTGCCGCTGTATTGAATTTGGTGGCAATAACCAGGACATTCTTTTCTCTATGAAACATCATCAGCCAAGCTACATAAGCGGCTGTAATTGTAGATATTCCCAACTGTCGAGCCTTGAGAATCACATTGAAGCGATAGTCTTCAAAGTCTTCTAGTAAGTCTTTTTGAAAATTGTAAAGATGAAAAGGTATTAGACCGCGTTGAGGATGTGTTATTTTTGCATAGGTATTGATGAAATAATCGGGCGTCTTTCCACACTTGACTATCTCTTTCATTATTTCCTTCTTAGATAAGGAAAAAGACATACTAGCTCTTTATTTTTTCGTTTGATGGACGTTTGCCGCCAAGCCCACTCAGTGCCACCATCTTTTCATATGCCGGATCTATTTCCCTTTCAGGCTCAACCGGGATTCCTCCGATCTTATAACATTTATGAACCTTAACGCTGCAGCGGATTCTAGAAATATATTCCACTAAGACATCCACTTCACTTGGGTCAGAAAGAGATAGGGATCCTTTTGTCACTTTTCCAAATTCTTTTTGTATAAAAGATTTTACCTTTTCCACCATTGACTCCATTTCAGATTCAAAGCCATTTGAGTGGACCTCTTTTAGTGGAATCTCGCTGTGATATTTGATATGTAGGCGATTGCCCGATACGTATGCACCGAAACCATCCATGATTCGATGATCCAAAAGGGGATTCCCCTCCTCCCTTCTTAGACCGATTTTTACTGGTTCACCTTTTTCGTCTTGGGCACCATCATAAGAATTAGCAATTACTTGCGAGATTCCATTAATAATTTCTAAAGTTGTAGCCATTTGTTTTTTACCTCAAATATAAATAGTCTATAATATAAGTAGTTACTTATTTGGTCTCCATCCAGTTTTCCACCTATCCTCGCGATCTTCGACATACTGTATATAACAATCAAAACAGCACCCAAACTTAAACATATAGATATCGTCGTCTGACCTGAATGAATACTTATCGCAAACTGGGCAGGAGCGATCTTGGTTAGTCTTGTTCTTTTTTTGTTTTATGGTAAATCCGGAAGCGGACAGCAATTGCTCTTTCTCTTGGCCGTCGGTTTTTGAATAAAATTTCTTTAGGTCTTCAAGGTACTTCTCTTCCTTTTCTGTAGACCAAGAACTCTTGGGGTTCTTTATAGCATCTAAGCCATATTTATCTTTTATGGCTTTCTCGTATTTTGCAATCTTGTCATAGTCTTTGTTCATTTTATTGCAAAAAAGATAGCCACAACAGTCAGGGCGCCAGAGACAAAGCCGCCGGTGGCCCACCAAACGCTGTAATCGTTTGGTCTTTTGAGGGCCGTGGACGTCAACCTCTCTATTTCGTGGTCTTTTATAATATTTATCTCTTTGTGTTTTTGTCGAAGTGAATCGATACTCGCAGTGAGGCGCCCAATGTCAAATTCATATTTTGCCTTCTGCTTTTCGAGCCGGTACATGATGTCTAATTCACACTCAGCTTTGGCTCGAGCTGGGGCTGTAATCAAGATTGCATTTGCGTCAATATCGTAACAAAACGCTGGTCCTGGATCCAAACCCAGCCTTCTCAACAGATCTACGTCTCCGTCATCTACATAAGTAAATGAAGCTGGTGGCAGGATTAGGTCTCCTATTTGTGGATCGGCCGCTGCAGCCTGGGGATTTACCATGCAAAAGGCCAACAAAAGTGATAAAAACTTACTTAACATATTTTATACCAAATTCCTCTTCTATTCTTTTTATAATTTCATCCGGCTTTTTTCTTGTCTTTATTATAACATCTTTTACTTTTTCTTTTTGCAATTCTGTTAGTTTTTTTTGCTTTTCTTTGAAGGCCTCATCTAGTGCAGATACTGTACTCTCATATTCTCTAATAAGGTCCTCCCTTTTTAGGATCTCATCTTTGTGTAGTCTGTTTATAGTTTCAACTTGTTTTTTGTAGGAGTCTTTTTTCGTGCTTAGGACTTCTATAATCGCGTCTGTGTTTCTCCTCGAAAAGAGGTAAACAATTATTGACCACAAAATTATTGCTGGAAAATACCAGTAGGTCTTTATCCAGGCCCAAAATTTAGAAAAAAGAGCCTTGACTGCTAGAATACTCACTGCTTTGGCCCGTGCCGCCATTGAGTCGCGAGATCTACGAGGGCTTGGGAACCAATATAAGCTAGTGTCACTGCGACCCAATCACTACTGGTAACCATCCCATACACACAAAGTCCTGTCGCCGTCAACCAGGCTAAAAATTTACGAGATATAAATCTCTCTGTATATTTATCTGTAAATGCTTTTATTGCTGTCATTATCAATCCTCCTATATGCTCACATGAGCAAAACCTTCTTTTCTTTCGATGTTTATCTGCATGTCGACACAATCCTTTAGGCTGTCTAAGTGTGAAATGAGGATCACCGTCTTAAAATACCCCTTTATCATGTCGAGAATTCGAACAAACCCTTCCATATTCTCTTCATCTAGTGCCGTGCCCGGCTCGTCTAATATAAATAGATCAGACTTCGGTAAATTTGAAACAGTCAAGAATGCTAAGCGGATGGCCATTGAGGCTATAGTTTTTTCAGCTCCTGAACCCATTTCCAAAGGTCTTGGTTCATGCTTTGCATGTTTGATAAATATGTCCAGCTTGTCTTCACTGTTCTGAATGAAAACTTCAAAGTCTACAATATTTGTAAGTATCTTAGCTATTTCTTGATTTATATGAGGTAACCTTCGCTTGATTACCTCATATGACACACCATTAGGATGGCAACAAGTCATCAGCAGGTGGTAGGCTGCAAAGTTTTGTTCTAGATCTTTCTTTTCTTTTAGCTGAGATTTGGTATGTTTTAGTTTTTGTTCTAGCGATCCGTGTCTCTGGTGTAGTTTCATGATCTTGTTTTCACACCCTTCTATTGAAACCTCCTTCTCTCTAACTGCATTTTGCATCTGCTTTAGTTGAGAAAGTAATTGCTTCAAGTTTTCTATCGCTTCCTTATTCTGGTTGTATTCCTCGCTTTTATTCTTCAAGTTTTCGAGCTCGACTTGTTCCCGGAACAGCAGGGCGTCAGCTCGTTCAACAACAATCTTGGACGTAGCTATTGCTGTAGCAATATCGCCCTTCTTTTGCACCAGCATATCGTATTTGTTTAAGTGATCTTCTACAATGCCGGGGTTCAAGTCTCTAATTTGTAGACCTATGTTGTTGGTGGATACAGCATTCTCCTTCATCCTACTATCATATATCTGAATCAATTCACCAGCTTTGTGAGCATCCTTAATAAATTTACAAGATGGGTATTTGCTACCACAGGGAACTTCAGACAACAGATCATGCCTCCTACTATACCTTGTTTTTTCATCTGAAAAGCCAGCCATCTCCTTTATCAGCTCACTCAATTCACTTTTTTTATTATCTAAAATAATCTTCTTTTCCCTATAGGAAGATACCTCAAAACTATCCAAAAAGTCACTAATCTTTACAAATCTAACTTCATCTTCCTCTACTTGTCTCTGAGTTTTCAGCCTATTTGCATTGGCTTCTAGTATGATTCTTTCTTTTCTGTCAATTTCCTGCTGTGTCAACACCGGATCAATGATCTCGGCCGGTACAGAGTCTATCTTTTCCGATAGTTGTTTTAAGCTTGTTGACAAATCTTGCAAATCTTCTCTCATGCACTTACATTCTGCCTTGTGTGTTTCAATGCCTAGTTCGCTTTTTGTGATGTCTAACTTGATCGATTTGATCTCTTTTTCAAAATCAGTGCCTTCGAGTCGTTTCAAGGCAACTTTTGTTGCTGCCGACTCCTCTTTTGCTATTTTGAATTTTTTATCAAAAATTTCCAAATCTAAAAACTTAGCTAAGAATTCTTTTCTCTTTGTTGATCCCTCATTGATGAAAGATAGAGAATCTATTTGGCTTGCCATTGAGGTAGCTAAAAAATCACCAAGTGTGCCGAAATACTTTCTAACATTTCTATCCGTATCCTGCCTTGATGTTCCGTTCAATTCCACAACAGTACCTGACATGTCTTTGCTATAAAATTCAAGATCAGTACTTGCTTCGAGTGTTTCTACACCTTTTAATCTTTTCTTATATTTTTCTGATGTTCTCTCTACCACATATTCTGTGTCATCTATTTTTATAGTTGCAGTGGCTTTACATAGAGGCATGTTCTGGTTTATGATATTTAGGTTTTTACGAATAGATTTACTAGTTGAGTTATACATAGAATACAGAAGTGTGTCCACAATTGATGACTTTCCGGAATAATTCTTTCCAAAAATCCCCACAATGCCTTCCAGTTTGGTAAAATCAATAGAGTTGCCCAAACCATAATTGAAAAGGCTATCCCACTCTAGACTCTGTAGGGACCAATGGACGTTCCTCATCACATCCTCGTCCTCTTCAATACGCGTGTTATATTTCTTATTTAGATCGTATACCTTTTTCATTACCTCATCTGTAACGTCAAACTCCTTTAGGTATTCTGACATTAGATCTTCTTGGGTCTTGAGGTCTCTCAGGTCCTGTTTTTTGATTCCTTCTGGTGCTTCAACTGTTATTTGCTTGCCGGCGGCGCGGTTCAAGTAAGTTACCGACTCCGGGTTGTAGCGGTATTTTACTACATCGACGGCTTTTCTAACTTTATCAAGAGTAACATTCTCGTTCGAGACTATACGCAAACGTGCACCAGAGGGCGGTTTTGCTCTAGGTAAGTTTCCTGATTTTGTTAGCTCTAAAGTGACAAAGGGTTTGGGGTTCTCAAAAGTGATAAGTCTATTGGTAAACTTGTCCTTACTTTCAATATCCCACAATAAGTAACCCTTATCTAATGATTCGCCGAAGTTTTGCTGGACTGTTCAACCTGCATACCAAACTCTGCCTTCGGCGTCAAGTTGCTGGGTCTTGTGTATATCGCCAAGGAAAGCGAAGTCAAAACTATCAAAAATGCTAATATCATGATCCCCTCCGAGGGTCCAATTTTGGTCAGTCTTAGACTTGTCTATGGACCCGTGATATAGTGCTATATTAATTATATCCTTATTTGTAGGTTTTACCCAGTTTTCTTCGTCAAATACTGACAGGACATTTAGACAGAAATTCTTATCTATGTTAGTCTCGCCAGCATTTCTAAGCAGTATAAGGTTAGGATTACTAATCGCCCTAACAATTGGCGATATTGCATCCTGTCTGCTATCATTCCTCAAATTGCCGTCATGGTTTCCCAAGATAATATATGTGGGTGCAATAGCCGCCAGATTCACAAAGAATTCGCGACAAAGGTCAACAAATTCTGGTGAAATTTGAGTTTTAGTGTGGGCGATATCGCCGCAATGAATGATATAGTCTACTTTCTCTTCTTTTATTGATTTGTATAGTTGCTTGAATACTTCTCTATATTCAAAGTGATATTTTAGATTCCGGATATGGGTGTCCGCAATATGAGCAAATCTCATTTATCCTCCGATAATTATGTTCTGGATATAGTATAGCAGTGATTGCTGAGGGTGTCAACTAAATTCTTTTTAGTCCTAACTCTTCCAGTTCTACCGGTGAGAGTTTTTCTAGAATGATTTCAAACGCCATCTTTTCTGATTCGGTAAGAGCTTCGAGGTCACCTGTTTCTGCAAGGTGGTCCATCTCTTCTTTGATGATTTCTTTTAGTCTTCTTTTTGTAATTTGCATTTTAGGCTCCTAAAAATCAAGTTTATAATGTAAATAGTCTAAATCTGTTATAAAGTCTGCATTTTGTTTTCGAGATAAGAACTCAGTTCTCGGCATCTCAGCCAGGTCAGCATATGGCTTTACCGGGATGCTCTTACTAGCTATCCCGTATTCTCTGAGCTTCTTTGCTATCCCAAGCTCTTTTACTTTTGCATCTTCGTCTAAAGCAAGGTACACTTCGCTTTTGTTGCGACAAATTTTTTGAAACAATTTATGGTTCTCTCGCAGGCTAGATCCAAGAATCGGAATACAATTCTTATGTCGTATTGCATCAAATGCGCCTTCGACAATTATTATATCATCTTCCCAATCAATATTTATATCATTAAAAACGAGATCTTTGCTTGCTCTTGGGTTTTTGTATTTCATCCAGTCATCTGTATACGAGCGAGCTACAAAATAATTCAGTTGGCCTTTTCTATTGAAAGACGGTATTATAATACGACCTTCGTATTCGCCAAAATCACAAAAGCCAATTTTCCACCTGAGAATATCCAAGTCTGTAATGTCTCTGGAATATAAGTACTTCAAAGCTTTCTGCTTTTCACCAGTCTTAGGTCCGGTTAGCGTCTTGAACTCATCTGGTAGAGAAACTATCTGATCTGGTGAGGTTTCCTGCTCATTGAATATAAATTCGTATTGTGCAAGGTCGATATCCTCTGCCAGGGAGGACCACTGAGCATAATAATCTGGTGCATATTTGCTTATAAGATACGATATTTTGTTGCCGGAAAAGCCACAAACCCAGCACTTAAAGGCATTTTTCTCAATATTTACAGACAGTTTTAGCTTTTCGTGCTCACACTTTGGGCATCGAAACAGCATCTCGCCGCCGGAAAGCCAATGCCGACCTAGAGCCCTACTAAGAATTTCCCTCTTCTCTGACAACGCTGTCTCCCGCTAAAGCTACAATAATACTATCGCACATATCTAAAACCCCTGGTTTTGGGTTTCCATGCTTTGTATATTGTATCTCAATGCTGGGGTACTTGTCAATAACAAATTCTAAAACTTTTTGCTTTGCGTTATCCCCTCGCTTGATTGACACTCCGGCGCGCTTACGTGCTGAGGTAGCAGCGATCATTTGTGGTTCTATTTGAAAAATATCTGCACACAACCATGATACTATGCCATTAAATCGCGACAAAGTCGAGAGGGTCTGCGCAGAAGAGAAGCCTGATCTAAACGAATGCAGTGATTGTTCTATGAATATAGAGTCAAGATGGTGCCGGTCCTGAATATCTTGGAGTTTGTCACGTATGTGGCGCGCCTTATGGTATATCGATGAAAAGTGCCTCTTGTTTCTGGTGTCCCAGAAAGAAGTTTCCACTATTTTGCCATCCTGCAGCACTGTTGCGCCGGTGATAGATGTTGATATGTCAAGCCCTAGCGTTACGCATTTCTTTGAGTTTTTCAATATATTTATCCATTACTATTTCTCTAACCTCCTCATCTCCATGATACCAATTCCAAACAGCAGAGTTCTTTATCTCATTTATCTTTTTCTCTAAAATGCTGTTTCTCTCTTTCATGAGCCCTATTTGCTTTTCGGTGGGCGGAGGTGGCTCAATTCCAAGCTCTTCTGCTACTTGCACTATACCATAGTAATCATTTTTTTCAAAGCTATCTCTTGCTTTTTCAAATAAAGCCTCTTTGTACTTTCTTTCAAACTCCGAAGAGGATAGTAGCTTATCTGGGTGTGTTTTGAGTGCTATTTTCCTAAATACTTGTTTTAGATTTTGATCTTTTTCTTCTTTTTCTATCTCGATTCTCTCTCCGTCATCAGTGGGCGGTTTAATTTCAACAGGAGGGGGTGACGGTTCTTTTTTGTTTTCTTCTTGTTTGTCTTCTTTTTTTTCTTGCTTGTTTTCTTTCTTTTTTTCTGGAGCAGGAGATGAATCTAATCGCGAACCTAGGGACTCACTAAATTCGGAAAAAGCATTTTGAAACATTGTTTCGGACTCTTCCAGAGTACTCTTCAGATATTTAGATCGTATAACGAGCAGCCTATATTTGCCCTGAGTGTCCACATACTTCTCCTAAAAATCTATTCTCATCTTTATCATGAAGTCCCTGTTTGGCGTTTTCTTAATGGGGTTTGCAAGAGTGGCCACTGCAATCAAATTTTTGTTCTCGTCATATATACCAACCTTTGACACATAGGTTGTGCTAACATATGGTGCATCGAAGTTTTCAAAATCAGAATTTGTTATATTTGCAATGTTTATACTTGGCTCAATGTATGATCTAGAATTCGAAGTTGATGTGTTGTTGCTTTTTGAAAGAAAAGTTGGGTTAGACGAGAATGAATAGGCGCCCTTTTCAGCAAAAGTAAACATTGTTAGTGTGGGTATTTTGTTTGTTCCCTTGAAATTTATTTCATAACTGGAGGATAGTACACTTTGGCTTGTAACGGAAGTCCCAACAGTTGGCAGGCCGGTGCCAAAATTTATCCAAGTAGGGTCAGTAGAGCCCACTGACGTAAAGTGATCCTTATATCCTGATCCTTGGGCCCAAGCACCAGTTAGCAGCATCATTCCCTGCTCGTAAATAACATAGCCAGCAGTGGATCCAGTTAGGGATCCTGTTGTTTCTATTAGTAGACCGTCTTTATTTGTGTCTTTTACTTGTGCCACGAGTGTGCCAGTTACATAGTAGTTTAGCTCAATCGACCCAGGGTCAAGCCTTGATCCATAAAATATCCCGGGGACACAAATCATATTTACTTTCTTTGTCCCTAGGTCACTGTAATCAAAAGATTGTATAAACTTGTCTCTACTATTAATTACGTTCTTTAGTGCTCTAATATATTTCTTGTTATCTGCAGCAATGGTCATAGCACCAACGTCGGCAAAGCCAATACTGCTAAATTCAACCCCCTCATCAACAAAGATTCTGCTCAAGCCGGCTTTCATTGGATAACTTTGGGTAACCTGTGCTCCAAGAGCGAACTGCGATTGATCGTCAAAGTTTCTAGTAGATATACTCCTGTTAGCATACCTAGTGGTATCCTTCTCTATAAATGAATAGACTAAGGAGTCGGCTGGTCTGTTTATATTTATCTCGTGAAGGCTTATCTCGCCATTTGAAATATGCTTTTCTTTATTGGAAAAGTCGCCGTTTTGAAGGATTTCTAAATTTTTATAGACAGAACCGCTGTGCACAGTAAACTTATAGGCAGGCTTAGCCACCAGGGTACTGTAAATCAAATCCTGCGGGCCAAACCGTTTATAAGACATTTTAGTAGTCCAGTCTGACCCTCAAGGTCAATTCGTTGGTTGGATCCTTTCTAAGTGGTTCTGATAATTTAGCCACTGCCAGTAACTCATTGTCTGCAGAGTAAAGGCCAACAGTTGTGACATATGATCTAGGGGGATTCATGTTGTCGTTATTCTTAACTCGGACCGTACTTGAACTTAGGTAAGTTGGATTAGAGCTATAGTTGAATTCATTATGATTTGCTCTACAAAAATAAATCGTAGAATTCAACTCTGTAGTGTTATTGAATGATATGTTGTGTATTCTTCTTGTCAGGCCAGTTGCAATCCTAGAAATGGTAGAGCCGGTTGCTAACGAGTGGATATCGCCGCGCAAAGAGCCAGTCATCAAGACAGAGCCGGCTGCGGAGCCGGCCGGGCCCTGCATGACTGAGGAAGTTAATACTGCAACGCCGGCCTGATAATATATGAGGCCCAGCTTCTTTCCACTTTCCTTATCAGAAAGTATACCATATTCACCTGCTGGTGAATTTGTATAATACGTTGTTAGCGATCCAGTATCGTTTATTGTAAGTCTAGATGCGTGACCCGATGATGCCGAGTAAGCTGAACCGGTTCCAAGTATCATAGAGAAGCTTCCCTTCTTTATCTCATCCTTTACAAGAAGTCTTGAAAAATTTATGAAGAACGCGTCACTATGCTTCGTTCCGGATGACAAATCGCCATCAGCATCAAATTCCCTAACAGATCCGGATGCGTTGAATCCTGCCAATATTTGAGCCATCTGGGAATATATATTCAATTTCTTTGTGTGATCTGTATTTGTAGAAGCTGTAGAATAAACTGCATTTGATGAATATCCATATGATACATCAAAGATGTGATTAGCTGATGAGCTTAGATGTGGATAGTCATACACCGAATTGAACATTGCATGAGAAAACGTCTTTATGTTTTCTGTGCTAGCATTATCGGTCGCAGTATAGGTCGAATGAACCATTGACCCAGTTATTGGTATAACTTCGTGAAGCAAAGTTCTAGAAGATGTCCTATCTGCTTCTGAAAATGCTTTAAAAAATGTATTGGCCATTACTGTCTCCTAAGTTATGATTTCTTTACTATTCTGATTGGGATATCTATTGAGTATCCAGTTGTCACACCGACAATATTTATAAGCGTGTCAATATATTTGTAGCTAGATATTTCAGTACCTGTTTTGATTACAACTGCTGATGTTCCAGTGTTTCCCAGTTCGTCAAAAAGAGCTGTAGATTGCCTTACAAAGTCTGACGACCTAGGATAAAACCTCAATATCGATCCCAAAGGTCCAGGAAACGCCTCTCCTATTTCCGAAGGCGTTGATATGCTCTGATTTGAGTCTATAATACCAACGCGGCCAGGCGGTGGCGCGTTACCTTCGCCCGCGGGGCCGCGGCCGCCATTCTTCTCTACAAGCATCCGCGGATCGCCGGGGCGGCCCTCGACAAAAGTGGTGCCATCGTTCATGGCAACATAGTAGGAAGCTATACCATCATCATCAACAAACTGATTTGGCTGAGCCCTCGTAGAAGTTGGTATTGCCCCGGGGTTTGGTGCATCATTTACTTGGTGTAATCTCAATAATCTATGATCCATTCTAATCAGAAATGCGGTTTCCATAAGGTCAGTATCTAGCAAGTGCTTGAATGACTGACCTCCTGCATCCGTGTTTATACCCTGGTCAATAGCTATATGATTTGTAGTATCTCCTGCCAGACCCGAATTGCTAACACCTCTGAGTATTCCTTGGTTAGCTTGGTCAAAAGGGGTTGCAGTTCCGTTTTGTTCAGTCCTAGTGTCAGCTAGTAATACATAGCCCGTATTAAAGCTCATCTTTCCGGCTGCGCCGTCGTGTTGTGCAGTGCCGTTGTTTAGTCTATTATTTGGTCTGAGAACCGGCATATATAGAATATTGTTTCTGCTGATTGTTATTAGCTTACTCTTCATCATAGAGGTATTGTTAGTGAATGCTTCAAGTACTGGAGTCTGCATTATCTCTAAATCATAAAATGCTGAGCCGCTAGTGTGGGCTCCGTTGAAAGAACCGTAATTTACTTCTTCATCTCCTAGGGCAAATTTTGTAATCTTAAAATTTCCTCTTGCCATTCGTTGCCGGCCGGCGTCTGTCAATACTGCGTCCAATATTATGTCGCCAGAATTGTCTAAAAATGCCATAAAAGATACTCCTTTTTATATTGAAAATCAATAATAAATAGTATTTTGGAAACAATAATTCTTTTTTATTTTAATAGCCACGGTCACCTCCATTGGGGCCCCTATTCGAGTTTCGATTCGGAGGGCGCGCCGGAACCAAGGACTCTACTTGCGATGGTGCAGAGGTACTTCTGTTAGGAAAATTTCTATCTTTTGCTGTTTTTTCAATCGGCGTGTCAATTATAACCTTACCTTGAACAAAAGATATGTTTATGTCTATCTTCTTTCCTGTTGTTTTTGAAGTACACCTAATTTTATATTTTTTGTTCCATATAGAGTCCTTCCCTTCTTTGGTGCCTAAAGAGAGCATCTCTTCCAATGGGGCAGATCTCTGAAAGTCTTTTTCTGATGTCTCATCTCTCAGACCAAGTTCTTTTCTAATCCTTTTTAGTTCAGAGATCTCCTCTGCTTCTTCTCTTTCTTTTATTTCTTCTAGTTTCTTTGAAAAATTTATAACGCGCTGGTCAAAACTTGGAGAAATCTTTAACATTTTCTCAAAAGACAATTTGTATTCCTTCTTTTTCTTTTTCATTTCATATTCTTCAACTTCCATAAATATTCCATTCTGATAGCTGACCATTCGAACTTTAAAAACCGATGTTGGATTCGAAAGACCACCATCATCGTATGTCCTGAAACAATAATAATAATACTTGTTAGGCAAAATATCCAAATTTACATGAGCAGTTTTGCCTGTTGCTGGAACCTGCAAAACAATTGCGTCAGCGTCTGAAAAGTCAGAATATGCTTCCGGTTCAAAATCTATTCTTATTATTTCAAAGCCATTTGGCAATGAATCTGATTTGTATAAAATGTTGCCACCTGGTGGAATGGTCTGGCGTCGATACATGTCCCTTACGTAGGTCTCATCTTCCGGGAAGATTTTTACTGGTGGCACAAACATCTCTCCATAATTTGATTGCAAAAGCAGCGCGTGTACGTTGTCCATTCCTTGGTACGGCAAAAAATCAACTTGAGGAAAAATAGGGGGTTTATCAGCTAAAGACACAGTTTTTTCAAAATATGGTGCATAGATGATTGATGGTACCATCCCGGTGACTGCGCCGACGGTAAAGGCGCCGGGGTTTGGGGCCGGCCCTTGAGCGTTTAGCTCGTTTGTGGCGCGGTTTTTCCAAGAATACCTTGTCACATTTGGTTCGGATGTGTACTGATACACGGAACCTAATACTAGGTTTATTGTAAAAATCTTATACTTATACTTTCGATCGGGTATAACTTGTGAATCAATAAAATTAATATCTTGGATCTCGTCACTGTCCATCAGGAAAAATTGCTGAATCTTTCTGTCTATCTCTTGCCCTTGTTCATTTACGTCTACTCGGTACTTCTCAATTTTATATCCTAAGACTTCAGCATAAGCTTTAGATCCATGTATGATATCAGTATAGTGCCTATACAGCTGATTTGTAGATATGTGTTGTTCCATTTTTCTTAGAAATATCTGACTTGTTATTGTCTCTTCAAGCTTTAATAAATCTTCCCTATCCCACCCGCTATAATATAGTGGGTACGTCTGGAGATTCCTGGGCCAGGAAAAATCTCTTTCTGCAATATTTGCGACATTTTCCAATATTTCATCAAAATATAGTACAACTGGTTCTGTTATATTGGTAACAGCCTTATCATTTATCGTAGCCTGTAAAGACTGCTCAGCGTCTGCAGAAATAAACTCATCGTCCAGAACCTTTGTAAATTTCCTATATCCGAGTCTGGAGCGTATTACGGCCGGTGCTTGCAAGGGGGCTGCTGCCCTTACAGCTACGGGATTATCCACCTCCACCGCTACATTTTCCAGCATCTCTAACAATATCAGATCCATCTTATTCTGCTGAAGGATAGAATTGATTGGTTGCCCTTGTCGAGTTTTTATCGAAATCTCAACAAAATTAGTAAGACTTCCTCTGATAACTTCGTTTATCTCTTCTAATTTTTCAACTTTGTCGCTTGGGAATTTATGGATGTTTACACTTGTAAATTCATTCACATTAGAAAGTTCGTCAAAGTTTCTTATTGTCCTTTGCGCGAAATCCACTTGGCCGGCCGGGAGAACTTCTGAAATTGCTTCATTTTCGTCTATTATTTTTTCTAACTGCTTTGATTGATAAAAATCGTAAACACTGGGTATTTCCATCTCATCTTCTATATCTTGAAAGATTTCTTGACTTTGAACCATTACTGATATATTCGCGACATCTGTAGGCTTAACTATCAGTCTATCTGCCTCTGTTTCTAAAAATGCTGCGGGGGAATCAAAAACAAAATCATAATATTCTGTATTATACGAAATGTTTGGGACAGAATATTGTAACCTCTTGAGAGGGTTCTGCGAAAAAAAGTCAGGACCAATGTGAGCAAAGCCTGGTGAAGATGAACCTTCTAGAAACATGTCTTGAAACGCATTGTATGTATTGTCTTGGGGCCAATTTGCAGACCTTAGTTCAGTATCTATTACATTTTTTCTAAACTTAAAAGGAAGTATTTCAAGTGAAAAGTATTTTCCAGAATTATAGGGCAGCTTTCTATAAGAGAAATTATATGCCGGGTCTATTATTTGACTTTGAAACTGTATCGCCCTGTAGGGGTCCAAGGGGGCCATGAAATCTACGGCCGGCTGTACTTCGGGGATCCTAGGGTTCGTGATCACTGGACTATACATAGATTCTGACTCTCCGTCAAATATCCAAAAGTTACCCATAGAAATTCTAAAATTATCCATCTGTGACTGATTTAGTTGAATGGTATTTTTTTGTTGAGACCATATGTAATAGTTGCTCATCTTGAACATTTCTTCAAAAATTGCTAAGGGAAACCTCATAAAATAGTTATTTTCGTCTATTGTTGTCAGATCTCTTGTTGCTGCAATATAATCAATCATCGCGGGAGGAACAACTACTTCTTCTGCATTTTCAGCATCTGGTACCTCTTCTTGTTCTTCTGCTTCGTTTGCTCCAAAATCAAAATTTTGACCCGGGGGCGCTAGTAGGGCATCGACTGCAAATGGATTTCGAGGTATTGGTGGAACTTCTGTAACTGCAGTCCTGACTTCTTCCTCCGGCACACAAACACCTTGCTCATTTCTGACATACCCCTCTTGACAAGGATTCCTTCTTTCTTCTTGATCTGGTCTGACTTGATCTCTACATGGATTTCGAAGTGTCATGGTGCTTCCTCATTATTAGTATTTGCCTCTACCTGCAGGCTTGCCTGCTTCTTGTTTGTTTATTCCCGGTGACGGGGTAGCTTTTTGAGACTCTGGTGTCTGAGTTTGCGAATTATCATTGAATTGCACATTGTTTACCAAAACCGCGTCTGCATACTGTGAATTACTTTTCTTATGTATGACTATTCCATAAGATACTTCTTCATCCAGAATTTCAAAGGAAGTAAAAGGGTCTACCTTTTCTTTCAGAGAGTCTTCGTAGGATTCTGATGAATTAGATCTTTCTGTTTTTGAATCCGTATTTGACATAACTTTGCTTTTGTAAGTTTCCTTTGTCTCTTCTCTTGAATTATTTAGTAGGTCATAGTTTGACATTGATTCTTTTACCACGCTATATAATCCTCCTAATGCTTTTTTTGAAAAAAACAAATCTTTATAATTTTTTTCAACTTCCTCCTCAAACATGGTCGAATTATCTGATTGAAGAATTGATGCTAAAATTGATTCCTGCACCTCTTTACCTATGAATTTCTGGGCGCGCCCTTCCTTATCTGACTCTTTTTCTACCGGTTCTGTTGCTTCTGATACCAGAGATCTAAATGTGGTGTTTTTATAACTTGATAACAAGTTATCTATTTTCTTGTATTCGTTTGAAATGTGCTCCTCCCCCTCAACACTAAGTGCTCCGCCAAACTTAGATTTATTTATAGCGGCTGATACTTCTGCAAATGACTCATTATTCTTTTTAGAAGATAAACTATTATTTATGGTTGCTATTTGAGAAAAAGAAAAATTGATTCCAGACCTTGTAGATCTTGAAATAGAATCTGCTCTATTGATCGCAAAGAAATGGGCGCCGGCGGTGATATTGCTGGCTAGGTTTGATGTTGGTAAATCAACAGACATGAAGACGGAATTTTTACTCACAGCTTTCGCAATTACGTTTGTTGAGCCATTAAGGTGAATAATACTCTTAGGTGTGCGCGAAGAGCTTGAAACTGGTTTTAGGTTGCTTCCCAAAGAAGTAACTTGTGAAATATCTATTCCGGTTTTTTTCAAAATACTTTCAAACCTGCTTTCAAGTTTTTTGCATAAAGATAAGAAAAATTCCAAAAATTGCAAGGTTGCATTTTGAGCTAATAGAGATTCTTTTATTTGCTGCTTTTGTGCCTCCGTAAAGGCAGGATTTGCAGTCAACAAAAAATAAGAATCAAAATAGGAGTTCACCACACTGTCGCTCCTACTTCTCAAAGCTGTGGACCTTCTTATAAACTCCGCAGTGAATCGGTCAGTTGAGTGATTGTAGTTCCCTAATGTCCTGGTTGTTTCTTGTGAGTTATCTAGAGTGCTACCGTTATAGTAAGAAGATTGCGCTACATCCAGATAGGGCCTACTGGCTTCTTGTACATAAGACTCATATTCTTTTATGGACACCCTTAGTCTTTGCAGCGCGCGACGCATATATATAAGAATGCCGTCGCCAATTTTTAGATCTACTTTGTATTCATAGTTTCCAAAAGAATGCCTTTCAAATAAGTCATAATCTTTAAAGAAAAAAACTTTCCTAAGCGTACTTGGTGATGGCGAGCGCTCTGATATTTCACAAAAGTTATTTTCAGATCTTAATATTACTGAGCCATCTCTAGTAGAACCTTGGTTCGGGCGCGCGGGACTAGTAGATGTTATCATTTTTTTTATAATCTCATCTTCTCCTAGAGACTCATAATCCGGAGTAGACACAACGTTGTTACCTTTTGGTAGATTAGACACCCTTTCTCTAAGAATATCTATATTGTATATCTTGCTAAGATTTACAAACTCCCTTAGCAACTGCTGGCTTTTTTGTATCGTTGGGCGCGCTGAAGGGTTTGGGTTGTCTATGTTATTTACTGAGTGCCTTTCCGCTATATGGCCATATTCAGAATTATACCTCAAGAGGTTATTTAGATCTAGTGCAAACAAGTTTCCATGATATGGGCGGCCGCCTTGAATATTTATCCAAGATAAATCTTTTGGAGATAAATTTGTAAAAGAGTGGACAATATTTAGTTTACCCTTTCTTAGAGAAGCAACAGAAAGATCTTTTAGTCTTTTGTTTTTTTCTCTATTTGAAATATTCGGTGAGGTTGATATTATTGTTCCGTATTGAGATCTCAGTGCCGACAGTATATTATCCCCTAACGACAACATTCCATAGTCTTCTGCTTCGAAGCTAGAGTCATTCCCGAATCCATTATAAGAATTATTTTGTGTTAGCAATTCACCATTTGCGTTGAGTGCAACATCCGTTAGGACTTTTGCTACAACTTTATTATTTGGTATCTCCCTAACCGACAAAGTTTCCCTATTCGACATGTCTCCTGCTGCAGGGCCGGCCATGTACCCAACATAACCATTTGGGCCGCGGCGGCCGTCTACATCTGGATGATAATGCACTGGGCCACTGTACATGCGGCCGTCCGGCAAGGAAAACACTTTTCTCGTGCGGGGTACAACCATTCCGAAATTAGATTGGGCTGATTTTATTAAGCACTTCTCTAAAACTAATTCGCCGCCGATCTGAGATAGGCCTGAATCCTTTGGGTGAATTCCGAAATCCTCTTGTAAGGCCTTGACATCAATTTGTGCGAAAGCCATTATATTTACCTCATCTGGGCGTTGAGGACTTCTGCCAGGGCCGGATGGTGGTGGAAAAATATCTTCAGATAATTTTATTGATATTTCAAAATAAACGTTATGACTATCAGATAAGGAACCCGGGGCGTCAATCACAGACTCTCGGTGCATTTGAGACAGCGGATCTTGGTTTGTAAAGTGTCCTTGCAAAATTTGATTTAGATTCACTTTCTCGTAACCATAGAGTCTGTAGATATTTTCGACCTCCTCTTGGCCGGAACGCGGTCCAAGGGCCCGTTCCCACTGCTGTATTGGGGCCCGGGCTCCGGAAGACAGGTCTCTAACTCGAGTTCGAGGATAGTAAAATCTTGACATCACAGCTTTGCCTAATTTAGGTGCTGCAATAAAATAAAAGTTTATATACTGGTATAGATCACTCGATCCAAACCACCCTGAATAATTTAGATTTGATGGCCTTTGCAGAGAGCATGACATCTTCATCTCTTCTAATGAAACCACAACCCTATTTATAGAAAATATTGGAAGCAAATCTAGATCAGATACTCTCATTTATTGCTTTCTCCGAAACCTTGAGTCCCTAATATCAGAGACTGGCTTTTCTTCTACTTGTTCATCTACTTTTATCTCAAAAAACTTTTCTACCTCTTCTTCATCCAGCATTCTTACGAGTTTATCATCTTCATCTATTTCAAAAATTTCTATTTCAAAATTTCTCAGATTATCTAAAACGCCTCTCTCCTCCAAGTCTATCACTATATCGTCTTTTTTTATTATTACTTTTGACTTATCCAAAAACTCAACTTCATCGGCTACCAAGTCCATATAATATTGGTATTCTAGTATCTCTGGTGGTACTTCTTTTTGTTCTGATCGATCAATGAGCAGCCCATATGAAGATGTGAAATTTAGTTGTGGAATATTCAACAAGACACCTTTCGCATTGAGGGTATCGCTAGAGCTACTAAGAGAGTTTTTAATAACATTTGCTGAAAAATTAGGATTTTCTTGTGAGTTTATTTTTGAGTTGTACAATGGGTATTTACAAATCTTGTCAGCTAACAAAGGATCCTGGTTTCTACTCATTTGCATAAACGTAGTGATTGAGCCTGTTTCTATCATATCTTGCTGAAAGTCGTATCTCGTTTCGACGCCAGCAACCAAATATTGAGTTCTTATTCTTGGGCACTCGTCGACTCTTTGCGTTGCTCTGTTTTGTGTTTCGGTGAATCCCGCTTTTTCAGAATTGTACAAAATTCCATCATCAAAGAACCTATAATATGCTGGCTTGAATCCACCTCTAGCTAACAAGTTCTTACCAAACTGTGTAAGTTTTATGTCTATTACATCTTGTTTTTTATCAAAAAAAGCCATTCTATTTTTCTCTTCTTCTATTGCTTTTTGAAGTTAAAGCTGTCAATTTTAGTCTCAAGTTTAATTAGCTCGACAAAAGAAAAGTAGTCATACGGCCAGTTATATTGTACGCTCATGGTACCATCTTGTTGCAAGCCGGCGGTTCCAGCGGGTAAAGTATCGTCAGTAAAAGACTCCTTACTGTTCTTCACATACTCAAGTTTCTCTACATTAGAAACTCTTGGATCTATTGACGCTTTTCTTATCTCTTCTAAGTTTGTCTTGCCTCTTTGTTTTACTTTAAAGACTAACCATCTAGTTTTATTTTTATCACCAAAAGGTGAAAAAAGATCCCGTGGACTGTCGACAGGGCTTAGATTTTGACCAGAGACGTCAATTGTCTCTAAGTAATGGCTTACATACGATACATCGCCATGAACCCGTAGACGGCCGGGAACTCGCTTATTTGTCTGGGAGTATCTTGGAGATGCGGTGCTATTAGCTGATACTGGGTACATGTTTTGCCAAATATTTGCAAGATCTTGCCTGTCAAAAGAGGCATGAAACTGAAAAAAGTACATCATAAAAGGCTCCAAATCATGGTGCACCTGAAATTCTCTCGAAGTGTTTACGAAATCAAATTCTGGCGGGAGAATAAATTCCTCCATCATCAGTAACTGATACTCTATTGCATCTACTGGACAGTCACTTTGAGGTTCTTTTGTTTTTCTATCTATTGTTTTTGTAAACCTTTGATAGTCTCTTATCGATTGTATCTCTTCTGAATCTGATAACGGCTTTGTCGCCATCTCTTGTTTCACTATTTGTATATTATTGACGGCCTGATCATAAAACTGTTGATTAAATTTTACAAAGTCTACCTTATTATCTTCATCTTCTCTTATCACATAAGGTATTGCAACAATCGCCTCTTTTACGACTTTTTTATTTTCTACGCTACCAATACGTGATCTGTAGTTCTTAGCCTTTTTCAGCACTGCGGTAGACTGTTCTTCCTCTGCATTGAATCCTAGCTTAGATGCCAGCCCAGGGGAGCCGGCGGATCCGGTGACGTCTTCAACTCTTAAAAAATACCCCTTCTGTGAGTTAGGGTTTATAGCAGATCCATTTTGGTGCCACATACCCACAGAGCAAGTCAAAAAATTACCAATAGTAGCTGAGGCGTTTGAGCGACCTCTCTCATAGTAGCTATCCCAGTATTTCTCCTTCCACGGTGAGCCACTGGTTTGTGTTACCTGACCTGTCGCTAAATCGATGGCGCTAGCTGTCACAAAACTAAAATCTAATACTGGTGTTTCCCACTTTGTTTGTATTGCCCACCTTGAAAGCTTCTTGTTTTGGTTTATGTCAAACCGGTTTGCAGCCTTCCCTCTCTGCTTGGAATCCTCTATTGTTTCTACATTATCAGTCCTCAAACTAACACACAGGCCCAAATTTAAAGATGCGCTCAGGCTCATGGCATGCACATAGTTTGTATTCGTGCTTTTATTGGTTGGATCTTTATGAAAATTATAATATTCAAATGTACTATCTTGAATAATATCTTTTGCTTCATACTTTTTAGTTTCGCTTGGAGTAAAACTTATCTCAACATATGGATCTGCGTTAGGATCTAAGTATGGCGGCACATAAGGCATAAAGCCGTGCTCTGATTTAGAGGTTGAAACTGATGATGTCCAAAGACTAGCTGGTGGCTCTGTACCATTCGAGAAAGGGGTTGTAGGCGAGCTTGCGCTTATCAGAGTACCATTCCACTGATAAGTTACGCCTCCTTGCTTCCATGGCTCAAAGGACCAACGAAAGCTTGATCCGGTTGCACCGATATTATTCATCTCTAACTTAACTGTCGCGTCAGTCTTAGTTATTTGCCAAAGATAACCTACACCGCCTGTGCCCCCAGTTGCATTCAAGACTGAGCCGCTCAGGTCTATAGAAGAACTAAACGCTGTTGCTAAGTTTTTCCCAACATCGATAGAAAATGAGCTCAGATCGACATACATCTGTTTAGCAGTAGACGCTAGCGTTGGAGTATAAGTTGCACTGTTGTAAAAAGTAATATCGCCGCCGCTCGATCCAGAAACTGAATTAACATTCCAAGATATACTTGGCAAAACATTGTTTGCGTTTTCTGCGACTATACTTTTTATCTGAGCGGCGTCAGCTTCCCAGTCGCGGAAAGCAAACTCAACTGAGGCTCTTGTTCCCGGTGTGTTAGCGGTGTAGTTTGTGACCTGGACACCGTCGCCACTATCGTCTACTGGAGGGCCAAAGGCTGAGTGGCGATCATACATTGTCGTATCAACATTTGTGACCCTGACTTTCATCTTATAAGTCGTTCCTGAAACAAATGTTTCATCTACAGGCTTTGACATAATTGTTGTGAGATGACCGTCTTCAACAAAAAAGTTTACTGATTCTGCTGCAAAGTTTTGCATGGCCAACGTATAAGGTAGCAATTGCCTAGAAAGGGCTTCCCTAGTATTGTTGAGTCTAAGTCCCAACCTCTGAGACATGTCTGCATTGTTAAGGCCTCCAAAAGTTGTTGGCCTCTCAATAATTTTATGCCATTGATCGTTTCCGTATACCAAACTCGCGCTTGGGTGAGGCTCATTGTCATAGACTGTTTCTCCGTATAGATTGACAGGATTTAACATATCCTCAAATTCTACTCTAGATGTTGTGTAGCTCTTGATTCTAGGTATACCAGTATCGCCGTCGGCTGTATCATTTATTATAGAGCCTGTAAAATTTGATGTACTGCTAATGTTTAGAGACTTGAAGTCTTGAATTGCTACACCTAAAGATGCACTAGATTCAAATTGTGTTATAACACTTGAATAGTCCGTAAAAAATATTGGATAGTCTACGGCCAGGCCGGCTTTGATGGAGTTGAAAAGTATACCAGGACCGAACAAAGGCTTTGTAACTTGATATCTTGAAGCGTTTGCTCTAAGTTTTGCAAATCTATAGACTTGATTTGCTTTTAGATCTTGAGGGATTCTACCAATTCTAGCAGAATCTACAACTGAATCACTTAGATATAATTTGTTGAACAGTCTAGTGATTTCTGTGGCGCGCTCAGCTGGATAGAATCCCTCATATGGCAAAAATTTCATTGCAGCTTTGCACCTAAAATTTATTCTAGCATGCTGAATATTGTTTTTAGGGTCTTGAGGGTCCCCTGCTACCTCTTCATCATAAGTGGAAAAGTATTTCAAGAATTCAGAATTGGAATAGCTTTTAAAGAATTGGCCGCCGACAGAAACATCTGCAGAAGACTGACTATTTGATGTGCCTGTCATAATTAAGAAGTCCGCTCCGATTGCTGGATATTCTCTCTCGCCTGATAAGATTTGCTCTGTAAATTCACTAATCCGGAATTCTGGTACTAGGGAGTGATCTTTTGACGTCTGTCTAATTTCCTCAGCATACTGATCATAAGAATCGTAGAACGGACCAAGGGTGGCGTCAGCTGCTTCCCATTTTGCCTCTCCTGCTAAGAATATTGTTTCCTCATTGACAAATTGTGGTATTCTTCTATTGTATACTGTTGAGAATGGCGGCGTGCCATAAAGATTGTTGTACCCTAAAGGAAAAGTACTGAAATCATTCTGTAAAATACCTTCTCCAGAGGATCCCTGGGCTACGTATGCATTCGGAAAGGCAGCAGTTCTTGAACTAAAAAGGCTTAAAAAGTTAGCTCCAAGATTGAAAAAAGAATTGTGAATATTTACTGGTTTTTTTGAAAAGTCCGTTCTCGCATCTAGCGGCCAAGTAGAAGAAGTTATATGACGATAAGACTCTAAATTATCTGCTCCGAAAGCACCAGCTGCTGATCCAGACTGAACAGTGCCTATGTTTATAATATCGTACTTTCCATAATGTGCTAGTCTGCTACTATCAGAATCTGTATAGTCAACAGAGGTGGGGAAAGCTTTTAATCTCGCTGTGGTGACTAGATAATCTTTGCTGTAATTTACACTTCCAGAAAATAGTATGTCTCTTGCTGTCCTCAAAGAATCCCACGGATGGTAGTCAAACAACTCTCTTTTTCTTGTCTGACTTAGGAACATATTTTCTTCTCTAGGATAGATTGTTTCAGTATAGCAAAGCTCAACCTGCTTTCCTAGATCTAAATTATCTCCTTCGAGTTCTTCTGGTGAGGACACTGGGTTTTGTGATTCTAATGATGAAAATATGTTATCTGCAAATGAAAAGAAACTGTGTTTCTTATCTAAAACGTGGCCCATATCTCTTAGTAACTCTTTATTTGAAAATGTTACAAAATCATTCTGTAAGGTTTCTGAACTTATGAAAATAGAACTATTATCAATTCTTTTATCTCTGTAATATTGGTTTGTGGTAAACCAGTTTGATTCCCTATTATTTTGGTAAAGAAGTTGCCCCTCAACGCTTGACGTAGTAAAGTACTGAGGCCTTCTAAAGTCTAGACCTGGTACCCATTCACCTGCTCTGTTTATCTGATCAGCTTCTCCTGGTCCGTGAATTACCATTCTTATAGGAGAAAAATTTGTAGTAACGGGAGACTCTTTATAATTTTTTACTAGTCTAGACTTAGTCTGTGCAAGGACTAGTCTGTCATCACGGGCTCTTTCATACGCATCTGATAAGCCTCCTATTAGAGAGGCCCCAATGTTCATGCTTGGAGTTGTAACTGTAGTGGATATTGAGCCAGTTCCTACCAGGGGGATACCCAAGTAAACTCTGGATATTGTATTCGTCCTTCTATGTAAGCGCGCTATAGGATGTTGAGCGGTCCTTAGTTGTTTCCATGATGGCCAGCCATATGGACCTTGCCTGTTCAAGATTGCAGAGTTTAGTGTTGCTGCTACGCCATGGCGTGTATCAGATTGGTTTAGCCAGGTTTCTTGCGTTTGCGAGTCGCCCGGGACGACGAGGAGATCCGGACCATCAACAAAGTCCTGATTAATATAGTTGTTATCCGTGCTTATAGAGTTGAAAGTTATGGTGAGCGCGGAGCCTAGAGTGTTACTTTGCGCATCTAATTGTTCATGAATATTTGTATTCAATCCAACGAAATCAACAGGAATAAAATCATCGAATGTAGTTGCAGAGACTACGCCATCTGCCGGTATGGGCGTCTCGACTCCAAAAGTTCGTCCGTATTTATGAGAAACTGTACCAGAGGATATCTCAGTATGCGCGCTTCCGTAGACACTTGCGCTAAGGAACTGTATAGATTCACTGCTTTTGTAGTGGTTTGTTCCGGCGTTTTTGCCACCAGCGAACAATGCAGGAGCAGCCACGTTAGACAAATTGCTAGTTATTGTTGTGTTACCAGCGGTACCACCTGTTAGCTGCGTAAGAATGACCTGTATATTTGTGGCACTAACTGCATTGTATTCTGCTTTTATTTTTCCAAAATGGGCACTTGGAAAACCGAGTTCTCTATCAATTTGATCTGCAAGACTCTGGGCACTAGTGGCGCCGGGTGAAAGTCCCGAAGTTGGTGCGCTAATTACTGTTGAAGATGTTATTGATCCTGTTGACGCAAAATAAGTAACTTCTGTCCCATCAAAAGAAGTTAGGGTTATTTTCTCCCCATTAGATGGGGCAGTGTTAGCGTCTGTAAACGTTATGATTGCCGTAGCTGCAGTGGCGCCAAAAGGAATACTTGAAGATATTGCAAAATTATGCTGATGTCCGAAGCCTGCATTTTTCTTAACAAAATCAAATTTAGTATTCATAGCACTTGCAGTTATCCAAGAATAACTAAAATCATTCTGTGGAATTGGATGCTGTACAAAAAAGTTATCTTGCTTTGTCTTTTGTGAGTATGTTCCCGTTACATAAAGGTTGTTTCTATTTGTCATGTGCACAGAAGCCTGTGTTGCAGACCCTGAACGATATCCGCGCTTTTCTGTCTTCTCTGAATGTAACTTATTTAGAGGGTCTCTTACTGAAAGATTTCTATAGTTTATTGTATTATATATCGAAAACTCTCCCGTCTCCTTATCCCTGCCATACGCTCCCTGAGTTTCTGGCCCTCCAGGAGAGGAGAAAGTATTAACTATAACATGCTCGTTTCTAGCTCTAATTGGAGTCTTGTAATCTGGTAAACCAGATATGTAATTACTAGATACTGGTAAAATACTAAAACTGGATGTCTCCGCCAGATGCCTATTGTTGGCGCTGCGGCCGGCTGTCATAACAATATCATAATCGTGGCTATAGTTGCCAAGTGCATTTGGAAGAGATCCTGTTGTTGATTTTATATTCTGAAATATATATGCAGAATTGATGCCCGTGCCTCTTTCGTACAGTGAACGAGCCCCAGAAGCTTGCTCTATGGTCATCTTGTTAGTTGACAAAGTGATTTTATATGCTTCTGGGCGATCAATATCCGGCGTGTTGATTAACACTCTTCTATGTGGCATGCCACCGTTGTGAATTCTAGAGAACGTCGATTGTATTGACGGTACATTATCATCATGATTATTAGTTATCTTTAGCTTATCTTTGAACAAGCCAGTATTTGGCGAAGGCGCTGATGAACTGTACATGCTAAATGGCAACAACATATCGGAGTCTGCGTCTAAATAGCTTACTGTTTCTGTTACGTTTGTCTTTGCAGAATAAACCTTTTCGGCTTGTGGAGATAGAACATCATCGCAAACCTTAAATTCGTATATATCAGATTTGTTAATAACTATACTCTTGCCAGTGTTTACAAGCTTGTAAAGCTCCTTGTTCTTGTTTGCATTTCTGTTCGAACCTATCTCTATTGTCTTTATATTATCGCCAGTAAATCGATATGGACGTGAGAGTCTTCTAAGTGCGTAAGTGGAGCCACTAACATCAGTTACTGATATTCTTCTCAGATCTTCCCTCTTTGCATCTAGGTCTGTGGATACCTTATGATCGTCCTCTCTATCCGCCCTCTCTTTCCACCATAAACAGTTGTCAGACTGGCTGTCTGACAATGGGGCATGCCCATGCTCCCAATCATATAAAAGTTCGTTTACGCCAAGGATTTGGCCACTTATTTTAGGGTCTTTATATTCTAACTGAGGTGACTGGTGCTTGTATTTGTTTCTCTCAAACGTATGGCTTTCAACCGTGTCCTCTAAGCCGACGTGCATAGCCGAAGTAGCCGGTTGTAACTGCTCTAACATTTTCCCTAAAGCTGAATCTATCCACTTATAGTATTCTATAAACCTCTCAAGAGATATATCATTTTCAACTTTTGAGAAAAATTTGTCTCTAAGTTTCTCTAAAGACTTATACTCTTGCCTGTATTTATATACTGGTTCACCTATTATTTCATTATAAGCAGAGACTCCAGCTATCATATTCAACATTTCTCTTGAAATTGCCTGATACATACTTTTTTCAAAAGTGTAAAGGTAGGTTATTGGCCTACTTTCAAGCTCAAAAGATTCTATTTCTCTGCTTTTTATTTCCACTTTAGATCTGGAATAAAGATTATCGATTGGTATGTGTCTTATACTGTCTGGGAACTCTACCTGTGTGATAGTTTCTTGATTTTGTAAGTTGTAAGTTACCCCTGGGTACTTATATCCTAGTGCTCCGTACGAAACTATATCCCTTACTGACCCACTTGAATGATCGTAAACCAAAGTTGTATTTGCATCCAGATTGTCAACTTCTTCAAATTGCCAATGCAAAACTAGAGAATCACTGCTGTCAATATTGTCTCCTTGGTTTGATTTTCTGTTTTCTAGCGGATTCAGGCGGCCGAGGTTTTCAGCATTTTGAGCATGAAGTTGTAATTCTGAGTCATTTATATAATCATCCCAATAACTAAATGATATTATCTTGCAGTCACTGCTATTAATAAGCGATCCAGTAACTCCCTGCCTATTTGCACCAAGGAATACGCTCTTGTTTCCTGATAGGATGTTTTGAAAATTGGTCGAACTAATTGAAGAAGATAGATGAAAGCTTGATATTTTAAGATCCTGCTCATATTGGTACCCAACAAATTCAACCTTATATTTCTTATCAGATGTGAGCTTGTTGTTCACATTATAAAATGACGCGTCAGTATCTTCCGAAAATCTTATCGATAAAAACCAAGGCTTATTGGTAAAGACTTCCCTAAAATAATCTGTGGTTATTTCAGTAAAAACCCCTGATGATGATGATAAGTTAAATTTTGCGCCGTTGTTCGTTTTCTTTGACTTCACTGCGGTGACAACTAAGCCGGAATTGTTGTTTGCCGTAATTTCCAAAACATTTCCCGTAACCTCGTTCATGCCAAAAATAGAAGTTGTTAGATCGGTACTATTATCACTTGTTAGAGCAGGCATAAAGGCCTTGCACTCCATAGTAAAAGCAGCTGGAGTAGCCTTTCCTCCAATATAGTTCCTCTCTTCTGATGTACTAGCAGTTTGATGTAGCGTTACATTTCTATTCGAACCTGTAAAAGATAACAGTTGAGCACCGTAGGCCTCGTATATCGGTTCATCTTTTATTTCTTTTTCAATGTTTTGTGCATAAACATTTGGTATTACTAGTTTTTCGTCTACCCCAAAACATCTTATAAGGTTTCTAAAAGATTCATAAGTGCCTTTTGTTTTATAAATCTTTGGAAGATTTATGTGTATTGCGTTTAATATTCTGTTCTTTACCGCTTCTGCTTTTGAGTGTATAAAGTGGTGTGACAGTCCGTTATTTTTGTCAACAAGATCAAATTTTAGATTATAGAAAAACTCATTTATATCAGTCTTATTAGTTACGGGACTCTCTTCAACAGAAAAATTTCTGCTTATAAGGTTTTGCACTGAAAAATTCTCTTCCGACTGCAGCAGGCCATAAGATAGATCAAAGTCACCTGAACATCCCAGAAGAGTACTAAAATTTTCAGAGTGATTTGCTGACCCCTTTGAGTAAACGAAATCTTTATATTGTGTGAAGCCTATTCTAGGCACGCCATCTATCATCATTCTAATAGAGTCAAATTTTTCAGCGATGGTCTGAAGCAGAATAGAGAAATTGCTGTCTAGATTACTCGAACCCTCTTTTGTCTCATAAGCCCATTGGGGCACTGTCTTGAAAATCGAGCTATTATTTCTCTTGTCGTAAGCTTTTCCTATCTCTATTAGTTCTGATAGTTTTGAGGTTACCAAGCTAGATTTTGAGTTTAGTATAGGATCCCCAACTTCAGATTGTGTTGTTACTGAAGCCTTTGTTATTGCTGATGACGCATTCCTATTTGATGAGGCGTATCCAACAAATTCACCGTTGTTAAGTCTTCCTGAATAATCTAGCACTACCTTATCTTGGCTGGTGATGCCTGTTATACCTTCGTTGAATTTATAAGAAACCCCTAAGACACTATCGATTGTCTCTGTGTCTGTGGCGCCGTTTACCGAGAAATCATAATAATTACCTATCTCTTCTGCCGTTCTTTTGGTTTTCCAAAACCTAAAACTATCAACAGATCCACTAAATTGGCCATAGCCCAAGCCGCCAGTGGAATTCTTTTGAGCGCGTAATGCGCCGATGGCACCATTAAAGTAACCTGTCACTGCGCCGAAAGAGGGCGCGCTGACCGTTGTTGTGCTATTATATATACCATCAATATAGAAATCTAAGAGAAGATTTGATCCAGTGTGAAAGGTCGATATTGCATAGTGATGAAAGTTTCCATCCGCGACGGCTGCAGAAGTAACTCCGCTGCCTATCTGCTGCCTGTCGGCGCCGGCGGTACCAGACATACAAGTAACATAAAATGGTGAGCCCGCGCTAGAACTCAGTTCTACTAAAAACCTGCCATAGGATGAGTTCCCTTCTGCAAAGTCTATGGTGTGAGAATCAAAGACGACTTCTGTTTGTGTATTTGCATCTGAAACAAATGCATCTTTTTTCATCCAAAATTCTACAGTGTTTCCTTTAGACGCATCTATTTTAAGATTACTACCTCTTTGGGTTGAGGAATCAAACACGCTACCTATGTAGGGTCCTCCAGAAAACTTTATATATTGTGGGTTGTTTGATAATCCATATCTTCCAGAAGTGGCAGCAGTGGTACCCCAGCCAGAAGCTGCAATGTCAACATATCCAGTTGTTTTTGGATATTCATGCTGCAATATTGCCAGGTCAATCGCGCTAGCGCTCAGAGACCAGTTGATTTTTTCTAGCGCTGAGCCGTCGTAAGGGTATGAATCAGAAATGTATGAGAAAGCAGACTCATAATATTTCTCTGCGCTGCCGTAGACTGCCCAGGTTGAAGGGTCTCGGACATCTACAGAAGGTATAACCCTTTCCAATAGCTTTCTATAGGCCTCTGGGAATCCGTTTGAGCTTAGAGTGCTGTTTCTTTGGTCTGCATCTGCTGATGACAGCGCAGCTCTTTCGTTTCCTTGAAACGTTTTCGCTCTAATTGCTTCTTCTATGGAGTTAGGGAGATCATTATCTTTTCTTTTCATGGGTCTACTCTAAATTTGAACTTTTCCTGCTGCTCTGTATAATTAGAGCCGTCTTTTGAAACAAAAGATATTTCATATGCATTATTGGGCTCAAGTATGCTCATATCTAAATCAAAGTGAGAGCCACTAACATCATATGATAAAGAAGAATAACTAGGTACGCTTCCTGTTGAATACGATATTACATCAAAATTATCTGAAACTTTAGTTATTTTGTAATAAAGATCCCTTATCGTGTTTACGGGCGCTGTGCTGCGGGCTTTCGTATATACAGTTGGTTGCCAGTTTTTGTTCCTAGTGTACACTCTAAGCGTTGCCTTCTCGCTCTGTAAGTAGGTATCCTTTAGATTGGTTATCGATAACTTGTAGCTGGGAGTTTCATAATGATTGTCTGGACTCTCAGTGTGGACTGTAAACCCCGAACCTGTTGCTAGCGTAGAATCCAGATGACTTGTTGAAGAGGACCATACATCGTATAAGTAACTGGCTGTTCCAGCATAAGCAAATTGCGCCTTATATACCCCCTTGCTTTCGCGGCTGGCAGTTATAAACTGTAAGGGGGCATCTGATACACCTCCTGCGCTAGGTGAGAGTGATTCTGCTCTCAAGAAAGTGCTTCCCAATTCATCTTTGTGATAAAGACTAGCAACAATTGTTGTATTACTTCCTGTGGGTATATCAGATAGCTGTCCCCTAACTCGATTATAAAAATAAATACTATTCAAGTTGTCAGCAGCAGGCGCCAAAGAACTAGACTTAAGTATATAGCCTCTGTCATCTCTTATCGAACCATCCCACTGAGCTTCAATTTTAGGCTTTAGAAAGAATTCATGAGAACTTCTAGAATAAAACTTTTTAGTATAATAAGAGTGTTCGCGTGAGCCATCTTCATATGTGTGGTCAAGCTTTAGTAACACTCCGTAATTTGGCATTCCGGTGCCACCATCAAAGCTGTTGTAAGTTATTCTTGCTGGCGGAGCAGAAGTGGAAACAACCGTGTTTCCATGTAAACCAGCAACTGATTGGGTGAGAGACAAATATGCTCCTTCGAGCGTTGTCTGCAATGTACCTGAAAAATCTCCAGATATTGAATCTTTTAGTGCACTTATTGTTCCCTCTTTTGAGCCGCTCAATTTTAAGAAAACTGATTGGCCCAAAGAATATCCCGAAGACGTTATAAAGGTGTAGGTCACTTCTTCCCCTTCATGCGATCTTAGTTTGATTATATCATTTTCATTCAAATTACTTACTAGGTTTATGCTACCAGTAGCACGGAGGGCAGCATCATTATTATATTTTACCCACTCCTCAACTAAGCCTGTTATATCAATATTGACATCTTCGGTACCCTGTTTTAAAAATTGGTTATATTCAAGAGGTATCACACTTGAGGTAACAAAGTCGCTGCTTACAAAGTCCGAACCTGTACTGTGCCATGCAATTCCAGTAGAAGCTGAAAGCCAGTTGCTGGATTCAAGATCTAGATAGTTTTCCATGTCGAGGCCGTCACCTTCATTCCAAGATCTTGCCAAAAGGTGCACAGACAATTGGTAGTCTTCTGGTGTTGTCTGTCCGTGTGAAACGTTATGTACTCGAAGCTTATAGTTTACAGATCCTGATTGAGGCAGGACATCGATGGACCTATCTGTTGCTATCTCACTGACTGGAAACTGCATCAGGACGCGGGTCTTTTCAACTGAGCTGCTGGCAGCTTGACCATATATTGAAAATATCTCTAAGATATCAGACGCGCCCATGTTGGCCTTTGTAGATCTGGCAGATAAATTCTCCCTATATGCAGTTGAGATTGTGTTATCTTTTTCTGAATTATATCTTTTAATACTCATTATGCTAAAATCGTTCCTTTGATATCGTCGATAAACTTTACTTCCCATATACTATTTTGCGGTATATAGATGTAGCTGTTGTCAGGTGCAGTGTTTTCTCTAATTTCATAAAAATAGTCAGTGTAATTATTGCCGGTCAAAGAGGTAACCACGATTCCGTCTCTTGGGGATAGTCTGTCTACTTCAGGAATGTTTTGTACAATTCTCATTATCTCTGTTATATAAAGTGGTTCGCCAATTTCGGGTGGCACTGCTGAAAGTTCGTCAAATAATCTTTTCTTTATGTCTTCTATAGCCGTCTGTTGATTGACACCGGTCTGAAGACTGAGTCTGAACTCTATTCCAAGATTTATAATATTTGCATCAAATAGGTCAATACTGTCAGATATCATTCGTACAGAGTTTATCCATGTTTTTGTGTTTTGCTTTAGTAAAGATGAAGGTTTCTGCATCTTTCCGTCGGCGCCCTCGGCGATAAGGTAAGCGTTCAGATTCCTTCTAAGGTCGTTATCATCTCTAACTACTGACGCTCTTTTTATCGCCCCATATATTGCAGGCATACTATAGATAGCGGACACATAATCTTGTCGAGTGACCGCCCTCCCTTGAGCACCGAAGGTGCCTAAGTACCTTCTTTTCAATTCCTCTGTATTGGGAATTGAAATATTCCCATTGATAGGTTCTTCGTTAGAGACCTGAACATTTTGTCTTATAAAATTGACTTTTGCTGAATCTAAATTCTGCTCATTCTTGAAAGACATGATAGGGTTCACAATCTGGTTAACTGTTCCGGCTGCAGCATTCGAATTTAAAGAAGTGTTACTCCTGTAGGTTATAGTCAAGGTTGTATTCTGTGGTGAGATCCCAAGACGATCAGAAGACGCCAACCTAGTTGGGTCAAGAGAAGGTGAGGAAATGTATGTTTTTCCTGATAACTTCACTGCCACTTTAGATGGGTCTGCAACTGAATTTGTCTTTAGGTCTGCATCTGAGCCGTGGCCGAATACGAGATAGTTCCTATTTAGACCCTTTTCTAAGACAAACCTTCTTGGTACTGGTTTTGCTTTTAATATTGAAGAGACCATGGGGTCTCTATTTTCAGGGTCTCGAATTGGGCGATAAATAACATTTTGACTAAGATTATCAACTTGAAAGTATAAGTTACCTTCACTGTCTTCTACCTTTATCACTTCGGTCATAGTGGAGTCAGGTATTTCTATCTTTACAAACCTTCGATGGGCCCCGACCTCAACAGTATGTGTACGCTCTTCGCCAGAAATAACAGGGATTCTTGCTTTTAGGATATAGTATTCTGGTCTGAATCCATCTGCTGTGAAATTATAGGCTGAGATTCTAGAATTGCTCTCATTTAGTGTTACATCATTTATCTGTGTGTACGTTGTTCCGCCCTGAGATCTATAAGTAGATCCTGCTTTTAGATTTATCTCATATGCAGTCTCTAGGCCAGGACCTATTGCGCTGGCCGGCTGAAGGACTGTGATGTCAACCTCTCCCACTCCGACCGGGTTTAGTTCCGGTGTTCCCCCATACGCCTGAATGTGTTGTATCAATATCTGAGGGTCTTTTGTAAAGTACGGTATTGCCTCATTGGCATTGTGATCCATATAATAATGTAACTGATCTCCTATATAAGAGACCAAGTCTAACATCAGAGATCCAAATGATGACTTCTTGAAATCTTTGTAGGTGTCAGGATAGTATCTCTTTACATTATCCATCAACTGTTCTCTTATTTCATTGAACGCAGTTTTTGTATAATCGACAGGTTGGACGTTTTTTGTCCTGTTGGTAGTAGTCATGGCTTATTCGAATCCTCCCATCTTTGCGATTTCACTATTAAGGTCGCCTATGTACACTTCACTTGGTTCAACTTTTGTCAGGTTTATCTCCAATGTGTCTGTTGCATTTAAGTTTCTTATGGTATATGATATCCTCAATACAGTTGATAGATTGTCTTGATCATTTTCAGTACTCACAAATTCTGCAGACCCTAGACTCACTATAGGTAAATACTTCTTTAGCTGCTCTGCTATTTTATATCGAATATTTGATAACTCTTCTGATCCATAAGTTTCAAACAAGTATGTTGGCAACCCGATTCCTAAGTCTGGTCTATTTGGCCACTCGCCCTGCACTGTTTTGAGCAAAAACACAAAATCTTGTTTTATCGATTCTTGCACATTAGCAACTGATGCGTAGGGCCCGAAAGTGTCATCAATTCGCAGCGGCCATTTAGGTTGCAGCTGATTTGGTACGTTGTATATCGCCATATTATAAACCTCAAACTTAAATAGTACTGTGAATCATAATTTCTTTCGCTGATGTTATTCTTCAGGGGTTGGCATGTCTCCAAATGGCTTAGGTTCCTCGTTGCTGTTGGGGCACTCTGGGGCATTTTGGATTTGCTCCTTTGAATATGGGGTCTCTCCGCAGCCGGAAAGCTCCCTCTGACGGATGTCTCCCGGCAATTCTTGGAAAGATAACGCCAAGGCTGTCAATGGGCTTAGCGGATGTCCATAGCGGCCGAAATTCCAAGGCTTTGCTTCTTCTGTTTCCCAGAGTGGTTCTTCGTCTTCCCTACAAGGTATATCAAAAACAAATGCGCCGTCAACAAGGGCAATGGGGCCCTTATACATATAACCTAAAAAGTGCTTCATTGTCCTCTTCATTGGTGTTGTGCTGGGGCCGTTGATCACGTCAAATAATTTACCTATAGAATACGCCAGATCGCCGCCGAAAGCGGAAACAAGTGGTGCATATCTGCCCGTCTTGAGACCGTCTGGAATCTTGTCTAGTCCTGCGGTAAGCTGCTCCACCTCACCTTTATACTTCTTATTCCACTCTGGACTCCACTGCACTGCTGACCATTTCAACTTGTCAATATCGCAATTATCCCAGTGTAATTTCATCTCTTTATAAGCAGGATCTACTGCAGAGGCCATGCCTCTAAACAATATCGCTGGAAACAGCAATATCATTTCCAGTAGCCTATCCCAGAAGTCCTCAATAATCTCGCCAAAAAGATTAGGAAAGTCGAAGCACTTCATCTCCGCGGCGTTGGATGTTGCATTATTTGTTGCAAAATTATATAAATCAGATTGACTCAGCGAATCTAAAATCTGCAAGCGCTCTGATGAATTCATTCCTGTAGCGGCCATTAAAAATGCCAGTGCGCGTTTGGGAGATTGCATAACTGTTCTCATATCTCCATAGCCTGCGAGCATAGAGGTAACAAACGCAGTGGAAACTGCCTGATACCTTTTTATTGGATATATATAATTGAATACCTGTTTAGAATCATTATTGTTTATAAGCTCCTGGGTCATCCAGTTTTTCCTTCTATTGAAATCAAACTCAAAAGTATTCCAATTTATACAAGTAAAATCACTAGACCCAAATTCACTAAGAGTCTCATCATAACTTGATACTGGGGATGTTAGATACCTTGACTTTTCTTCATCTCCCAGAAACATCAAGAAGCTTCTATATTCTTCAGAAATTTTCTGTATTGGGCCGGATTGATTAACAAAGTTTCTGTATTGCTGCTCCGTCAAATCACCATCACCATCTTGACCTAAATAGGAGTTTGCCACAAGTCTAGATACTTGCTTCACTTCACTTCTACGATAAAGGCCGCTGAGGGTTTGACCATCAAAGCCAGAGAGATCAAGTAAGGCTGATCTTATAAAATTTTCGGATATACCCGAATGCCTAGTAAACGCCGCTCTATATTGATCAGCGTGCCTTGTTATTATGGATTCCTGGCGCTGGCCTGGTCGAAGATATGAAAGTTTTTGATGCTCTAGCATTTCAGAATTTAGGTGAATCGCCGACATAACATTTCTATATACGTCTTCATAATATACCTCCTCTGTACCTTGTGATAAATTCACTCCCAACTGCCTTTGAGAGTAATTTGATAGAAAGCTGTTTCGATCTTGCTGTTCTAACACTAATTCGCTGAAAGTATAAAAGTCTAACTTTGAAAGAAACTTCGAAATATTACCGGAATCGATATCTTCAATATCTAAATCTGACCTCATTCTCTCAACTGTAGAGGCATCTGGTCTTAGTGAATTGTTGTATATAAAATCTATCCACTGCTCTAAACTATAAAGACCTTCGTCAGTGGTTGGGCGCTGCAAGGTTTTTGCAAAGTTTGGGCGGCCTGAAACTGCCAAAAGATACAATATCTCTGCAGAAGTATATGCAGCTGAAGTCTCTAACACCATCTTCATGAAACTATGCAGATAATATAAGCGGTAGCTAGAGGACAAAAAGTGCTCATTTTGCATAGTATATTCGGACTCTACGCAAAAAGATGTTGAGTATACTGACTTATAATAAAGCTTTGTGATTACATTATATACACTTTCAAATGCAGAGATCGCAAGATCTTTTGGTATAGCGCGAATCTGCTCTTGTGTCTGAGCATCTATGCTGCTTAATATAAAAGCGTCAGATATTGCATAAGGAGCTCTATCTTCGTCTCCCGGGGTGAGTGGGATAGTTGATTGAACGAGTCTTCCAGCATTAAATTCAGACGCAAATTTTGTAAAATCAAACACCGAGAGCGGGTTACCGCGGTCGAGTGATGTATTACTTACAGTTACATAAGATACTAAACTTGAAATAAACAGACTAAGGTCTTCTAAAGATATACGGCCGTCATTTATATATAAAGATGATCCCGCCTCTTTTGTGAAAAAAGTTTCCATCTTGTTGTAGTTGACATTATTGTAGCCCGGGCCGTCAATCTGAATTCCTACCGGGCGATCAGTTGTTATGAAGTCAGGATCATATTGATCTCCCAAGATGTGTAAATATTTTACTACTCCCCTGTAGTCGTCATCTCTAGCTACATCATCGCGTGGTATGGCAATATCTTCAACGTCCCTTTCACCTGGGAATATAGTGCAGAAACCAGGCTGCTTCCATGGTGATTCATAATAATAATAACTGGGTTCGAGTATTCCGTCACGGTCAATTTCTTCCTGAGTTTTACTTACTCGGGTGCGGAAGCCATCTAGCTCATTGCCGCCAGGCCACTGGGCGTTGTCAGATACTCTCCAGTATAGTTCCGCCCTTTTTTGAGGCAGCGGATTCATTGTCCAAATTGTATACGGTGTCAATTTTCTGTATTCTTGGCGGCGATGATGGCGGCCTCCGTTGCGGGCGATGTTTGAACCCCACTGAAACTTATCCGAATAACTTAAGCATAATGGTATATTTTGCTGCCATGGAGATCGGTTATAGTCTGTCAAATTTGCTCTCATGTAGGAATTTGTTCCCAGTGGGCCGCCCAATATATCACGAATTGCTGAGGCAGGCTGAACATCATTTCCAGTAGTATATTTCCTAGAAGTATGGCCCCATAAAGAATCTGATCTTCTACTGTTAGTATAATCCTCTATAACATTGCCCAAAGAAAAAGACATTTTGTGAAAGCCGGCAAAACTAAAAACATCAACGTCTTCATAAAAAAAGTGAAAAGATCTTAGATGGTTTCTCTTGATATACTTGCCATTTTCTTCGTAGCGCGTGAAATTTGCAACTGTTGGCACACGAGAATCAATTCCTGATGGATAGAATAAGACACCAGTACCATCCATATTTTCTTGTGGTGTCCTATACTGTGATTTTGCCAACAGTTTGCCGCGGTCGGCGAAGAGTCTATCTAATTCGTCGTCACTATTGAAGGTCGGCGAGCTTGTTTCATTCTCGAATATTCTTGAATAAATTCGCTCGATTGAACAAAATTGATTGTTTATATCTGGATTTGCTGGATTTGCAACATAGATCTCTTCATTAGCGCGATGATCTCTTATAAAGTCTGTTGTTAGATCTGGAAATTCTTCATATCCTGGATACTCTCTAATATTTTCAATTTTTAGTGCTAAGTTTCTTGCTTCGTCAAAGGGCATATTGTCGGCAAACCTTTGTGCGATATCTTCTGATACATCCCTGTGTGTTTGATCGACAAATGCTACATATTCAGACATGATCCCGTTTAAGGCAGCATTTAGCTTTTCAGTGTTTTCTTGCACCGCGTGAGCAAAGCCCAGGCCGTCGGCGTTGGGGGCGCGGTCGGGTGTCAGGATATCGTGTATATTTCTTATGTATTCAGGCGGAACGATTCGGCAATAAGCTTCTTTTGGAGTGACACTACCCTCATCAAACACCTGAGTTAACAACACTCTAATCGGAATTTTATAAAAATTAGCTGGTAGTAAGTTATCTTGTTCAACTGACAGACCTTCTTCTGTTCTTTCTGGAGTCTGGTGGAGCAAGATTTTAGATTTTTCTCTTGCTGCAGAAAAATCTATAGGCGCCACTGCAAGGTCTCGGCCGTAAAACTTAGATCTTGTTACATCTGTAGTATTTATTGTTGGCGCTGTCCAATAAGAAGTATTGCTGTAATTAGTCTGTCTATCTATTCCCATTGGGCGGGCCAGAAATGGTGCTGCACGGCCGTCGATGTCCCTGCTATAGAGAATCCTGCCGGTCTGTGTTAGTTTGACATCGCCAGTGCCATATTCTAGCCAGGCGTTGTTCCGCGTGGCAAAAGCCACGCCGTCATTGATAGGGGAGGCGGCCTCGCCATATAGACGTTGAATTTGATTCATTGCTGAAGAGAAACTGCCCATCAATTCTTCTGATGGGGAAAAATTCATAACAGAAGGGTCTTGCGTTTCCCCTATAGAAAATGATCCGTTCATCCCTATTATCAGAGAAGCTGTATCTGCAAAAGTAAATACCGTTTCTTTCCATACCTCTTCTGTGTATAATGGGCCCTCATCGTCAGAGTATATTTGTTTTATACGATCGTATATTTGTTCTGTCCTTATTTTTCCAATTGGATTAGTATAAACTCTTTGTGGTGCAAAATTATCATTAGGATCTCTGACATGTTCTAAAGAATCACCGGGACCAGATTCATAATCCCCGTCTAAGTCACGGCCGAAAGTGTGACCCCTGAGTAGTGAGATATCGTGCACAGAACCTACAGATGCTCTAATAAGCGTATTTGCTGTACTGTCTTTAAACGTCTCTACGTTTACAGAATTATCAAACTTAGAACCTCTATACCTTCTGTAGTCATGGTTATTATCTCTTGAAACCAGATCTATGAATCCGGGATTGGCCTCTAATAGCTCCATATCACCATCATTGATATCATTTACTAAATGAAGATATTCCTCGCCATTCGCTGGTAATATGTAATACTTAGTATCTCTTTGCGTACGCTCAACATATGGGAAAAAATCAACGAATGGCTGTGTTACATCGCGATTTCTCACTGCGTCTCCTTCGATATAGTCAGACGACACTAGGCCGTCGATGATCAAACCACCATCGGGAGAAGAGCTGACATCATAAGCATGTAGGCCGTTGTAATAATAGGCGTGTTCATCCCTGATTGTATCGATTGGTTCAGTTACGAAATCTTTTGTAAAGTTTATAATCCTTCTTTCTTTTCTTATGAATCTCGTGGGTGTCCTTCGAATAGAATCTGGAAAGCTATTAGCTGCAGGATAGGGAGTGTATCTTCTATCATCAGTATCCCTACCTTCTTCGTATACCATGCAGCCTAGCAAGTGGCTGATGAGTTTTTCCATATCTCCGCCGCCTGTTATTGAACGAATTCCATCAATGAAGTCCCTTACATGGTATACTTCAAAAAGGGCCGAAACGTCGTCTGTGCTTTCCGCTGTTGTTCCGCTTGATGAACCCGGTAAATCGGCCTGAAACAGGTCATAGTCGTTGAGATCTGGAAATCTAAGGTTTGTAAATCTGGAAAAAGAATCCCTTAAATTCAACCTCTCTATATTCCTGTTTCTTCTTTCTACTCTTGTCAGATGCTCATCTGGTGAGTTAGCAATATCGGCGTCAATAAAATTGAGTATTATTTCCCTACTTGGCAAAATTATTGATTCCATTCTGGCTAGGGGGCCCCTCACTTCTAGAAGGTGCTCAATATGAAAAAAGTTCTTTTTTCCCTCTAAGAATTCATTATTAGCACGTTCGCTATAAAGTGGATGTTGCCAGTAAAAATCTTGCGGCACTTGATCTAAAACAATGTCTCTGTCTCGCACTCTGTTACCCTCAATGTCTACCACTTCGTTGGAGACTGGGTCTACTCTGTATCTTATTTCGTTTAGGTTACCCGGAGAAACTATGCGAGATACATTTGTTTGCGGAACAAAGTTCATTATAAACCAATTATAATAATCGACTCCTCTTTGATTATCGAAAATTCTCTTGCAAGAATCTTGTACCTGGTACACCTGTGTCATAACCAAGTTTCTCAATGCTGATTTTGATTGCTGTATGCCTGTCACTCTCTCTGCTATGTCTTTCCATTTCCCATCTAGTATTTGTGAGCTTTCTAATTCTTGAAAGATAAACTCATATACAAAATCTTGAAAGAATGGCTCGTCGGCAATGGATTCTATGTCCCAAACAGAATATGCTATAGATCCCTTGAGCAACAATTCCACCAAACATACACGAACAAAACCAACAAGAGCAACATTTTGAATTGCTTTTTCGATTGGGCCCAAATCATCAATATCTAAGTTTTCTGGATTGTTTTCCGGTTTTGACATCTCTTTTCTTATTTGGTCATTCAACTCATCTGTCACCATTTTTTCGAATGATAGAATACCAAATTGGGATACATTGTATTTATTCTTGTAGCAGCCCTCTTCTTGTGAAAAATATAACTCTCCGTTCACTCTTCTTTTTAGTTCTGGGTAGTAATTTTCTTCATCAAACATTCTAGAATTCTCTAGAGAAAAGAATATTTGCTCAAAAATACCTTCTGAAAACTGTAATGTTCCTTCCCTATAAAAATATCTTTTTATAAAGCTTTCTGGGTCTGAATTCCAGTTATTTATACCTAAGAGGTCTTCTCTTTCTCCGTCTTCTAAGTTTTCTAAATCTTGCCTTGTGTCATATATAGAATTTGCAGAATCTTTGATACTATTCCAAAACTTTCTGGTAAAAAGTTCTCGCCTAGTATAAGACCCTGGAGATATATCTGAGATCGCCTCTTCGTATATTTGTCTTTCTTCTTCTTGTTCCGGAGTTATACTCGATTCATCTAGGCCCGGGCCAGGAATTGTATCGCAATATTCGAAAGTTTTTGGGCCGCGGAAAAGAGGACTATCCTGTATTCTAATGGTATACGGGTCGAAGGCGCTAGTATTTGATTCTTCTGGACTCTTGAATTCCAGCATTTCGACATTCGATGAAATTGGTCCTAAATTAGCTGATAACTTTAGAGTTTGAGTCTCTCTCCCCGTGCTCGCCTCTTCTATCAGCTGCCTTGATGATCTTGTTCTTTCGATTTCGTTTTCATAAGATAGTGTCATTACTTGTCTTATGATATCTAAATAGCCATCGTAGTTTATTGTAGTGGATATACTTTCAAGATGTGTTTGCAATTCTCCCTGAAGTTCGCCCAACCTATCTGATATCAGTTCCAGTAGTATATTTTCGCGCGCGTTTGGAATATCACTTTGTTTTGCTATCTTATATCTGTACACAAATCTAAAGTCTTTTAGTGGTGAATTATCTCCGTCTATTTCTATGTTTCTGTTTCTTCTTGAATAGTCTTGTATATTGTTAGTATTGAATCTGTATGAGTCTTGACTGACGCCGATTGGCTTTAAGGCCAAGGCAAATATGTTTCCATAGCTGCCTCTATTATCGTATTCTATTTTCTCACCATTATTTGGATAGTCTTGTGGAATAGAGCCATTTGGCACAAAAGCAAATCCGGAGTATGCTTGCATGACTTTTATTCCAGTATCTCTGTACTCAGCGGTCTCGTAGACTTGATACAATACATGAAGTTGTTCGGTTAGATTTCTTACATTGTTGTCCCTGTCAGCTAACATCGAAAATAATTTAAGATTTTCTGCAATGGTTTCCACAATTATTGACGCTTCTTCATTGTATTCTCTATCGGAAGGTATAGGTAACCTTGAGCTTTTCAAAAACAATGCTGGCGAGTATGCTGTTAGAGAGCTGATATAGCCCTTTTTAGCTGTGTCAAAAATGTCTTTTGCAGAGTTTGACATCTGTTTCATCAAGACAGGCGGAAGGCCATTCATTATAGAATCTGGATTTGAAAAATTCACAATATCTGGCATTGCTGCAGACAAACCACCACGCATCAAAGCTTCGATGGCTGTGGCTTCAGACATCATGTTTTTGTTTGCCATGTCAAGAGCATGCTCTATTTCCTCATCTGTTGCGTTATTAGCTAACATCTGCCGTCTTATTTGGTCTAAATAACTTGATGTATCTTCGCAACTTGAAGAGCCAATAACTCTAGTTACTTGAGACAACTGCTGACACATTGACTCTGGAATATAAAAAGAGATTGTTTCAAAAAAACTTCTTAGTGTTTCTTCTGCGTTTATTTCTCTTATTCCCGCTTTCTTTGCCAGTTTCAAAAGAAGGTTCATGGTTGGGTCATCTATGGGGCCGCCTTGCAGAATTCTGCACAATTCCTCACCTGTAAGTATTTTTCCCATATCATCTATGAATTCAGGTGCTTTTTCAATACTCTCTTCGCTTAGAAATAGATCAGTCAAAGCGTTCGTAAATGCCTTTTGCATTAATGGTGATGCGGCTGCAGCCTGGCCGAATAATTCGTCCCTTAAATGCTCTCCACAAATTGGAACTTTCAAAAATTGAAGCAACATCTTTACAAAAGAACATAATATTCTATTTAATATCTGTTCCCATTGGTCCATCAAGAAACCTATCAAACCCTTATACCACCCAAAAATAGAAAAATCCGGAGTGCCTGGTAATGAGAATTTTGGTATGTCGAATCTTACTGCTGGTATTTTTGTGCACTTTAGGTAGTCACACAATAATTTTCCTGGAGAAAAGTGATACACAAAGTCCATCAATAATTCTCTATAACTGGTGCACTCAGGGCCGAAGAGATCCAGGGCTTCATCTGTTCCAAAATCAGCTTCCAAGAACTGAGATGTGAAGTTTTCCGTTTGACCCTTCCACCAACCCTTTGCCGTATCGGTGGCGCCATTTACCGTTGCTTCATAATATCTATAGATAGGGTTGTGTTTTTCGGGCTCTATCGCCTTGATTTTTGGTGTATATTTTATTATAAATGCCAAACCTTTCTTACCGAACCCTAAGCCGCTAGCGCAAACAGAAAGACCATCCAAAGCCCAATCTGTCGCATGCGAAGCAGCACTACCGAGGGGCTTGCCTAAAGTGTCTTGAAAGCTTTCTAAAAATCTTTGATCTGAGCCTCTCATGGCTTCTGATTGTGCTAGGTATGCTAATGTTCTTGGCCTCTTGAGGGCGACACTATTTTCTAGAATACTCTTAGCTTTTTGACTTTTTATTAACTTTCCTGCCGCAATGATTTTGTTTATTGTCAATCCAGTGCCATTTTTATGTGCTTCAAAATTGATCTGTATAGAGTCTGCTCCCCCAAAAACACCTGTTATAGAAGTGCTGGCTTCTGTCGCCGAAGTGTCCCCAAAAAGGCCATTCGCGTAGTCGGCGCCTTTCGATTCTCCAAAATTATAATTCGGTATTTGCGCTACTATTACTTTTTTCAAATCCTCGACCGCGGTCTTCAAGTGGTCTACTTCTGCTTGACCAGCAAAGGCCGGCTTAAATCTAATTTTTGATGTATCACAATTTTCAGAAGCCTCTTTCAAGTTTCGGGCTGCAGCCAGAACATCTTCTTTGAAAAATTTAAAATCTTTGTTCACCTGCATCGATGAAAGACTTGGGTTTTCTATTCCAGTTGCATCGTTTGCTGAGAAAGGAATGTTGTGACCACCTGAAGTACCAAACCTAGCTGCGCCTTCTGCAAGGGTTGCAAGGAACCCTTGTTGCCCTGTGTTGAACCTCAATTGGGTGTTACCTATGACTCCAAGCTCTACAGTTGCCTCTGATGCTTTTTGTTCGTTACTGTAATTTTCTATGGCCGCCTCTCGAAAAGATCTAACAATTTCTCTTCTATTTCTTGAGGCTAAAGCCATATATTCATTATATCTATTTTCTAGTTCCGAATCTGACAGGGGGCCATTCTCGCAATCTGTCCCAAGCTCGCTGTCGAGGTTTGAGGTTTCATGACTAGAGTTTAGTGCACTTTCTGCTGGCGTGCCGGCCGGCTCCACTGATTCTTCGAATTCAACGCCCGGGCTTATAAGGCGGAGTTTTTCTCTGTTAATAGTAAACCTCGCCCTATAAACATCACCTGGTCTGAGTGAAGGAGTGACGAATTCTACAAACTTAATAATTGGATCTGACTGCTGGTCTATCAGTTGATTTGAGGTGTTTTCCATATATTCTATGCGATTATAGATCTCCGCGGATCCTAGTGGGTCTAGGGGACCATAATCCTCACCATAAACAGTGAGATCCAAATTGTTGTTTTCAGCAATTGTTTTAGTTGTCAATACAAATACGGATGATTCGCCATAAGTCTGATCATGGCTTGGACTACGTGAAACTAGGTCTGTTTTATATGTCTGATTATATCTTTGATCGTTCGAATCTAAGAACCACAAATCCGGTTTATTATAGAATCTAAGTATATCCGTGAGGGCCCTGTCCTCGATTTCCCTAATGGCAGATATGTAATTATCGTCTGTCTGCTTAGGGGGCAAATTAACCGGACTTATTGTATAATCTGTTGGCATAAAGTAACCAATTCTCTTGGTGTCGACAACAAAAGGATCAGGATCGATGAATGGGTCAGGTTCGACAGATCTTCTAGAAAAGCTTGAAAAGTCTTGCTCTGACAACATTGCTACGTCTGCTGGGCGGCCCTCCTGTTTTGGTATTGCGCGTAGGGCAGAATACAACAAGCTTTCTGATTCCTTGGACACCAATTGGTATTTTACACCAACAAACAAGGTAGGTTTAGTTTCGTATCCTGGTACCTCTTGTTTATTGGGAGATAATATATCTTCTATGTTTGATACTTGATTTTGATAATTTTTGTAATATTGGTCTCCAGGTATGGCTCTTCCGGTTGGAATATAAGCTAGAAGACTTCTCTTTGGCTCTAGAATCTCTTCTGAATCTTCTGGTTTTTGGATAAAATTTCCACTTAAAAAAGAGTCGTAGACGCCCAACAACACTAAATCGTATGCTCCATCTTGCTCTGCCGTGGCGCGACGATCATGGTAGTAAGTAGAGTTTCCTGCCTTTGTTCTGGGTTTCCAGCCGTGCAATACTGCTAGGGTTGCCTCGCCCAACATACCAAATTCTTTAGCCCAAAGACCTTGAAGTATTTCTGTCTGAGTTGATACAAAGCTATTATTAGTATAATCTGCCGCATATCCCCCTTCCACATTCGATATTGTTGGTGAGAAAAAACCGCCCCCTTCTAGTAGATATGGATCAGTAGTTCTGTTTAGCTTTTGAGCTAATCCATATTGCGGGTCGATTGGAGTCTGCAGTGATATTTTTGAAAATAGGTAACTTATTATATAAAATTGATTATCTTGCTGATACTTGATCAAATACCTTTGCATGTTTCGGTCAAAAGTGGCAGCTTCCAGGTCCGAAATTTTTTCTGCAGATGTACAATCAAACCAGCCCGAGGGGGATTCAAGCGAGGGATTGTTATCACCTTCATGTATGAGTGTAGAATAATCTACGATTGCTCCAAGGGCTTTCTTGACGACAAGTATGTCTTTCCCTATTTGGCCAAGCTTTCTTGGCCCAAAATCTACCTGATTATCTTTTTCATTATCTATTAACTGGATCTTGTAAGTTCTAATCTTCACTACTCTAATTCACCGTATTATGTTTACTATTTATATAGATTTCACTACTTGGGTCTAAGTAACTAGAGTTGATATTGAAATTATTTAGCTCCTGTTTTACAGAATCAAATCTTGTCTTAACGAGAGTTTGTATTTGCGTCACTAGCTCCGCGACCTCTCTAAATGGATTGCCTGCTGTTATACCACCAGGTATGGGCATGAATTCAAACGATTTAGCCACATGACTATTTAATTTAGATTGAAATGTCACATATGCATCGAGGGACTGGTTTAGGTCACTTATTCTTTTCATTATTGACTTTAGGCACCTTTCTAAATTGTCTCCCAAAGGGATGGGCTGTTGATATAGCCTGTTGCCTTCTCTATCTATTCCGTTTTGCGCAATCAAGTGAATTCCATGGTTTCGCTTTATTGAGTTTCCTTGAGAATTGTGCTGCTCAAAGGGGCCACCAGTAACTATCTTTATATCCTGTCTTGCATGCAATCTTACTTTATCAGCTTTCAGTATTATTCCACTAGTCGGCGCGACCTTTGGAGATGGTCGCCTAGATGAAGTTAGAGCTTTTGAGATCTTAAAGTTTTCATCAACTGCGGTCATTTGACTTACATAAATGCGCGCAGCGTCCATGACCATCCCCGGATGAGAGCCACCTTCCAACGGATAATCAGCTATCTCTGGTGGGTAACTAGTATTGAAACTTGGGCCCAAGACTATACTGTCACCAGAAATTGATTCCTCCAAAGGGAATGGCGCCATTCTCCCGGCGACAATATCGATTGCACCTGCACCCATATGATCCGAAAATCCTGAGTTGTAGTTTCTCTCTAGGATGCTTTTTGTGTATACTTGGCTTTGTTGCGGCGCGTGGTCTCGACCAAGCATAATCATTGTATTGTTCATGCCCCTTATAATATTGTCTCCTGGTCGGACGAAAGGTTCTGGGTTTGGCTCTTCTAATTCTTCCTCTCCTACGCCATCTATTTCGTCCCCTAGGCCAAACCATGTAGAGGACCACGGAACATGATTGCGAGGGCGCCCTTTGACCATATGACTTTTTGTTTCTTCTTCTTCTGAAGTTTGTTTTATATTTTTCTCTTCTTCTTCTGACAGCGCTTTTGGGTCCACCCTCACTTGAGCTGAAAGGTTCGATAGTCCCTCCGTTGTTGTTCTATTTTCTCCCGAAATGTTACTATTGTAATCATAGCTACTATCTTCCTTTGTGGGGATTCCAGCCTGTCGATCTAGGGCCCTCTTGGACGTCTGGCCTGTTTTGTTTGCTGCGGCTTTATAATACCGGGTGCGCGCTCCGGATTCGGCTGCAGAAGGGTCTGCAGCAGAAAATTGCTCTGTTATTTTCTCTCCATCAATCTCAACTGTGTAAGTTGAGACATACCTTCCGTCAGGTTGGCGGACAGTTGAATATCGTGGTGGTCTTGTCACTACTCCTTTAGGCATTTTATATACTCTCCTACCTCTTGTCAACTGATGTTATCAGTCCATATGAAAAATCATAATTATATGGAAATTTAACTTTTATTGAACTGGCCAGGGTTGGCTCAGTTGTGTCAGACCCTTCAGACTGGATATAATAGGCTTTTGGGAATCTAGATATTTGTTTGATTATTTTGTCAAGTTTTGCATCTTGCTCATCATTAGCCTGTTTCTTAAATTGATCAGCAACAGCAGATAACCTAGTGGTGGCAAGTGCTCGATTTTTATTGATGTCACTCATCAACTTGAAATAGTCATCACTATCTTCAGGCTGAGGTAAACAGGAGCAAATTTCTGGAACGTAGATTATTGCTTCTATTATCTTTGTCTTTTTTGGCTGCGGGGCTTTTGAAGCTTTCTTTTTTTTCCAGCCCATGCAAAATTCGACAAAAACGTTGTTGTATTTTTTTTCAAATTCTTCATAGGTTATCATTGTTTTGTAAAGTATTATTCCGCGGAAGTCCGTTGTTTGATATGGTGAATCTGGCGCCCGATAGCTTGCCAGCATAGCATCTACATTTTCACTCTTGTTGCCCGTCGCGGGCTTGGGGTCTGGCTTTTTTTCCTGCGGCTTAGGCTTGAGGAGGTTATCAAACGTCTTCATCAGCAGACTCCTTTATCATGTCAAAAATATCTTGCTTGTCTTCCTCTGTGATGTTTTGATTTTCTTTTGCTTTTTTCTGCACTAGTGCTGCTAGCTTGACAAGCTGCTCGTTTGACCTCTGTAGCGTCTCTAGATATTTTGCCGCGACTAGGCCAACCTCGCGATGTCGATCATCGCTGATTTGCATATATTTCATCAAACCCATGAGTAAAGCTTTTGTCGCGGCGCGGTCTTCGTTGATGTTACTTTTTGCTTGATCTATAAAATCTTCTACTTTCTTTGACATATAATAAATACTTTTTACCTGAAATATTTACTCTTTATCCCACTTGGTTTTAAAATTTCTATATCTCTCTCTTATCTTATTGAGGTTGTTCACGACTTGCTTTGTGTTTAGCCCTGTAAGTTCTCTTAGATAAAGGTAGACTGCTTTTTTATTGAAAATTTCGATATCGTCAATATTATGCAATAATATCCTAACCGCATCCAAAACAGATTTCTCGTTTTTCTTTAGAGAGCCCGTGTCCCATTTTTCTACATTTTCTAAAAGATTGTTCCAAAATTCTGTCTCTATCCTTTGAGCTATATAACCATCACTAGGGTCTGTTGTTCCTAATATGTCTGCTCCGCCATTTTCAACTAGATTTTCAAACGAAACTTCTTTTTTTATTTTTTTAGAATTCTGTTTTACTTTGTGAATAAACCAGTTTTTTGTAACTACTGAAAAATATGAGAAGGCCTTCGATCCTTTGTCTGGGTCGTACTTGTTCAATATGGTTGTTAGCCAAACTTTGCAATCATCTCTGAGTTGGTCTATGTTCGGTAGAATATTGAATTTGTAAGTAAAGATTATTTTATTTACCATCTCGTTGAATGCTGGCTGGATGAGATCTTCATAAAGTTTTGATCTTGTTTTATAGCAATTTGTTTTGCAGTAATCAATTATTGCGTTTTCATGAACCTTTGTGAAGTACAGGTTCTTGGTGCGCCGTCGGCGGCGGCGTGGCTTGGAAATGGAGGCTTTGTTAGTCATTAGGCGCCTCCACGTCATCCGGGGGGGTCAGAACAATATAATCAAATTCTTGTACTTTTTCAATTAGATCTGAACCGTGAGAAATCAGAGATTTTAAAGTTTCATCTCCATAAAACATCTCCATTTCATGAACAGACCTTACGTGATTCACGTACTCGTTAACTATAATAGATAAACTTTCCGCTTCCTCTTCTTTTACTCTCACTATATTTATGAGCCATCTAGAATATAAAAGAAGAAGTATGTTTGCAGACACACTCAAAACTAAAAAAATTGTTTCTATCATTTTTTATATTCGTCCATTATCATCTCTTTTTTTTGCTGTTTTAGTTCTTTTTTTGCGTCTGAAATAAATTCGTCGACAACTTTTCCTGTTTTTTGCTTATCTTTTTGAATAACCTTGTTTATTGAAAAACTGGGTACTTTTACTAGCGTTTCTATTCTCTTGCAAAGAACGCAGTGCCTTTGTTCGTGGAACATCCCATGATTGATTTCAAAACTTTCCCTACAGGCTGTACATTCATATACGTATCTGGGCATCTAGTCTGAGCCAGTTGTAGTGTTCATTTCTGGTTCAAACACTTCACCGTCTATCTTGAAGTTTGGCGGGTTTGTAACAGTCAGGCATTTATCTTCGTTACATTCGAATTCAAAAGACTGTAGTGTTGGCACTATGTCGCTCTGCTCCAACAAACTCTTTTGTAAGGCCATCATGATGGCGCCCATGGCTTGATTAGATAGTTTCATTTTTTCTCCTTTTTTAGTGCAGTAAAACACTTTTTTATTCCTTTTTTCACACTTATCTTAGCACTCCAGCCAAATTTTTTAAACGATTTAGTTTTAGCTTTTGTTATCATCACTTCGCCCGGGCGCGGATCTTCATAAATAAATTCCAAATCCGGAAATACTTTTGTCACAATCTTCTTCATTTCATTCAAAGATATGTTTGTACCTGTCCCTACATCAAAGACTTGGCCGCGGATATCATCAATATTGTCAATACAAAAAATATTAGCAGAAACCACATCTTCGACATGCGCCATATCTCTCCTCTGTAATCCATCACCGGTGATAAAGGGGACTTTTTCATCTCTTATATATTGCATCCAATTAGCAACCGCGGTCGCGTATGGGCCATCGGCCTTCTGATCTGCAGAATACACATTGAAATATCTTAAAGACACTGTCTTTATATCATACAGCTCATTATACAGAACTGTTTCCATCTCCCCAACATATTTTGAGAGAGCATAGGGACTTGTTGGCCCGTTGCCATTTCCGACGACGGAAGAAGAACTTGAATATACAACCGGAATAGAAAAATGTTTTGCAAATTTTAGTATCTTAGAGGTTGAGAGTACATTATTTCTCATTACTTCTACTGGGTTTTTTATACTATAACCAACTCTGGGGATGGCTGCTAGGTGAAATATAAACTCAGGTATGAATTCATAAAACTGCATCGGCATGCCGTCACAAATATCCTCACCTGGTAGGTCTTTCCCAGCTATAGTGCAACCTTCCAGGTCTATACCCGCTACCTCATGCCCAAGAGCCTCTAATGCTGAAAATAGGTGACCACCGATGTAGCCTTTATGTCCTGTTACTAAAATCCTCATTCTATATCCAATCTAAATTTATGTTTGTGATGTCTAAGGCTTCTATTTTTCTGCGGACTTCTGCCATTCCTGGCCGGCATGATGGTACTTTCTTTTCATGAGTCTCAACAAAAACAAACGGGATTGAAAGAATCGTTCCATTATCAATCATTTGGTTTAAAATTTTGTGTTCCTCACCTTCAATGTCAATTTTCAGAACTTTTACTGGCTTATCTAAGTCTGATATAAATTCTGATAAGTTTATTATCTCTACTTCTTCAAAGGTTTCTTCATTTGCATTGTTTTTATCTCCTACCATTGAAGATCCAGTAGAATATTTCACATGATCTAGGCTTGCGGACTCATGAAAGAACAGTTTGCCAGTTCCGGAAGCGTCAGAAACTGCCTTTTTGATGCAAATTACTCTTTCATTTCCTCTAAATCTGTACTCAAGTACCCTGAAAGCGTACGGATTTGGTTCGAAAGCGTAAACTATTGCGCCCTTTTCAACAAAATAATTGGTGACATCTCCAACATTTGCGCCACAATCGATGACTATATCGTCCTTTTTAATGTTTATTTGCTCTAAACTACTCATATCTTGAAACCAAAATGGCCCTCACTGCCTTTCCACCATACACATTATCGTGTAAATTTGTTGTAATCCTGATTGCATCATCGTTATCCACTCCTGTATATATACTGCGAATCCAACCATCAGATGGCATCTCTAGGTCTGCAGTATAACCCAGCTCCTTGAAGGGCGCAGGATTTGAAACCGGTGTCGCGATTATCTTCTCTATTTTGAATCCTATTGATTCATATTTTTTTAGTACTTTTGCAAAATCATTATTTTCATTATATTCTTTTGCATGTACTTCTAACAAAAAGTGTGTTTGTCCTCTATTTTTCTTAAAGTATTCAAAGGCGCCTTCGAAGACGCTAACTTCGTGCCCCTCAATGTCCATCTTTATAAAGTTGGGATACCTCCTAGATGAACAAAAGCTTTCTAAGGAAAAGCAAGGTATCCGTTCCTCTCTAATACTATGCCTAGTTTTTGACACGCTATTGAGATTTGGTTGGTTAGCTATCCAAAATGGAGATTCGCCATCATGGTCTGTAATCACACAACGAGCGATCTCTACCTTTGCATCGTCATGGTAGTTGTTTAGCTTTATATTGTGCTCTAAGAATTTTAAATTATGGCTGTCTGGCTCTATTGCATAAACAAATCCGCTAGGGCCCACACCCCTAAGCATAAACATAGTTGCATACCCTATGTTTGAACCTAGATCTATGCAGGTCATACCCGGTTTCACAGTATTGATTAGGGTATTCATAAAAAGCTTCTCTCTCGCAAAAGAAAAATCTGTACCAGTAGTGTTAGCTGAATTGAGAACCCTGCCTATGCCTCCATCTTCAATGTCTACAGCCCAATCAAAGCCATCGACGGTTTTTTTCACAATCTTGCTCATAACTTATGTATATAGGTAGTCCTGGTTATATTCCCTTACATTGTCACTTCTTGTGGGGGTTTTCCAATCCTTATAAAGATAAGATAAATATTCATCTGCAGGGCCAG